ATTATTTTAACTAAATAAAAAATAAGCATAATATAAAATGTGTGATTTTGTACTTGTATATATGTGGTAATGTACAACAGATGTTTAATAAATGCTTATATAATCATGTTTTTATAATAATTATTGTGTACATTTGTACAGTTCCACATGTGTACTTGTACAGTATATAATTCGATAATAAATCACTATTTTTATATTTAAAAATAAAGTATCGTGTTTGTACATAGTTGTACATGTGTACATGTGTACGGTTGTACATGTGGAACTGCGCCTCCATATACCAGTGAAACATCAACATTTAACCTACTATTCCGCTTTCTTTTGTGTTATCCTTACCATATAGAAGTAGGGTAGGGCGGTTACATATACTACGTACGCAGCGTACATATCTCACATCTTATAACTCTCCACCAGACTTCATATAATCGCTTGTGAGCAACCTTAAAAGTACATGAGTGTAATTAGCCAGACTTCATGTAAGACGCTCAAAACGTTTTAAAACACGAAAAAACTTAACATGTCTTCATTTTCCTGGTAAGATATATTATGCTAAAGAAATAACCCACGTAAGTACATTAGATAATTACGTGAGTATACATTAAAATAAATTGATATAAAATTTAGACAAAAAAATAACCGTCAGTTTTGGCGAACTACGGTTGATAAACAAAATTAAATAAATCTATTAAATCAAACAGCTTACGTTTTGGCGAACGATAAGCTACAAACAAAAATCAAAGAAACGAAGGTGATATAAAAAATCAATATTTACAGGACGTCTTTTGATAACGTGCCTTAAAAAGAAATATCAATACAAACACCAATACTATTCAATGTCTTTTGTTATTACGTATTAAATATCAATACTGTTTAACACAGCTTTTGTTATTACGTATACATATAGTATACCATAAAATAGCAAAAATGCACGTTGAATAGTATTGATAAAGAAAAGTTTAAACAATCGAAAGGAATGTTTCTTATGAACACAAACATTAATACTATGGGACGTGCATTCGTTCCAGTAAATACAGATTTATTCAATAACCCAAAATACTTCAACTTAGATATGTCAGCTTTGGTTCTATATTCTATCTATGAACAACGTCAACAAGTATCTCAATATCATAGTTTACATGGAAATAAGACATTTACAGATGATAATGGTGCATTTATCTACTTCTCAAATGAAGAGGCTGCAGATATTATGCGTATTTCAACACGTAAATTAACAAGACTACGCAAGAAACTTGTAGAATGTGGTCTTATTAAAGTGGTTCGTCATGGTTTAAGAAACTTCAAGATTTATGTAAACCAACCAGAACTTACACCAGAAGATGTAGAACCAAAGATGAAATGGTCTAACTTTAGTTTTGAAAAAGAAGAAGTTGCTCAAAACGTTGATACTATGCTTGTAGACAAAATGTCTAGTGACAACTCGCCAAAATGTCCAATAAATCAATCTAACAATAATCAATCTAAATCTAATATTACAAGAGAAACAAATGAAACAGATACTCCCGCACAAAAATCTGGTGCACAACCTGTTTCTCAACCCACTGAACAAGATTTGGACGATATGGTAATTAAATCATTGGAAGATAAAGTAGCTCCTGTATTAACTAAATCTACATTTGGACGTATCAAGACACTATCACAAGGTAGTTACAGCAAAGCTAAATGGTTTGTAGACACTATCTTCAAAGCAAAGAGCCAAGTTGAAAGCAAGTTATTATCTAGTGATACATGGTTATACTCTCCAGTAAGTAGTGAGGCTACACGTTTTGAAACTAATGAATTGTTGTCTAAAGGGTTGGAATCTGCATTATTGCAAATCGCTGAACATGTATATCGTGGCAAAGAGACTATCAGAAATGCTAGCAGCTTTATCTATGTTTATATCCGCAACTTCATGGCTAGTGCTGTAAGAAATTACATCAAAGACAACTATGAACTCGTAGAAGATGATGAAATTGAATTAAATATGCTCATGAATTTTAGAACACCAGCAGCTTTTGTAGCCTAAAACACTAAAGTTTTATACCGAAAGCATGAATATATATTGACTTCTGTTTAATTTTTGATACAATAACAGGTATAGAGCGTTGTTAAAAATGACAATAAACAGTTTATGTATATGTGCGAAATATACATAAAAACATCAAAAGTGTTAAAAATAACCACGCTTAAATCACGAAAAACTAGCATAATAAGCTAAATTTATCTTAAAGTGAGGCATATCTATTTGGAACAAATTAGTAAAACAGAACGAAAAATCAATGCGATTAAAAGCAAATACAAAGTTGGAAAACCGAATGGTGTACTTGAAAGCTATTCACGCTTACCATTCTTTAAAATTCATAGGTTCTTCCTTGAAGCAGATGGTCGTGTTATCTACTATGGTGACGAAGGTAGATGTTTCTTAAAAATGCAAGATGTTGGTTTATATTTTTATCTCAACATGATTGCCACAGAAAATGGTGTAGATAGTTTTTCAAGAGTTCAATTATTTAATAGTGACGAGATAAGAAACTCTATTAAGGATTTATTGAGTAAATCCAGTGGTGACTCACGTGCTTCAAAAACTATTCGTGACTCCTTTATGAGATTAAAGGCTGCTGAATTAATAGAGTGTGACATTGATAACAGTACAAGCATAGAAAGTTACCACAATATCAAAATACCACATAAACATAATACGTATAAAACTAAAGGGTTCTTCCGTTTCTACTATGTTGACATACAAAAAGCCATAGAGAAAATTAAAGACGGTGTGATAGACCTAAGTACTAGAGATTTCTTGAATTTGCTAGGTGTTTATACAGTTTCATCATTAATATTCTATAACGAGCATGGGAGTAATTATCTTGGCAACGGTATTGTTACAGTTGACAGCTTTTCTGTGTCTAGGTATGCCAACAGAATTGACTTTACATTTGGCTTAAAACTAACAGGTGGTGTAAGAAAAAAGGGTGTAAAGGAATATATGGATATTTTAGAGGAGCTTGGGTTAATGGTATCTATGGGAGTGAACTCTAAAATGTACGAAAATCGTTTCACGCTTTATACATTTCCAAAGAATATTGGACAATTCTATAAGATTATTGAAGATATTTATGAACAAATGGGTGAAGAGTAGTCATTAACATAATGTACCCTTGTTTATCAATTTTAAAAGTTTAGTAGGAAAAAAATCCTACTTTAAAAAAATTACGGTATTTAATTTGAACACAAAAGAAAATAAAATGTTAAAATTAACGACACTTATTTTTTTAAAACCGTTGATACGACTGGATTTCCGAGGGGAAAAGAAGAAAGTAAAAGAAGAAATATATAAACATAAGAACCTATAAATAGGTTTTTAATATTTGAAATAGAAGGGGGAGATAAATATCTCTAAATACTATACTACTTCTCCTAATACTAAAAAATATATAGAATCTACTACTCATTATCTTAATGTTAAATACTTCCACCTCTTAAAGAGAGGAAAGTATGACTATACTAATTCTAGTATGTTTAAACTACCTAAGATTAAATATAAGAAATACGATGATATAACCTTGTTTGATTTTGGTGTTTACACCTATATCAATTCATTAACAAATAGATACTATGATTACACTAATTATATTGAAATGACTAATAAGAAAATGTTGCTCCAAAGCATTAAGATGATTTTTGCCAAAAGCAATAATCACAATCTTCGTATCATGCCAAAGGTAAAAGAAACCATTGACAAATTAGAGAAGTATAGACTACTTGATTTTGAAAGTAATAGGGTAGCAATACCTCTTGTACAAGAAAGATACACTTATATCCCACATATTGATATTGAACATATCACCAATGCAATGCTTAAAACGAACTACAAACACATGAAGTATTTCGAGGCATTAGGTACTTATGCGTTAATGTGTTCAACCAACTTCTCAGAAAATACTAATAGGCTTAACTCATCAGCAAATGGTATTGTCATTGCCCCACGTTCAGTAAGAGCTTGGACAGCAGCGAAGATTAATGTAATTAAGTCTGATATTCCAAGCAAAAGGAAGTTGGATAAGGAGGAGCAAGACAAGTATTCAAATCAAGTCATTGACAATGCTCTTGACTGGTTAGAAGACAATAATCTCATAGCAACCGTTCATATTTATGACTATCATCCCAAATTCCAAGATTTTAGAGAAACAACCTACTACACTTCATTCAGAAATATAGAAGGCTTATATTATTTCTATGAAACATACGCTAATTCAGAATATAATAAGTATATAAAACTGGACGAAGTTGACGCAATGAAGAACTATAATGGTTCTGTAAACGTCATAACAGAAGAATACTGCCAGCAGATGAACGATATTATCCAAACAATATAAGAGTCTAGAGTATAAACACTATAACACGTTCGAGAGTAGCTCTAAAATCATTTCTAAGACGTTTTAAATCATTTCAAGTATAATTATATTAAAAACGGTTAAGATGTCTTAGAATGTAGATTATACGGTAATTCAAATTCCACAAATAAAATACTATATAATATATAGGGAATTATTTGTGGAATTTCTTAAAACACTAAAACTTCATACCGAAATAATGAATATATCTTGACTTTATTCAGATACAATGATATAATTAAAGTGTTAAATGCGTAAGGACACATTACTAATAGTGGTAGTGTGTCCTTTTTTAGTTGGTCTGAATAAATAATAAGGAGGATAGCCCTTAATATCTTTAAGTTTGATAATGATTTAAAGTCTTATGCTGATAAAGCTAAGTACATAGAAGATACATTTGATGTAAATAAATTAAATAAAGTGGTAACTAACAAAGTTAAAGGTGGAGAAAACATATCTGACACAAGTTTTGGGAACTTCTTAGATGATATAGCCAACTACCTTTTGGAAAGTAAAGACATTGACTCGGGTAGAAAAATTGAAGATACATTCTACCGCAATGAAAAACATTATAAGAGTTCATATGCAATGGGGAAAAACACAGCTGTTGATACAGATTTGACTGAATGGAAGATGAATGAACAAACCATTGAGGACAGTGTGTTAGATGATTACTCCAGTATCAATGGTTATCTAAATAGATTGTTTGACGCAGACAGCCTTGACAGAATGGAAATCAGAAAAATCATAATGAATATAGGTAAAATTGAAAAGGTTACAAGTAAAGAACTATTATCAGCATTTGAATGGTTTGAAGATGTTTTGAAAGATAGTCTTAGTGAAAAAGACTTGGATTTCGTTTCTCTATTCAAAAAATACGATAAGATAGCTGATATTTCAAAAGAATTAAATGTATCATCACAAGCAGTAAGTAATAAGCTGACTAGAGTATGTGACAAAATTAAGAAAAATCTACAAGAAAAACAGTAAGTAGGGTAGGTGATAAGTGGTAAATGACAGAACAAATCATCAAAGATTGGAAAGTTCCAAGTAGAGAAGAACGTGAAACGATTTTAACCTATGAAGAAGAAATCGACCAATGGCATATCTACACCGATGTTCCAAAACATGCAAGAAAGTATGAAAAATACATTGATGAAAGTAAGAACCATAGAAAAGGCTACAGCGTTAATGGCGGTCAATTAGCAATGATAGCTGGGTATATTGTTGGCAATGTTGGAATAAGAAAGAAAATGAGTGATAAAGAAAGAAAAGTAATTTCTGAAAGAATGAAAAAATTACGAGAAGAAAATAAATTGTAATGTGTTCTAATTTTTGAAGAAACCAAGTCTAGACTTTGTCTGAGAGACACAATCTACCTTTCGAGTATAATTATATTCAAAATTATTTAAGTCTAATTTTTGGACGTTAATAATTAGGCTCTTTGGAAAATACAGGATATGATTTTTTAATATGAAATAACCCTAGAATAGTCATGATTTTTCGTGATTATTCTATTTTTTTGAAAAAAATTAGCAAAAATGTCCTAAAAAAGTGTATATATTACACATAACTTTGCAAAGTATATAGAAGGAGGTTGTGCTTACGTTTAATAATGTAAGCGTTTCCAATAATAATTAAAGTGCCTCACGAGAGAGTGTGAGAGCGAGAAAGAGGTAAATTTTATGGTAGTAGAAACATTAAACAAAGCAGATTTTGTATCAAAAATCGCAGCAGATAACCAAATTACAAAGAAAGTTGCAGCAGAAGCATTAGAAATCGTTATTTCTGGTGTTAAAGATGTTTTAGCAGAAAACAAGACATTACGCTTAACAGGTTTTGCAACTTTTGAAACAGTATACCAAGAAGAACATGAACGTAAGTTAGGCTTCACAGGTGAAACTGTTACAGTACCAGCTGGTTATCGTCATAAAGTTAAGTTAGCTGAAAAGTTGAAGAAATAAGAATACTTGAAAATACTCCTTTATCTTGTGGCTACAACATAGCATGAGATAAGAAAACCAACGTGAGTGCTGTGAGAGGGTTTAGGGTTCAAATCATAGCCATATTTAATATATCGCAGTCCTTCTGCGATTTCATGAGCATAGACCAGTAGTTGAAGACACCTCCTTTTAAATAAAAACAGCTTAGCAATTAACTGGCTTCTATGTTTTTGAAATCGTAGAAGAAAGGAGAAGAGAATATTTGAAAGAAATTATTCAGCTCCGTTGCGACATTAAGAAAATTATGAATAAAATATCAGTTTTAGCAAATAAGGCTGATTTAGATATTCATGATATGGCGGACTTAGAACGATACGCAAAAACTTTGAATAACCTAGTAAATGCACTACATACACTAGAATTGAGAGAGAGTGATAACTATGGCGAATAGAGAAGGTATATGCGTATTCTGCCACAATAAAAAGAGTTTGATTGATAGCAACAATACTCTTTTATCTGAAAATGGTTTCGGAGTTTGTCGAAGTTGCTCAAATCGAAATGTTGTGCTAGAAAACAAACAATCATTTATTGATATGTGTCTTCTACTCAACATGCCTTTCTTGATTGACAAATACGAAAATACGGTAGAAAGCGGAAAGAAAAATGTAGCATGGTCTACTTACAAATCACGTATCAGTAAGGTATGGATGGAGGGCTTTGCTAGTTCCGTTTTTGAATACGAAAACCAAGATAAACAAGAAGGATTCGTAATAACTGATGAAATGAAAGCTCGTTGGGGTACGGGCTATGAAACTAGCGAAATTGAAGTTTTGGAATTGTCACTACGAAACCTTTATGCAATTAAAGAACCAGCAACCAAGTTTGAGGTTGAAAAATACATCTCCAATGTCAAGTTAAAGATTGCTTTAGATAGAGCGTTTGAAGAAAATGATGTGAAGGCTATCCCAGCGTTACGTAAAGCATACGAAGATGATTGTAAGACGTTGGGATTAGAAGCTGTACTAAACACCAAAGAAGATAAAATCGAAAGCGTGGGCGAAAGTATTAGACACTGGGAAGCAACAAAGCCTGTTCCTACTCGTAAGGAGTATGAAGACGTAGATGGATATGCCGAATACCTAACTAAGTGGTATATCACCCCACTCAAACGCAACTTTGGTATGGCAAGTGAAGAAGAGGTGAATGAATTGTATGCAGGGACAGAGTAGTTATCTCCAAAAGAAAGCCGAAAATTTCGCTGAATGGATAGGTTTTTACAGACAAAACCCACATCGTTTCATGGAAGACTATTTTGGTACTCATCTGCATCCATTTCAACGTTTCTTGTTCTATATGATGAATAAGGACGATAAATTTATGTATATCGCAGCACGTGGTCGATTTGGTCGTCTAGTTAAGTAATTGATTAGATTATTAGTGCGAAATTAAGCTGGAAACCTAAGTCGAAAGATATGGTAATCAGAACCGAAGGCTAGTTTTAAAAGACTAGACAGGGGCAGAGCATAGCAACTGAAACTCACTGAGAATATAATGTTGCCACGAGGTCGCACCACCCTAGCAAGTCAAGTTGTGGGTGAAAAGATATGCCATTCCTAGTCGAAAGATTAGGGTTGAGAGATAAAAAACTCTCAAACCCGCTTAATAAGGGGCAAAGCAAGGTAAGAGCTTTTTGATTGCGTGGTATTGCATTGTTCGCTGTGTTTTATATCCAGGAACGAACATTGCACTTGCCGCTGGTACAAAAGGACAGGCTGCAAAAATCATATCTGAAAAGATTGACAAATTCTATGATGAAAATGCAGCGTTGCGATTTGAAATAGGAAATAGACGAGATAATATCAAAACAAGTTACAATGAAGCCTATGTTAAGTTTAAAAACGGTTCTAAGATACAAGCTGTAACTTCTAACGATAATTCACGTGGTATTCGTGCCAATATCTTAATAGTTGATGAGTTCCGTATGGTTAACAAAACAGTGTTAGATAAGGTTTTAAAGCCATTCTTGAACGTAGTTAGACAACCAAGATATTTAACTTTGCCAGAATACAAAGATTATCCAAAAGAAGAAAACAAACAGATTTATATTTCATCTGCATGGTGGAAATCACATTGGTCTTGGGACGAATTTCAAGCGTATTTAAAGAAAATGCTTAAAGGCGACAAATATTTCGTAGCAGATTTGCCATATCAGTTATCAATACATCATGGTTTATTGACAAAACAGATTGTTAATGATGAAAGAACCAGTGATAGTTTCGACCAAAACGGTTTTGATATGGAATATGAGGCTATATTTGTTGGTGAAAATGACAAGGCTTACTTCAAATTAGACAAGTTAAATAAGATTAGAACATTAAATAAGGCTTTTATTCCACCTACAAGTCGAGAATATTTAGAGAATAAGAACTTATCACAACCTAAAAAGTTGTCAAATATGCCTAAACGTAGGGATATTGATGAAATAAGAATTATCTCACTGGATATTGCCCTTATGGGTGGCAATAAAAACGTTAAAAACGATACTTCCGCATTCACATGTTTCAGATTGATAAGAGATGGTGATAGCTATCGTAGAGAGGTTGTTTACCTTGAAAGTATTAACGATAGTATCTCCAGTCAGAATTTAGCTATTAGATTGAAACAACTATATAACGACTTCCAAGCCGATTATGTAGTAATGGACGCAAACGGAAATGGTTTAGGTGTTTTTGACGCATGTGCAACAGTTCTACACGACCAAGAACGTGATGAAGATTATCCAGCTTGGGCAAGTATGAATGACGAAGCAACTAATGAACGTACAAAAACACATGGTTTACCTATTGTATATACGGTTAAGGCTTCCGCAGCATTTAACAATGAAATTGCTCAATCACTAAATTCAGCTATTGAAAGTGGAAAATTGAGATTACCAATTAACCACATTGAAAAGCGTGAAGATTTAGTTAACTCTGGTGGTTTCTTAAAGAAATCAGTAGAGGAGCAACAAAAAGAATTGTATTCATTTAACCAAGCAACAGCTCTAGTTAATGAGTTGGTTAACCTAGAATACGAGGTGCGTGAAGGTAAAATCCGTATCAAAGAAGTAGGTACAACAACAAAAGATAGATATAGTTCTATCGCATACGGTAACTTCTATGCTAATGAATTAGAAAAAGATTTAAGGGCAGAAGAAGCTAGTCGTAATTTGCTAGACTTTATATTTGTATAGTGAGGTGAAATATTGAGAGGACAAAGAAAAAAGCCAGGACGTAATTTTAGAGCTATCCAAGCAAAGCGTGAAGAATTTGCAAATATTGTAGCCGACCCTAAAGCTGGGTTAAAGCCTACAACTACTGGTGCTACTGAGAAATCTAATGTTGCTACTTATCTGCAACGACCATATGATAATGCACCACAGATAGCTGCGACTATTCGAGATAGTGTTAATAAGTATGGTGTTTTGGCTAAAGTAATTGATTACTATCAATCATTACCCACATACAATTTCGCAATTAAACCTATCTTAGGTAATAAAGTCTATGACATAGACACAGTGAACATGCGTAATGATTATATAGATATTGCATACGCATTAGAACAATACAATATCAAGTATTACGCACCAATATTCTTTAGGGACACACTTATAGAAGGAGTTACTTTCTACTACAAAATAGAAGACTCAGACGGAATATCATTTATGAAGTTTCCTATTGAATGGTGCAAAATTCGTGGTATTGAAAATGGTGTTTATCGCTTTATGATAGACGTCACAAAATTCAAACAAGACTTTTTAACAACATTACCAGAAGAATTACAAACAGCTTATGAGCAATATCAAAATGGTAATGCAACTGATGAAAACTCTTGGTACAACAACAGATATTACTTTGTATCAGAAAAAGGTGTGGCATTTACATTTGACTCTAGTGCATTAGATTATGGTGGCTTAGCAGTTTCACCGTTTGCTGGTGTATTACTAGATATTATGTCTGTGGCACAAGCTAAAAACAATGTCGATATTAAAGATGGTATTGACACCACTCGTATTTTACATTCTAAAATTCCAGTCGATAATGACGGTCGTATTCTTATGACAGCTAAGGAAGCTAAAGTTTACGACAGTGCAATTCGTTCAAGACTTCCAAAGGGTGTAGTTAATGTTACAACCCCTACTAAATTGGAAAACGTTCCTTTAACCAATTCTGGTAATACAAATGCTCTTGATACAGTTAAAAAATCAACCGAGCAACTATTCTTTGATGTTGGTACACCAGCCCCATTATTCGGTGGTGATACAACAAGTGCCAACATTGTCAAAACTTCCATTCAAAAAGACGCAAATTGGGTTTATACAAACCTATTCCCATTATTAGAGAACTATTACAACAGTGAAATAGCACAAGTTAAGACAAAAGGTAAGGTTAAGTGGGCTATTAAGTTCGTAAGACAAACAACTTTCACCTTAAAAGATGATGTGGCACTACAAAAAGACCAATTATCTTATGGTGGTTCACGCTTGAATTACCTTGCTGCTAATGGTTTCTCACCTTCTGAAATAGTTTCCCAATTAAGTTTTGAACAACAAGCATTAGGTATTGACGATTTGATGATTGTAAAACCAACATCTAACACAATCTCGGCTAATGAAGTGAGTGAGCAGGGTCGAGGCAGACCAGAAACGGATAATCCAACTGATGATACTGATAGGTTAGATGGCGAAAAATAGTGGAGAAAAGGAAAGTTAGAAATGATTAGATTAAAAAACATTAACCTTCCCACTCACTTTGAAATTGGTGAGGTTGAGCCCGATACCAGATTTCAAAAGGTTAAAATCTATATCGCTCATACAGGGGAGAACCTTAATAATTCAGTCTTTTCAAAAGAAGTATTAGAAAAGATGAGCCCTACTCTAGCTCATGTTCCTATCTTAGGTGTTATCGGCAAAAACGGTAATGACGAAGATGATTTTAGAGGGCATGGCAAAGAGATTACATGGAACGGTCATGACATAGAAATCAATTTTAAGACCAATGCTTATGGTTTTATTGGCGAAGACCACAACGCTCACTTTGAAACAACAGGTGGTAAGGAATGGTTGGTAGCAGATGGTTATCTATGGACTAGATTTGATGAAGTTATGGAATTGTTTGAAAACTCAAATGGTTCTAAAGGTCAATCTATGGAAATCATTGACACTGACGGATATATAGACAATCAAGGACGTGTAGTTTTTGAAGATGGCAAGTTTGCTGGCTTATGTATTTTAGGTGATGATGTTCCACCAGCTATGACAGGTTCAACAATCTCAACAGAGTTTGAAAGAAATGAAATTAAAGAAACAATCAAAACCATGATGGCTGAATTTGCAGCCCAGAAAGGAGAAATGGTCTTGGCTGAAAGCAACAAGAAGAAAAACAACAAAGAAGTTGTTGAAGACACAGAAAAGCACGAAGAAAAAACAGCTGAAAAAGAACCAGTTGAAAAAGAACCAGCAAAGGCTGATGTTGGTGGCAAGTCTGAACTAGAACCCAAAGATGATGGCGAAGAAAAAGATAGTCATGACTCTGGTACAGACGACCACGCAGAAATGTCCACAGAAGAACCTAAATCAGATGACGACAAAGATGAAAAAGAAGACGTTACTGATGAAGATGACGAGGATTTTTCATGTGGTGGTGGTTCAAAGAGTAAGAAAAAGAAAGACTTTGCAGATGATGAAAAAGACCCAGAAGACACAGAAGACGAGGGTAGCGAAGATGATGAAAAAGAAAAAGGCAAGTCAGAATTTGAATTATCTCTTAGAAATAAAATTGGTGCTGTTGAAAGTGCTGTGGACGCTGCAACAGATTATTGTGCGTCTGTAGTTGATGTATTTGATACACATGCAATCATTCGTTCATGGGGCGAAGATGACAAATACTACGACTATAACTACTCATTGAATGCTGATGGTTCAGTTAAATTGGGTGAATACACAGAAGTAGTTCCAACTTACTTAACACTTGAAGAAGTGGCAAAAGTTGAAGCTCAACGTCAAGAAGTAGCAGCATTGCAAGCACGCTTGGCAGAACTTGAACAATATCAAGCTGACAATGAAAAAGATAAAAAACAAAAAGAATTGGATAAATCCAAGTCATTGATGAGCAAGGAAGCATACGAAAGTATTCAAAACAACTTCTCTGCTATGTCATTTGAAGACGTACAAAAGGAAATTGCTCTTACTCTTTACAAGTCTGGAGCAAACTTTAGTGCAAATAAAGAAAACAACAAGAAGGTAGCAGTACAAGCCCATAACTTTAGTGAAGATTTTGGTTACGGTGCTGCAAACGCTTTATTTCATAATTAGAAAGGACAGAGTTATTAAATATGGCACAAGTATTTTTAGATAGAGTAGCTGCAACAGCTCACGTAGAATCTATCGCAATCAAAGAAGAAGTTAAGCCAGGACAATTCTTCAAATTAGGTGTATTAGACGCTGATGGAGAACGCCGCTTGGCAGAAAAAGCAACAGGAAATGCAGACGCAAATGTATTCTTAGCACCAGAAGTAATTAGCTATGGTGACCCACACTTTGACGTAGCAAACGTTACATTGAAAGACGGAGATACAGGACGTGCATACCACAAAGATGAAGGTACAATCATTTCTGTAACAAAAGATTTGGTATCTGGTGCAGCAGTTGGCGACCATGTTGACGTTGGTGACGCTGGTTTAGGTTTCAAGAAGGCTTCATCTGGTAACGGTGTTGGTTTAGTAATCGGCAAAGAAAATCATGGTGTAGATGGCGAAGTATTCGTTATCGCATTTGGTTAATGAAAGGTAGGAATTAGATTATTATGGCAATCGAAATGAAAGATTTAGCAAAATTAGCTAAAGACGCTTATCATAATCGCAACCTTGAATTTAACAACGTTTCTGCTTCTGACGCAATGCGTAACGCTGTTAAAGACGCTTTGGGTGGCGAATTTACATCAGTATCTTGGGGAAAGAACAAATGGGAAGTATTTAGTATCTTACAAACAGCTTTAGATGTTGTTATCCCAGAACGCTTGAAGAACCAATTAGACGGTTTTGCAGACTACCGTACAGCTAACTTGGGCGACAAACCATTGTTCACAGTTAAAGACCCTAGAGCAGTTCGTGTAGGACGTATCGCTGGTGGTGCAAACGACATGCGTAGACAAACAATTACAGGTCGTTCATTTACAATCGAAACAGAATGGTATGGAGCAGCTGTATATGCTGAATTTGAACAATTCATGGCTGGAGATATTGATTGGACAGACCTTGTAAATCGTGTTGCTGACGGTTTCGTATCATTTATCGAAGAACGTATTGCAGAAGGTTTAGAACAATCATACACCTTACTAGCAACAGAAGACAAAATTAATGGTAGCCTAACACTTGATGGTCTTGTTAAGTTAGCACAACGTATCAAGATTAAATCTGGCGGTAAAGATGTTGCTGTTTATGGTACAGCTTCTGCATTAGCTAAAATCGCTGCTTTAGACAATGTTCAATTATACAGTGGCGATATGAAGAATGAACTTAACCAAAAAGGTTACTTAGGAATGGTTCGTGGCTTGAAATTAATTGAAATTCCACAAGCATTTAAGACAAACTCAGATGAATTTGCTATTGGTGATGACAAAGTTATTGTATTACCAGCTGGCGAAAAGATTGTTGGTGTTGTTACAGAAGGTACAACAGAAGTGTACGAAGCAGACCAAACATCTAACACATCTATGCAATTAGGATTTGCAACACGTAGAAAACTCGGTGTTGGAGTATTGCAAATGCGTGTTTACGGTATGGCTAAATTAGCTTAATTACTGTAAGTGATTACATGATAAAGGTTCGACTCCTTTGTCATGTTTAGAGATTTTAGCAAACTAAGAGATTGGAGCGTGAGTAGGTTGGCTAGAAATCATGAAAGAAAAAAGAGAGTAAGAAAACAAATTCCAGCAGACGTAGAAGTCACTGTGGCAAATAACACAGATGGAATGTTTGAATACCAATCACCTAACAAGGTTTTAACCTTGAGCATGGAAAAATATGGTGATGAAGAATTTGTAAATTTTGAAGATTTACGTCAGTTAAAGAGATATTTAGAAGACTTTTCATTAGTCATTGTGGACGTAAATTCTGATGAATATTCAGTTATTGATATTGCACGTAGCTTACGTGTGAACCGTAGTTATGAAGAATATTTTAAGTCTATTCTTGGACTTTCAGATGAAGAAATGGAAGAAGAATATGACATTGACCTAGAAGAACTTGACGACTTTATCAAAGACAGCACTTTAGAAGAATATAAAGTACAACTAGAAGGTCGTATCAAGAAAACTATCATTGAACATTCTGTTGCATTATATCGTGAAGGTGAATTAAACGATTATAGCAAGCTACAAGCATTAAAAGCAACAAGACCAGTAGATGAACGAGAAACATTCTTGGACTATGTTAAAGGCTAATCTTCCATTGGAAAGGAAGTGTTAGCATTTGGATAACGAAGAAGAAAAAGTAGTAGAGGAACAACCTACTACAAATGAAGAAGTAACAACTGATGAAAATGAAACGGTGGTTGAGGAAGAAAAGCCACATACAAGTTTTGAAGAAATATTTAAGTTGTTTCTAAATTCCATAGACAGTTATGAAATAGCTGCGATTGCTAAAAATGATGATGGTGAATTAGACGAAGTGTTACAAGGCTTTCTAAGCAATGCTTTAGGTGGCTTTGTAAACTATATTGCCAAAGACCTACTTGATGTTGATTATGAAAAAGGTCAATTCAATGTTGAGCTTACGAGATATGAAGAAATCATGCTGGCTAAAGCTATGAAATTAGAATGGGTGCGTAATAAAAAGTACTCAGAAGAATTAATGGTTAAGGCTATCGGTGATAGAGATTATGCAGCACAACAAGGTTATAAGTATTTAGAGCAATTACAATCTATGGAAGACAAATTAAACAAAGAAATTCAAATCATGGTGCAACGAGTTGAGTTTGGAAATCCAGAAGTGTTAGGGGAAATGGCTTAATGGGATATTCAGACGCATATCTTAGAAGAATGAAAGCTCTAGGTGATAATACTTATGAGCGTAATTACAGACGTAAAGCACACGAATATAAGATTTATTCAGAAAACACATTGAATAGATTTCCTTGTTACATTGACGGTCGTAAAGAATATGCTATATTTCAAGACCATTCACAAGCTAACAATAAAGACTTGTCAGATGATAAGTATCTTATCTTAGACAATGATGTTGAATGTAACGTTGGTAGTTATCTTCAATGGGACGTACCACAGTGGGGTGAGTCTGAATGGCTTGTATTTACAGAAGAACACAAAACAATTCCAACTCATCAACAGTTAAAGATTAAAGAAGTAAACCAAAGATTGAAATGGATTGTAGATTATGACGGACACAAGGTATGTAACAACGGTAAAGGCTGGGGAGCTTACGTACAAAACCAGACATTGTATACACTGGGTGTTAGCTTTGCTGGTAACTATACTTCATTGGTTAATGCCAAGATGATGTTATATCTACAAGATAATGAAGAAACAAGAAAATTGGGTATCGGGACTAGATTATTTATCGGTAGTAATGTTTATAAGATTGAATTTGCCGATAATATCTCTCGTGTAGGGTTGATTAACTTCTTACTTGATGAAGATACTAAGAACCCAGAAATAGATAACTATGAACTAGGGATAGCTGATTATTGGCAAAAAGATGATTACAAAGATAAAGATAAGGGTGGAAAAGATACGACACCTACAAATCCAGATACAGATGATAAGCCTAAAGATGATGAAAATCATGACAATACGGGCGATACACCAAAAGAACCTAGCCAACTACAAATTGACTGGAAGATAGTCGGTGAAGATAGGGCTAAGTTAGGTAGAAGTTATGTATATAAGACTGTTTACACTGATGAACAAGGTGTGGAACAACCTTATAACGTAACAGAATGGGTAGCTGCTGATATTGAAGATTTACCATTCACTATCCAAGATAGAACAGAAAATACCTTAGCAATTAGGGTTAAGAAAGATAGAAGATTGGTAGGTCAGAAATCAAATATCATGGCAAAAGACGCTAATGGTGTAGTTAAGAATTTAGCAATAACTATTGTAAACATGTTCTAGGAGGAAGTTTAAGTGAAAAGTTTAAAGATTAAACCACAAGTATTTAAACATTTAGATAGCAATACGGAACTAACCATCAATTTGATTAGTGGTATTAAAGAAGTTCAGTTAAACCCAGAACATAGTTACAAATTAAAAATCAAAAACAATACAGGATATTTAACTGAATATGACTTAGAAATTAAGGATAATCAGTTAATCCTAACAACAGATAAACTAAAAGACTTTACACCAGATGATTACGAGGTTGAAGTTTGGGATAGTTACGAAGATAAAGATAGTATCTACCCAGATGAAGACTATGGCACATTCAAGATTGATAAGAATGTTAGCGAAGTAGATGGTAAAACCATTCCTGTTATCACAATCGAAGAATTTAACAAACGCATTGATGAGGCTCTTAAAAAGGTTGAGAGTATAGAACAAATCAAGGGTGAAAAAGGTGATAAGGGAGAAAAGGGCGATAAAGGTGATACTGGCGAGCGTGGTGCTGATGGCACTGATGGTCGTGATGGAATTGATGGAAAGAATGGGCAAGATGGAAAGTCAGCTTATCAAATTTGGTTAGATTTAGGCAATTCTGGTTCAGAACAAGATTTCATCAATTCATTAAAAGCACAAAGCGAGCGACATGCACCTACTGGATATACGTTAGATACAAGTACTAAACCGTGGACATTATTGTTTGATAATGGTTGTATTGTATATAATTCTTTGTATTGGAATACGGTGCAATATTTAGACCAGACCCATCAAATCAACGTATGAAAGGTGATTTTCCAGTATATTCAATTCCAGATACAATTATGAATGTACTAAAAGGATTGATTTTATATTCGGAATTTAAAAATTCTAACTGGGACGGTGGCTTTTTTGGTGGCACAACAGTCGAAAATCCAATTAATAATGGAGATAAATATAACTGGGATGGAACTAAAATAAAAAAAGATGGTACCAGTGCTAAAAATCGCGCTATATTTGCTCGAACAATCTATGAGTTGGGTATATGGAGCGACGAAATCGTTGAAGAACTTGGTGCAGTTAGAAAGGGTGGTAATTAATGATATATATATTCTTTTATAATAAAGAAACATTTAAATACATTGGTGCAGATACCATTGCTGATGACACTCAAGTGCCAGCTAATGCAACTTTAGTTGAACCTGTTGATGAAAATGGTGTTGGATTGTATGACCCAGCATGGAATACAGAAACACAAACATGGACTGGTATTTCCGAAAGTGAATGGTTAAAGAAGCATGGTGTGGTTGAAGAACCGTCCCTAGAACAAAAGTTACAAGCTAAGCAAACGGTATTAATTGCTGGTTTAGCTAAAGATGTTAAAACGCTACAAGGTGCAGTTAAAACATTGGTAATGCAAAATGCAATGAATGCTAAGGGGGACAAGTAAAATGCAATACAGTTATGAGTTCGTAAAAGAGTTCTATGATTTAGGGCTATTCACAAAAGAAGATATTCAGTTATTGATAGATGTAAACCAATTTAGTAAAGATGATTATTTAAAAATGTTCCCACAATAAAAACAAGGGATAGGAGGGTGACAAGTGACAAACATAGGTATTGATACTAGAGAAGACAGAATGAAAGATGTACGTGCTAGGTCAGAAGAAAACTACAATCCTATGATTGTTGACCCTAGCACAGTACCAGATGAAAAACGTGTAAAACAACTTGGTGACTCTGGTATGACAATGGACAGACGTTATCCATTTCAACATCAAAACTCAATTATGAAGATAGTTGATTGGCGACAAAAGATTATGGAAACGTTGTGTTTAGATAAGCAAATCGGTAAGTTGTTGAAATATAGTACACCAGACGCATTGGATAGACCAGACTTAACCGAAGATGAAAGTTACGATTTAATCAATCAAAACATCTTTAGTTATAGATATATTCCACAAACAGTAGAAACACAAAAGGCATTTATCAGTTTGGGTATATCTGGTTTTATCCCACAAGAGTCATGGCGACAATTCTCACAACAATTCACAATGGGTTACATTTGGTTTTATATTTTGAATGATATATCCATTATGAATACTGATTATGGCGATAGACGTGACCTATTACTAATGCGTGTATATGACTTGTTCCAAGACTCTGATGATTATGGTATGGGACATATTAAAGAAGGTAACTTAACAGAACTATTCGACCAAAACAATAAATTCGGTGGTTATGTATTACAGATGAAAGTTATTGACTTGATGAGGTAACAACTATGGGAATTAACTATATAAAGTTGATTTTAGGTCGAGATGTTGAGTATGAGGATAAGTTCAAGATACACGTACCAAAGATTAAGGAAATTATAGAGAATGGCGAAAGCGAGTTTATGATGAAGGCTAGACCTTTCACAGACTCAGTACGAAAGATATTCTCTGGTATGCCAGAAATTGTAGATGAAATGGAGAAACAATTTCCATCACTATTACTACTGGCATTTGATGAAGAGGCAAATAATGAAGTAGGCGAATTGCTTACTGGTAACAAGATTTTGCTTAGTGATTATATAATTGAGAGCTTAGCTTATTGGGTAGAATGTGACCCAGAAGATTTCCAACTCTTACCAGCTAGTAAAAAGATAGTTAGTGAGAAATTAGATTGGATTATAGATGTAGAAGAATATGAGAAGTTCGCTGACTACATCAAGGTTATAACTCTTTATCAAGAGAACCCAGATTTGATTGCTCCTAAGAATGTAGCAAGCAATGATAGGAAACTTGATATATGGAAGAAGGTTTACGCTGGTCGTTTACAGAAACAACAGAATGATAATGGCGGTGAGTTCGGGGATAAAATATTGATTTTACAAATCTCAACTGGGTCATTTATGACAGCAGATGTGATTGAAAACTTAACTTACTACCAATTCGTAAATATGCTAAATGGCTATATGGAACGTGAGGCACATATGGAAGAATTAGCATTCTACACCTCAAGCAAGTTCGATACTAAAAATATGAAATTAACTAGCTGGCAATCTAAAGTTAAGCTAATTAAAAATAATAAAAATTAATACCAAAGGTGGTTTTTGATATATGGCAACATACGCTATGAAAGACGCTGCTAACTTTACAGTGATTGATAAAGCAACAGGTCGTATCTTCTTCTATGCAGATTACGCAAACGCAACAAACGCTGAATATAAGGCAGACCGAGTATACGCAAAGAAGAAAAATAACAACGCAGTAGCATTTGACTCTGGACGTCAAGGTACATTAACAATCGAAAGTGAAATCTTCGACAACAAGTTACTTGCTATGGTTATGGGTAGTGATATTGAAGAAGGCGAAGGCGACATCTTCAAGAAAGAACGTCTACAAAGTTCTGTTTCTAAGCAATTAAAACTATCATTTGTTCCTAAAGAAGGTACATTGTCTGTATTCCAATTAGATAATGACGGAATTTCACACAAAGTTGAAGTTCTTGAAAAGGTAGCAAGTGGCGACCAAGCATTAGCTATGCCACAAGAAGTTGCTGTTACAGCAAAAGATAAGACAACTACAATCACATGGAACAAAGTTGATGGTGCTGCTACTTATATCCTATATCGTGATGGTTCTAAAGTTGCTGACGTTGCTACAAACAGCTACAACGATACAGATTTAGCACCAGAAACAAAATACAAGTACACAGTTCGTGCTACAAGTCCAGAAAAAGGACAATCAGCTCTATCTGCAGAAGTTGAAGTAACAACAACAGCTTTAGGTACAGAACTTGCTGGTGCAACAGTTAAAGCAACAGAAGAAGCAAAACAAGCTGCACAAAAGGCTGCAACAGCTACAACAGAAACAGCATTGACATACGAATTAAAAGAAGGCGGTTTGGTACAATTATCAGACGCAGCTCCAATCAATGCAGACTTCGTTGCATACTACGAAACAAAAGTACAAGGTGCAAGCAAATTAACTGTTTCTGCTGACAAGTTCCCTAAGAGCTTTGAAATCTACGCAGACGCACAAATTCGTCAAGTTGAAACTGGTGAAGACCACTTTGCACAAGTTCACTACATGAACGCACGTCCACAATCTGACTTCACATTCAACCAATCATCTAAAGAACCAACTTCCTTATCTATTAAGGTTGATTTGTTCCCAGATGAAAACAACTCAATCGCTGAATACACATTTGTTGACTAATTAAGCCATAAAATGTAAGCGTTATCATAAACAATCTCTGTCATTACGATAGGGGTTGTCGTACATATTAGAAAATTGAATAGAAAGTATTCATGAAATAAGAGAGATTAATACGTAGAGGAGAGATTTCGTTGAATGGCTAAGAAGACTATTAAATATTTAGAAAACGGAGAATACCATGACGCTACCGTAAAAGACGTTGGGGTTATCGAGGAATTAAAGACCGAAAGCAAGGATAATTTAGTAGAAGCCATCAACGAAATCTTTTTAGGTGGTGGCAAGGGTTTTAGCGACCTACAACAAAAGGTAGATGAGAGTACACAAGCCGCTCAAAATGCTCAACAAGCAGCCGACAATCTTCAGCAAAAACTTGATGAAGTTGCTCAAAATGTAGGGCTAAGTGAAGAAGAAGCGCAAAAGATTATCAATCAAGCTGTGGAAGACGCTAAGAAAGCACAAGCAGAAGCATTACAGGCTTATAAAGACGCTCAAAAAGAATTAGATGATAGCATGGCTCAATTTATGGAAGACCAAAAGGCTATCAATAAAGAATTGGAACAAGCTAAAACCGATATTCAGGGCGATATAGACCAAAAGAATACTGAAATTGAACAAATCAATGCGGTTATTGAAAGTACTAAAAGTGATTTAACTGCTACATCAGCTCAATTAGCTAGTGTTAGAAATGACCTAACCAATGCACAAATGGATTGGGGCAAAGTTAGAACAGAAATCACTAATATTAATGGCAAGTTAGATAGCAAGATGTCTAACACGGATTTTGATGAATACAAAGAACGCATTGAACATAATGAAACAGAAATTACACAAACTAAAAATGAATTACAATCAAAAGCTACAAAACAAGACTTAGATGTGTTGACTGGTACTGTTACAACACAAGGAAGTAATATCACACAGTTAGCTGGCAAGATTGAAGAAAAGGTGTCTAAGGACACTTTAGCTAATAATATTGATGATTTCCAAGTCAAGAAAGCTAATATCTTTACTGGCACAAGAGAGTTTATGGGCTGGGAATTTAGTGATAAGGCTTTAGGTAGAGTTAATGATGATAGTTATAATCATGCCAAAGTAGCTGAAATCAACAGTGGAGCATATTTGTATATTACAATAGATGGGTTGGAAGTTGGCAAGACATATTCTGTTTCTATTTTTGCAAAGGTAAGTAAGGCTACTAACGGTGGTGTTACCTTGGTCGCAGACGATGGTAAAGCATTTAATGGTGTTATGAAAGGTATATATGCACCACATGATACAAAGGTAATAACTGATTGGCAAAGATATTATGCAACTATTGTAGCTAGTGCAACCAAGATGAAGTTTACTTTCCAAAGAAACAATATTGTAAGCGATACGGTATTATACCTTAATAGACCTAAGCTAGAAGTAGGAGAAACTGTTTACGCTTGGGAAGACAATGCACAAGATATATACAAGCGTGTAGAACATACAGAGGCACAATTTGATGTATATAACGACCAAATCAGTGGAATTGTAAAGAGACAAACTGAAACAGATAAAAAGATAGAAAATGTAAGTAGCACATTTACACAAAGGGCAGATGGAATCGAAGCTAATGCTAAGAAGTACACAAATGATAAGGTTACTGGTTTAACAGAAGAATTTAGTGGCAGATTAAGGGCTACATCACAGGAATTAAGTACTGAATATGAAAAGCAAACTAATGCTAAGATAGGTGCTTTATCTGACGGAGGTAGCAACTTAATTTTAAACAGTTCATTCCTTGTTACAGATAATAATGGCAATGCTACACTTGAAAACTGGAGAGATACAAGTTCTAAGATTAGTTTAACAAAGCCTAATGGACTAGATGGCACATGGATAAGGGTTAATAGAGCTACAACTGGCACTGCATTAGGTGCAAGGACTAACTATTTCCCAGTCAAACAAGGGAAGTTAGTTGTTGGTGTAGATGTGGCATTAGATGGGACAGGTAATATCTCACCATATGTTTTGAGAATTGAATACTATGACGTTTCAAACAACAGGGTAAATTACGAGGATATTACATTACAAAAATTAGGTTTATCCGCAAGTCAAATTACTAAATCTGGTAGCAATTTTAGATATGCACGTGGTGTATATAAGACAAGTAATGATAGAAATGATGTGGCTAAAGCATGTATCGTAGTTCCAGAAACAATTACTGGATATGACATGTATCTAACTAATTTCTTTGCTAAGTTTTCTGATGTAAATGATGGGACTTATGAAGTAAACCCATTAGACCAACAAGCTAGTCTAATTAAGCAAAGAACAAAGATTGAACAAGACTCTGAAAAGATTAACTTACTCAATACGCAAACAGAAAAATTAGGAAATGATATTAAAGCTACTAATACAAGCGTGAATGTATTAAAAGGCGAAGTTGATTTAAAGGCTTCACAATCAACAGTAAATGATTTAACAAACAGAGTCGCTAAGAATGAGGCAGACATTAAAGTATTCCCAGATAAAATCAAGAGCGAAGTTAGTGAAGTAAGCAAGAAGATTGATGGGGTTAATGATAAGGTTGACGGTATTCAAGTCGGTGGGACTAACTTAATGCGTAACACCACTAGGGATTATGTCAAATTTACTGGTAATGGTAGCTGGGGTGTTGACTACTTAACACCTAATCACCAAGCGGTTGATACACCAGTAGAAGGTGGAGAAACATATACGTTTAGTGCGTGGGTTAAAAATGATAGTTCTAGTGCTGGTAGGATAGACTTAGAAATATATCAATTGAATGCCAATGGCGAAAACAAGTCAAATGGTTCGTCATCAGATGTGAGCGTATGGGTAAGTCCTGGCGAAGAAAAGAGATTGGTATTTACCAAAACATTATTAGCTGATACAACTAGCGTTAGACTTCATACACGTAATAAAGATAGAAATGGTATTGTTACTTATTGGGCTAAGATGGCTCAGGTAGAGAAAGGGACAATCGCAACTGACTGGTCGCCAGCTCCAGAAGATACAGACGCAAGCATTGAGTCGGTTAAAACAGTTGCAACACAAACTAAAGATGGATTTGACAGATTAACTGAAAAGACTGGATATAATGCAAACACTGGTGAGTTTTCTAAAGTTACTACACAAATTAATGAAGGTATCAAGGGTGTAAGTACACAGGTAGCTAGTGTAAGTAATAGACTGGATAACTTGAGTGTCGGTGGAACTAATTTGTTGAAAGGGACAAGTCGTGATTTACAACAAAAGAGTACTACTAATGACTGGGTAAGATTACCTTATACTACTGATTTCTTTAGGAGTATATATCCATTAGACAATTTCACAGCAAGGGTTTGGATAGAAAACCCTAATAAGGATAGTTGGCTACAAATATATGTTGGTGGTAATGGTCTATTCAAGGGCAATGTAATTAAAGCTGGACAAAGTGGATATAGTGAAGTTCATGGAACACTTAACAAAGAAATTACTGGTGCTAACTTGGTTATTGGTGCTGGTGATGGGGTATCTGTTTCATTGAGTTGGAAAGAACTCAAGCTAGAAAAAGGAAATATGCCAACAGATTGGTCGCCAGCTCCAGAGGATTTACAAGAAGGAATTAACACAGCTACTACTAAGACTACGCAAACTGATACGAAGTTTGAACGTATGATTAGTCAAATACAATACAACGATAGTACTGGCGAAATCGGGAAGTATGAACACAAGATTACTGAATTGGCTAATGGCACACAGGAAAAGATTAGTGCTTTAACAAAGCGTGGTAATAATATGGTTATCAAGTCTAGTTTTGATGATGGTACTGATTTAGGTGGTTGGTATGTTGCAAGTGTATACGGTAGTGACTTTTATCGTACTACTACTACTCCAAAGCCAGATGAAATGAGTTCTAACTATTGCCTTGCCTCTGGTACTCGTGACGCATTAGAAGCAAACAATATATTCCCAGTTACAAGCGGAACTAAGTATTATATTTCTGCTTGGGTTTATACAAGTCAAAAGTATTCTGGCAAAGTTGGGTTATATGTAAAAAATAGCAATAATAACAACGTGACGCATTTGGGAGTAACAGTGCCCAAAGATAATCAAAATAGATGGATTAAGATAAAAGGTACAATCACAATACCTAATGGTTATAATATTGCACAACCATGGTTGCAAGTAGAAAAGATGGTTAGCGATAATGAAAAGATATATTTTGCTGACATAAGCATTACTAGAGCTGATGATAATGCAATCGAGTTAAGTGAAACAATGACTACTAGAATTGGTGATTTAGAAAGAACTGTGAGAACCAATACAACTGATATTGGGCAATATAGACAAGAAATGACTAATAGTGCTAAGGAATGGAGTACCAAGTTTACGAGTATAACAAACGGTATTGGCGGAACTAACTTGTTGAGAAATACACGCTTTAGTGATGGTAGTAACTGGGGTTATACAGGTACAGCTCATATGGGTACGCAAAATACTAATAAGCCTAGTGGTGTACCTAATGATAACCAAACTATGGATATTATGTCTACAACAGCTAATAGTCAAAATGCTTTGACGCAAACTCCTAAAGTAAAAGCTGGTGAAACTTATATAGTTAGTTTTTGGGCTAAAGCAGATGAGGAAACTTATATGCAAGTTGAGTCCAATCAAAATACAAGATTTAATCAAAAAATTGGTACAAGTTGGCAAAAATATAGTGGACAAGTAATGTTCCAGTCAGATAATAGAACATTATATATTTATCCTACAACAGCTAATGTATGGGTACACATCAACTCTTTAAAACTTGAAAAAGGCACTATTGCAACAGATTGGTCACCTAGTCCAGAAGATTTTGATAATAAAATAGGAGATTTACAAGGTCAAATTACAGCCAATGCCAACAAATTTAATACGGTTTATACCAAGACAGACGTTGATAATAAAATCAGTCCACTAAATAGTCGCACCGAGTTCTTGCAAGACAATAGTAAGTTCTTATTGAGAGTACAAGAAGCTGGTGCAGCCACTGGTGGAGTAAATAACTTACTAACAAATAGTGATACATTTGATGGATATTCTGAAAATAATACTAATAGTTTCGATTTCCAAAAAATCGAAGGTAGTGGATTGCCATCAGTCCCTAATCAACCAAGTATCACTAAGATGGGGCATGTATGGAATGACTACGGAAGTGCCTATAACAAAAATGACGGTATTTATTTAGAGAATGGTGAAACATACTGGTTTGGTGTATACCTTATGACAGATAGTAATGCTGGAGCATTTAGAAACTTATCTGTATATGCAAGTTTAGACAAGGGTCAAACTAGCGGAAGTGCTAATAAATATTTTGCTGGCGAAGCTATTGATTTTAATAGAACATTCAAGGGTAAAACTAAGACATGGGTATGGAATACGTATAAATTTACTGGCGATGGTACTACTAGATATAACTGGAGAATTGAACCTTATAATCACATAGGTGGCTCGATATGGACAGCTGGTTATATGTTAGTTAAGTCACCACTCCCACCAACAGGTTGGTCGCCTAATATGACAGATGTACAAATGAGATTGGACTCTGGTGGTTTGACTATAAATGGTAATACAAGAATAAATGGCACGTTGAATGCTAAAGGTATGGTATTAGATGACAAAACTGGTAGTAAATTAGAGTTCACACCAAATGGATTAGATATATCATACTCGCAAAATAGAAATCAATACTTTACCTTTAGTGGAGGTGGACTAGATTTCTGGAAGTACACCGAAGCCGAAGGTATAGAAGACTTCCCTTATCACCACAAGCCAGGGTATGCCCGTTTGGGTAATTTGACTGCTTGGGACGGTTCATATAACGATAGAACTAATTATACTGCACGTAAACATTTAGACCACCCTACTAATTATAATGGAATGGGGTTTGTAATTGATGTTACTGGTGGTAGTGATGAATTTAGTATATGGCAAGAAGGTACTTCATACAGAAGTAGCAGTGGTGCAGTAGGTGCGGGCGAATATTGGTCTTTATTCAACGTTAATGCCACTGGTTTTGGTGCTGGTAGAGGACGTGGTATACATCATTATACGAGCAACTACTTCTGGAGCGACCAAGAAAATTATAATTGGCAAGATGACGCTACCTTATTGGGGACTATTCATGATAACGGATGGAAAGAATTAGAAATAATGTCATATAGAAGCACAATGGCTGTTAAATCAGAACCACATAATTCAAACGCATGGGTGAATGGTTTTATATTTGGGTCAAAAGATGGTGGCGAAAGATTATTTGGATATGACGGAAATCAATGGATAGATGTTGTTAATAAGCGGACAACAAGAGATGGTGAAGACTATAAAAATCATTTTGCAAGTATGCACCTATGGGAGGTTCAAGCTCACGCTTTTACAACTACCTCACAATTAAGTCAGAAAATTGACATAGAGCCTTTAGATACAAAAGATTTTATGTCAAAGCTTTTAAGTATTGATTTGTGCAAATATCGTTATAAGACACAGTCTAGTGAAGAAAAGGATAATTATGGAGCTATCATAGATGATGTAAACGAAGTTAAAAAATATAATCTGCCGCAAGAGTTTATAACGACACGTGACAAAGGGGTAAATACAAATAATTTAATTACTGGATTGATTGCAACAGCACAAGAACAAGCAAAACAAATTGAAGACTTAACTTTCAGAATATTAGAAATTGAAAGGAGGAATATCAATGGATAACAGCAATGTATTAGACGAAATTTTATTTGGTGGCATGTTATTCACAGCGGATAACAAATTTGTTGATATGAACTACACACTAAAAAAACTAAATATTCATGGTGAAATTGAAATACCTATCGAAAAATATAGTGAGGCTATTGCCGATGGCGGTTTAATTGGTGTAAAGAAGTTATTGGTGACAATGCTAAAAGAACAATTAGAAGATTTAGAAAAAAGTTTGTCGGTAGTTGGAAAATAGGAGGGATATATTATGACAAGAGAAGAAATTATTGGAAAACAATTAGCAAATAAGGTCGCAATGTTGGAGTATGAAAACACATTGTTGTTTGCTGAAAAAGTAGAATTACAAGAAAAATTAGCACAATACGAAAATCAAAACCAAGACAATAATAAAGAATAGAGGTAATGAATTATGGAATTTCGTACAACACAAATGAGTTACAACTTCGGTCAAGATGGTGTAACAGATAGCATTAATATCACTATCACAGGTCAAGAAGACTCAAACTATATTACTGGTTCATTCAAAATTATTAAAGAAGATTTAGCAGGTCAAGAAGCTGAAGCTTTAGATGATTTAACACGTAAAGAGGCATTCAATATTTGCAAGAAAAAGTTTGCAACATATTTGGCATAGGATAGTGACGTACTATGAAAGGAAAACTCATGGTATATGATATTGGGGGATATGTCGGCATGATAATGGGAGCAGTTAGCTTTTTAATCGGAGGATTTACCCCAGCAACAGTGTTTTTCCTCGTGTTTAATCTAATTGATTTATTTACAGGACTTGCAAATGCCACTAATAATGGTGAAATAGAGTCTAAGATATTTACAAAAGGTATCTTTAAAAAAGCTGGAATGTGGTGCGTGATTATCGTAGCTCATGGTCTTGATATGGTAGTCTTTGGCGGAGCTGATATAACCAGACTCCCAGTATTAATGACGCTACTAGCAAACGAAGGTATTTCTATTGTAGAAAATGCTGGTAAGTTAGGTGTAACTATACCAAAATCATTAGTTAAATATCTAGCTCAATTAGAAGATAAATCTAATAATGAGTTAAAAGAAAAGTTAGATAATGATAAGGGCGACAACAAGGAATAAATATTGAAGAAGTAAGGTTTTGCCTTGCTTTTTGTACATAATTTAATGAAAATATTTTGTTAAAATCTATTGACATAACAACGATAATATGATATAATATTTAAGTTAAAATAATAAATAATAAGGTGGGATAACGTTTATTGGTTAAACTCCAAAGTTTAAAGAATGACCCAAAGAAACGAGTGGTTTATCGAATTGTAGACACTCCAACAGGACAAATTACAATTTACGAACCAACAAAAGATGATATTAAAAAGATTATTGAGTTACAAGATGAAATTGCAAGATATAACGAAGACAACGAAATGGAATTAGAAATCGCTGGCTACACAGTTATGCGTGAGTTAATTCCTATGTTAACTGATATTGAGATTGACCCAGAAATGTCTGATGATGAAGTTAGAGAAATTGCTGACAATCCTACACTTGCATTGCTTACAGTAACACATGTCTTAGAAGGTATCGTGTCTGACGTTTACAAGATGTTAATTCTACAAACAGTTAATGGTATCAAGAATGATGATATTGAAGTGTTAGTAGATGAAATGAAAGACCAAGTATCTGGCTCATTAATTGAACGTATGAGTAAGACAGAAGATGGTCGTGAAGCTGCAGCAGAAGTGGCACAAGAAACAATGCGTTTAGTCAATGCAAAACAAAATGAATATATTGAAGATGAAATGACTAAAGCAGAAGTAGCTAAGGAATTGGAAGAAGACCAAGCTGTTGAAGAAATTGTGAATGAAGATGATGATACATCCGATGTAGTACCAGTTGAACCAGTAGAGCCAGTTGACGCTGTTGTGGTAGATGAGCCATCTATTTCTTACGAAGACCGTATTAAGAGTAAATTCCAAGCAAACTATTCTGAACTAAACGGTGAAACTGAATAAGCGAGATGATATAATATGGTAATGTTAGAGGCAAGAGCTAACGTTGAGATACCTGATTACATGGGGAAGGTCAAGTCTATTAGTCGTAAGGCTTTGGCTACTACCATAAGGGAAACAGCTGTAAATATCATGAAGAATATTCTGGAGTATGAATTTCCAGCATACGTATCTACCAGCTCATATATTACGACTGGTGAAATGGTTAATACAGTAATGTTTCGTGTAAGTGGGGACACTTTGGTTATCTACATTGATGGTGGTGCATTATCTGCCATGCCATATGACGCTGCTAATCATGAGTTCGGTATTCATGAAGGTGTTTCTGGACAAGATTTCAGACATGAATTACCTGGTGTATTGAACGATGGCGGTGGTGGTATTGTTCCACACAAGGGTAGAAAATTCATGGACACCGCTTTCGACCAATATCAAGTCATTCTGATTGAGTTGTTGGCTCAAGAGTTGGCTGCGGCTGGTTTTGAAGTGTCAACTGGCTAATTCATAAAATTTGAATTTTAGAAAGCAAATTCCTTGATTTTGTATGTCAAATGTGCTACAACAGCAATACAAATGACATACAAGAGAGGTGGTATTTTGGCAAAAACAGTCACAACTACTATCAGATTGGATAAAGAGTTGAAAGATGATATGACACGTATATTGGACAGCATGGGTTTAAGTGTTAATGCGTATTTCACTATGGCTGCTAAGCAGTTAGTGCTGAAAAAGAAAGTGCCATTTGAGATTTTGTCAGATGAGAGTGAAGAAATCAATAACGACTAATACATTTCGTTAACCACACAAATAACAAAAATTGCGTTTTTATTTTAAGGAGGAAATTATCAAGCTATAAGGGAGATAATTTCGATAAAACATAAAGAAGGATTAAAATACCAAAGCAACGAGCAACGTATCATTAAAAGATATGCTACAAAGGCTCGTATGGATAAGGTAAATCCAGATAATATTAAAATTTATAATAAGTATCTCCGTAGCCGAAAGGTAAAGAATACTGATGTAAAAGATACAACATATAAGGTGTATCAATCATATATGAACATCTTTATGTGTTATATCATGGAACGTTGGGATAACTTTTATCTATTAGACGAGGAGGTACTAGAAGAAGACATGTTAGACATTATGGAGTCTTTCATGTTATTCCTACAAGATGAATGTGGGAACGGTAAAAAAGTAATCAATACTAAATTAAGTGCTGTTTCTAGTTTCTATCATTGGGCTACTAAACGTAGATTAATCAAGGCACATCCTTTTGCTGGTAGATTAGAACGTATACAAAATGCTCAAGAAGAAAAGAAGATAGCAGTACACTTCTTAACACAAGAACAAATAGATAAGATAACAGAAGAATTGTCTAAACCAAAAGATAGTCTTAACCGTTATGATTGGCAAGATGAAATCTTATGGCGAATTGCATATGATAGTGCAGCTCGTATCGGGGCAATTCATCAATTATCCTTATCTAATCTTGATTTAGACAAACGTCAATTTACCAATATTCGTGAAAAGCGTAGTAAGATTGTGAATGTTCCATTCTTGAAAGCTACGCAAGAAAGATTACGTGAATATTTGCAATGGCGAGAAGAAAATGGTATTGATTGTGACGCTTTATTCTTTGCCCGTAAGAATGGTGAATGGACTAGAATGAGCAAACAATCACTTACATTGCGTATTCGTAAGATTGGGGAAATCATTGGTATAGGTGATTTCAGACCACATAGTATACGTAAGAGTAGATTAAATATCATAGGCAAGAAGAATATTAAAAAGGCTGCTAGTTTAGCACATCATGAAAGTATTGATACTACTGTTAGGTTCTATACAGAAAAGGAAGATGAAACAGCTACCTTAGATAGTATAGAAGAAGAACTAGCCAATGAATAATAAGTATGCACCGAACAAACGGTGTATATAATACATATACAAGGAGAGATAGGTATGTTTTGTACTAAATGTGGAGCAAAGAATCCAGAGGACGCAACTTTCTGTTATAAATGTGGTAATGAGATGAAAGTGATTAAAGATAAGAAAATGATAAAAAAACCAAAGTCATTTCATGATAATGTACAAAACAAAACATCTCTTTTGAAAAACAAAAAATGGTTATACGGAATTATTGCTGTTGCAGTATTGCTACTAGGTTTCGGTGGATATAAGTGGTATGAAAAACACTTTACTTTTGCTGGAGTGACATCGGGGCATGTGTACAAAGTTAAAGGCGAAGCCGATTATACCTACTATACAGTTTTTAGAGAAAAAGGTGACACCCTATATTATATTAGAGTTTATTCGGGGAAACAATCCGCAGAGAAATTTGTTAACAGTAACGATTTATTTAATAAGAGTCATTACAAAGACCAACATGGGTTAAAAGATTTTAATTACGATGATGGAAATACGAGTGCTATGGTTGTAAGATTTAGCAAGGATTTAAAGAAAAACAAAACCTTTTCTCAAGATGTAGATAAAAATAGTTTTAAATTGACAAAAACTGGTTACATATATACTTACGGTTCTGGGTCTTTAAAAGAAAAAGAAATAGGAACTTTAGTTAAATAACATATAATTAACCAAGCCCAATAAAATGGGCTTTTACATAGCACCAATATGTAAGCGTTTACAAATAAAATAATAAGGTGGTATTGAAATGATTGGCTAGTCAAAACTTAAACATAAAAGTCAAGTTAGACTTTGACGAAACGAGCTTAAAGAATTTAAATCTAGGCACAGTAAGAGTAGACCCAGATGTAAATCACTTTAAAAGTAAGTTAAGGTCTGCTTTGAATGGTAATTTTAAGATTACCCCAAAGATAAACACAAAGGGTATATCTAACCAACTAAACAACATCAAGAATGATATGAGGGAATTTAGAAACGCTGCTAAAGACCCTATCAAGATTAATTTTGATGTTGATAAAGATGTACTTAGTGATTTAGCTGTTGTGTCAAGACAATTAGAGAAGATACAAAAAGCTAGTGCCAGTGCAACTAAGATGAAGTTGTCTGGTATGAGTGGTATTAGTAAAACTGGTGATGACTTATCAACATTAGTTACTGCCGCTCGTAAAGCTAATAAGGAAATCACAGCCTTAGAAGCTAAAAAGAAAGCATTAGAGTCAACAGGTCGTTCATTAAGTGATAAGGACGCTCTTAAATTAGGCGATTTTCAAAAGCAAGCTCAAGAATATAGCAATGCGATAGAGAAAATCATATCTGAAAAGCAAAAACTTGATGAACAAGCATTACGTAGCACTTTTAAAAATTCAGAAAAGCCAACGGAAGAAGGAAACTAAGGCTTTAGCTGCATTGAAAGAAAAGTATGCTACTATGAGAGCTCAAACCGAAGAATATTCAAAAATAGGTGCAGCTCAAAAACTTGTTACAGAAAATAATGCTATACAAAAAGCTCAATTAGAAGCTCAAACACAGTTAATTAAAGAACAATCTAGGGCTGAAAAAGAACTGGTTAAATCTGGTGAACGTTTAGTTAAACTTAAACAAGAACGTAAGAAGTTAGACCAACTTGAAAAAGAAGGTCAACAAACAGTTCGTGAAGAAGATAGAAAAGCTGAACTAGAACGTGAAATCAGACATAAGCAAGATGAATTTAATGAATTAGCTAAAAAGGTTGATAAATACAACCCAGATTTAGTAAAAGAAACAAAGCGTAGACAAAATGGCAACAGTTCTGAAATCCAATCTGCTAGGGCAGAAGGTACTATTACTGCCCAGATACGTGCTAGGGAGGCGGCATATCAATCATTAGAAGGTAGTATTAAACGTCAAATCTCACTTGAAAAAGAATTGGCTAGAGCTACTGATACTGCTGCTAAGCGTAATACACGTAGACAATTAGCAGAAGAACGTGAAAAGGAAGCCTCTATTCGCAAGCAAATACGTGATAATGGGTATCAAAGTGCGGCTCATGACCGTAGAGTTAATGCTTTGTCAGAAGAATTGGGTACAACCAGAGTTCAAGCAAGGAAACAACGTAAAACTCGTATTGGGTTTAATGCAACAATGGACGTTTACAACATGGCACAACAAGGTGCTTATGCTGTTGCTAGTGCTGTTTCTGCATTAAGCGAAGTTGACGCTGCTATTACTCGTGTTACTAAAGTTGCTAATGCACCACAAAAAGATATAGACGCATTTACTAAATCAATCTATAAGAATGCTAGTGCAGTAGGTAAGACAGCTCCAGAGTATGCTGACGCTGTTGAACAATGGATTACAACTGGTAAATCATTAAAACAATCTATTGGCTTGGCTAAAGACTCTGTTATGGGTTCTTTCGTTGGTAACGTAGATGTTAATGATATGGTTAAGTACATGGCTGTTCCATTGAACTCATTTAGAAAAGAAGGGCTTAAATCTAAAGATATTATCAATAGTATGAACCAAGTTTCTAACAAGAACGCTATTGAAATGGAAGATTTGGGTCAAGCATATTCTAAAGCCAGTTCTGTTGTAGCAAGTACGGGTACTACATTTAGTCAGTTAACTGGTATGATTACTGGTGCTCAAGAAGCTACTCGTGCTGGTGGTGATGTTGTTGGACGTTCTATCAAGGCAATCTCACTTAACTTCTCTAAGATGAGTTCTGGTGTTACAGCAACAGATAAGAAACGTTCCGAGTTCTTTCATGGATTAGGTGTTGATTTAAAGACATCTGATGGAAAGATGAAATCCACATATCAAATTATGAATGATTTATCTAAGGTATGGGGCAAGTTAAGTAAACAACAAAAATCTGACGCTGCTTTATATGCTGCTGGTAAGGAACATTCCAACCAATTTACAGGTATGCTAGATAATTGGAAAACAGTTCAAAAGGCTATGCGTGAGTCACAAGGTCAGGTAAGTTTAGTTGATAAAGACCACGGTTCTGCTTTCCAAGAATTTGAGAAACAACAACAATCAGTCCAATTCCATCTGGCTACATTAAAGAACTCATGGACACAAATGTTAAATGACGTTGTTGGTGGACGTGAAGGTTTAAATAAGATTGTTGATACTGGCACATCAGTAGTTAATGTGCTAGATAGTTTAGCTAATAATAAGATATTTAGAGGCACTGCAATGTTTACTGGTGCTATTGTCGCCATTGGGGCATTCCATAAGGCTCTAAGTGGGTTGGCTAGTGCTGCTAGAGAAGTTACTGCTGCTAAGTGGGATAATTTAACATCGCTCTTAAGTGGTGAAACGTGGAAGAACTGGACTGCCGATATGAACGAAAGAAAAAGACAGTTGGGTATCGGCAAGAAACCAGATAGAGAAACAAGACATGTAGCAGAAAGAAATAAAATGGCAAATGCTGTTGCTAATGCCGCAGATGTAGCAGAAGAAAGTGCAGATATAGCAGCAAGTCGTAGAGAAAGATACTCATTAAATAGAAACAAGTCAAAAATAGGTAAGAGAAAAGTTAAAGGTGACTTAGCTACTGAGTCCAGAAGTATAGGGAATGTAGCAAAAGAAGTAGATAATCTTGGCAATGTATCATATCGTGCCGAAGGTAGAATAGGTGGCTTATCAAGAGTTGGTGGTAAAGTAGCCAGTGGAATGGGTAAAATGGCTGCGGCTGCAAGTTTGGTAAGTGGTGTACTTGGGCCTATAGGTGTAATTTTAGATGGTATAGCTATCGGAATGACCTTACTGGAATTGACAGGTGCTAAGCCATTTGAAAGCATTAGAAGAGCTATTAATCCAACTAAAGCTGCGTCTGATGATTTAAACAAAGCGTTAGATACAACAGCGAAACAAGTAGATAAAATACAAAGTGGAATAAATAACAATCCTGTATTTAACGGTGCTGCAATTAGTGTTAAGAAGTCTGGCGAAAGTCTTTCAGACGCTGTTAATAATGCTAGTTATGATGAAGTAGCAAATAACAAATTAAATGACGAGAACTACCAGAAATATAAAGACTTCATAAAAGATGTTAATAAAAAATATCATCTTCATATTGATGTTGAGTCCAACAACCTTGATGTTATAAAAGACCAACTGAAAGACGTCTTGGCTGATATAAAGGAAATTAACAACAATAAGATTGTTAAAGGGGCTAAAGACAATAAAAAAGAATCTAGCAAATTAAATGATGTATCAAGTAAGAATAAAACCAAGCAACTATACGAGGGAAATGACAAGTATGTAAAAACAAGGGATACAGATAGGTATAATCTCGCCAATAAAAACATAACTCAAAAAGAGTATGACGAAGATATGCGTAATGCTGAAAATGCAGCATGGATGTCGAAAGATGGACGCAAGATTGAGGCGGAAAATGCTGCGATTCAAAAAAATATTCGTTCCAATATTCGTGGAATGGGTAAGAGTATTGACTCTGGCAACTTTAGTAAAGATGACTACAAGGGTTGGGATAAAAATACACTACAACAAGCTACAATAGCAACAGGTCAAATCTTACGTAACAGAAAACAAGAAGCTAGTTTCCTAGATGAGATAAATAAGAAACAACAAAACGGTGAGAAATTAACCAAAGGTGAAGCTAGAAGACTTAACGATATGGGTATATCTGTTAGAAAAGACACTAGCAAATGGACTCAAGACGAAAGAGATAAGTTTAATCAAGCTAGAAATAAAAATTCTGATGATTATACTAGAGCAAAACAAAATCTTGATGATTTACTAACAACACGTGGCATTGGTAAGAAGCGTAAGAAAGAAATTGAGGACGCTTACGAAAGCGGAGATAATAAGAAGTATATCTCTTTAATGGGTCGTGAAGGTGAATTTGGTAAATCAATGTTGGGCTTATCTGCCATGTTTGAGGCACAGTATGGCAAATCATGGAATAAAGTCATGCAAAGTATGCAAGGCAACATAGATAAGTTCAATTCAAAGAATGGTCGTACGACAGCTGCTTCTAGGGCTTTAGTTGATGGTGATGGAATAGTAGATACATCTAAGATTTCTCAAATCAACGCTTTGGGTAGTAAGAACCTTAAAAATCTCCATATTGCTGACAAAGACGGACAAGTAGATTTATCTAAGTTATTGACTAACTTACAAGGTGTGCAAGGCTCAAGCAATCCATTAGGACTATTGCAAGACTTAGTTAGTGGAAAAGCTGACTATCATCAAACAGGACGTTACCAATCTAATTTAGATGGTGGCAAATTTAATAGTAAGTCCAAAGACGCTAAAAAAGTCTTCAATGATTATATGAAGAATAATAAAGGGAACTATGACCTTGCTAAAGCAGAAATGAAAGAAAATGGGGTATATCAAGGTGATATAGCTGCATTAGACAAGCAAGGTAAAATCTATGAAAAAGCCAGAAAACAATTAAATAATGGTTTTAGTTCAAAAGCTGATAAGAAGGCAATGTCCGATTTAGCAGAAGCTATGGGTAGCAAATCAATGTTAAAAGACTATTTAAAGAGAATGGGGTTTGATAGCAAGTCTGCTAATAAATGGGTAGATAAGAACATCAAGAAAGACGGTAGCACTAAAAAAGGTGCTGTTGATGATGATAGTTCTAGTTCTAGCTCAAGTAGTAATAGTAAGCGTGGCAAAGGTGGAAAAGGTAATAAAGGCGGCAAGGGTAGTAAGAACGATAAGAAAAACGACAAAATTACAGCACCTGGCATAATTCCAACAGTAGAAGCTGATGAATTAAAGAATACGAAGAGTATGCAAGCCGCTAATAAGGCACTCAAAGCCATGAAGAATGGGCAATATTCAGCTTTAACAAAGAAACAGTTGGCACAATTAAAGAAAGATGATAAAACAGCCTACGACAATTATCAAAAAGCTGTTAAGAATTTCAATAAAGCTGATAAGAACGGTGACGGTAAGCTAAGCAAGTCTGAACAAAAGAAATATGAAGAACTAGGTAAGAGAAAAGCTGCTGCTGAAAATAAAGGTAAACAATCCGAAAATAAAAAGAACAAGAAAAAAGAAGACAAGGAAGATACAAAGTCTAATAAGTCTAGTAAATCCAAGAAGTCTAATAAGAAAGATTATTTAGACGAAAATGGCAAAATGCACAAGCTCAGCGACTCAAAGGGTGGCAAGCTAACAGCTAAGGAAAAACGTAATCTTCAAGCTAGACAAAAAGAAATGGAAAGACTTGCCAAGAAGTACAACGCAGCCGATAAGAATAATGACGGTAAGTTATCTGCTAAAGAAAAGCGTAATTTAGCTAAGAAGTTAAATGAAGAAGCTAAGATTGAGGCACAGGCGGCCAAGAAAAAGAGTAGTAAGTCTAGTTCCAAGTCTTCATCAAGTAAAGCCAAATCTAACAGTAAACAAAAGGCTATTAAAGTACCTATCAAGGGCGAAGATAAGACTAAAGATACACTTAATAAAATTAAGTCTAAGGGTAAAAAGTCTAATATTAAAGTACCTATTAAAGGCGAGGATAAAACTAAGGATACGCTTAGCAAAATTAAATCTAAAGGCAAAAAAGCAAATATCAAAGTCCCTATCAAAGGTGAAGATAAAACTAAAGGTACGATGGATAAGATTAAGTCCAAAGGTAAGGGGCAAAAGATAAAGATACCTGTTACTGCCGAAGACAAAACTGGTGATGGTATAAGCAAGATTAAATCTAAGGTTCAAAATATCAAGGCTAAGATACCTATTACTGCAGAAGATAAGACTGGTGATACAATTTCAGGTATCAAGAGTAAAATCACTGGTGTTAAGGCTCAAATTAGTATTACAGCCAAAGATGATACAGCCTCAACAATATCTAGTATTCAAAGTTCGGTACAAGGACTTAAGGCAGAAGTAACCATCACCGCTGACGACCAAGCAAGTTCTGTTATTGATACTGTTAAGAGTGCGATTGACTCAATTCCACCAAAACACGATACGGTTATTAGTGTTACTGGTGCAGAGGCAGCCGCAGCTGCAGCGACAAACGTAGCTAATGCTGTTAATAGTATTCCATCAGAAAAGAGTGTGTCAATTAGTGTTACAAAATCTGAAACAGTGACTGTAACAAAGAAAAACCCTTCTGTTGGTATTAGTAGCTCGCTTGGTATATTGGGTAATGTTGACGCAAGCTACGCTGTAAATCCAAATCCATTCCGTTCTATGTCTGTGGCAACCGATAATCCAGATGTGGTAAGTGCTATGAATGGTACTGCTGCTAATATGGGAATTAGAGATTATTCTGACGCTTCCGATGATACAAAGGTAAATGAAGATTACTGGAGATACATGGGTAAGGAACTCTACAAAGGTTTACCATTAGATGAACAAGCGTCTAAATTGGAAAATGCTGTAACGCAAGCTGACGAAGATATGAATAAATTGATTAATATCGCACGTCAAAAGATTGATGTAGATAGAAAACAATTAGCATATCAAAACGAAATGCGTGGTGCATATCAAAACCAATTAAATGATGTTATGGGTAAATTACGTGGATATGGTTTCCGTACGAATGGTAATCAAATTACTAACTTGGACATCGCCAAGAACTTTAAGGGCGATAAGGCAAGCAAGGTTGATGAGTTATTGAGTACCTACCAAAATGTATATCAAAACTTATCTGATGTAACTAAGAAGATAGATGAATTGAATACAGATATTTGGCAACAAAACAAGAATATCCAAGATTACCAAGAAGAAATTGAGTCACAAGCTATTGAAAAGGCTCAACGTGAATTGGAAATGGTACAACGTTCAGTTGAATACTCCAAGAATTTGGCAGATAGGGTAATCGACTCCTTGAGTGAAAAAGATTACGCTATGAAGTTAGGTTTCAGTGCAAAGGAAATCAATGAACAATCAGCTGGTTTAGAAAAATTGATAGGTCAATTCAACGAACTATCTGCTATGACATTCTCAAAGAAGGAACAGGCAGAAAAGATTGAAGATAGCTTAAACGATTTAAGACAAACCATTTTAGATACTGCTGATAGCGTATTGGAATTACAAAACAATATGAAACAAGCAGAAATCGACCAATACACAGAAAACCTAACATCATTCACTGATACGATTAATAACAATATTGACCGTTTGAAGTCTAATGTACAACAATTACAAGATGGATTGTTAAGTGGTACAACGTTTGATGACTTATTGAGTTCTAATCTAGCTGTTACTGATTTTGAGCAACAATCTGCTTTATCAAGACAAATGCAACAACGTATTGATTTGGAAAAGCAATTAGATAGTGCTATGGACGCTTTTGCTAAAAAGAATGTTGATAGACAAAATAATGTTGCTGCGGCTCAATTAAGAGTTGAACAAAACAAATATGCTCAAATGCTTAACCTTGCAAAAGATTATGCTAAAGGGTATGTGGGTGAAATCAATACTAAGTTTGCTACTTACGCAACACCAACGGGTCAAGCTAACTTAAATGATATTACTATTGGTGGAGGTCAACGTAGTGTTGAATATACCAAAGCAATGGTTAAATACCAAGATGAGTTAGTGAAGTTGCGTGAAGAGTACAATAAACAACTTAAAGCTGCTGCAAATGATGAGCAACGTTCAAGAATTAATCAGAAGTTTGCTGTTCAACAAATGGATATGCAACGTGAGTTATATCAACAAATTATTAATAGTAATTTACAAGCTATTGATGATATGCAAAAGAAACTCAAGACAGAAGATTTAACAACAGAACAACGTCAAACATTAAAAGAAAGTATTGCACAATATGAAAAAGATAATATTGACGCTCAAAACAATATTAAAGATATTATCAAGGAAAGATTTGAGTATGAAAATACACTTATTCAAGACCAATTAGATAAATATCAAAAGGTTACAGATACAGTAAGTAACTTAGTAACATTGGCTAAGACCTTACAAATGCAACCAGCAACACAAGCTAAGTTGTTAGAGCAACAATACAAGTCTATTGAAAAGCAATACAACACCTATATTGCATTAGCTAACAAGCTAAGAGAACAACAATCTGGATATGGTGTAAACTCATTTGAATGGAATACATTGCAAAAACAAATTGATGAAATGGACTCAAGAGTAAATCAATCTATCGCTGATTTACTAGAGGCTTCACGTTCACAATTTGAAAACACAATGGAGGCTACATCTAAGGAATTTGAAAAATCTATCAATGGTGGACGTACCGCTGATAGAACTAAATTTGAAGATGACATCTGGATTGATGGTGTATCTAAGCAACTTAAACTAGAACAATTAAGACAAAAGTCTATTGAACTAGAAAATGAAGTTGTGAAGAAACGTATTGAGGCTTTGGACGCTCAATCAAGAATGTCTAAGATACAAGCTGATTACGTAGATAAACAAATAGATGTGTTAAATGCACAACAGGCTTTGGATAATACGTTAGGTAAACGTGATACTAAGGTATTAACACAAGGGGAAGACGGTAAGTTTAATTGGACTTACATGGCTAACCAAGATGATGTTGATACTGCACGAGAAAACTTAACACAAGCTAAAGTAGATATGGAAGATTACAAAAAACAGATGAAGTCACAATTTGTTGACGCTGTTGAAAAAGTAATTGACGGTGCTAAGACAGGCGAATTAAACATTGATGAAGTTAAGACACGACTACAACAATTACAAGACGCTTATGGTGTTGGTATTTTAGATGATATTCCAGAATACAACGCTGGACAGCTTGAAAACATTATCCAACAATATACTGATTATGTGAATAGAAATAAGGACATTTTAGGCAAGTATGGTGACTCTAAGGCTGTTGGTAGCTTAACAGGTTACCAAGAAATCCTACAAGGGTTCACAGACCAATTCAAAGTGGTTGGTAAGGAAATTAGTGAAATGTTCGGTCAACAATTAAGGGACGCTCTTAAACTAGACCCTAACCTTTCACCTAGAATACCTAATGCACCAACACAAACATTGTCTATGGTTATTCAACATCAAACATTAGAGTTCCCTAATGTAACAGACCCAACGGGATTTGAAGAAGCTATTAAGAACTTACCACAGATTGCTAAGCAACAAGTCCAATCTAAATCATTATAATCAGTTGGCTCATATCTCTACTGTAAAAGGTGGGGATATGGGAGTACATATAATAAGTATTTTGATAATTGCAAATAAGTAATTTGATATTTTTGCAATATAAAATACGGATTTTATAAAAATCAAAATTTTGAAGAAAGGAATGATATTAAATTTGACACAACCAATTTTAAATATGGTGTCGAACTTTGATGCTACCGAAGAACATACATTAACTTATATGTATCTAGGGACAGAACGTTCGACAGTTAATCAAGTATCTATCCGTCCAGATGAACCTAACTCATCGCCAGTCTATACAGAAACTAGAACAAGTTTTGACAAAGTTCATATTGTTCCTAGAAATGCTTTGAAGAATGGACTGAGTTATTTAGCTAAGGTTCGTGTTCAATTAGACAATGGGGCATGGACTGAATGGTCTGCTGAAATAGAATTTATGTGTTTGACTAAACCAAACTTCTATTTTGAACAAATTGGTAATAGCAAGTATGTCTATACAAATGAAATGATGTTAAGTGTATTATATGCACAAGAACAATCAGAAAAAGTAGAAACATACCAATTTATTTTACAAGACTATAACCATGTCAACATTCAAGAATACCCAGTACGTATTCCAGCAGCAGATGACCCATTCAGATTTTCAGAACACATTAAAGGCTTACAAAAAGGTAGATTGTATTATGCAATAGTTAGAGTAACTACAAAGCATGGTATGGTCTGGGAAAGTCAAGGCAAGGAATTTGTTCCACAATATGTTATCCCTACACTTAATTCAGTTGTGCAACCAGAATTGAATGAAGATGAAGGACAAATACAAATTCATGCGTTCTTGAAACAAATCTTAGGTACACCAGCTAAACCTTACATTCCTAATCGTGCTACTGATAGTGATTATCACTATGATTATTGGAGTCCAAGCGGTCAAACAGACGCTCATTACGTCATAATTCCAAAGGATAATCCATTAATGTTTACTCGTTTGGGCATGGCTAAGGCAAGTGATTTTACAGCTAAATTATGGTGTGCTGGAGTAGATAATGGCTTATTCCTTCAATTCTCTACTAAGACAGATAAAAAGAACCCGACTGGGACTGGGGTGCAAATCAATTTTGTTAAGCATGATGATTATATTACTATGGAAAAGTCATTTGGTAGAGTTAAATCTCGTGCTAGGTCTAACATTGTTCAAGGTCTAGGGCAACAACCATTCTATCTCTATATCAAAGTAACAGAATATAGGGTGCAGATGATAATCGAAAAGATAGGTTATGGAGGTTAGAAAATGATAGTAGGACATACGTTTTTTGGTAGAGGAATGGAGGGAGTAGTATATGACACAGCAATCCCAACAGACGAACTTGATGAAGTATGGCTCGGAGAAGGAATGTATGACGAAGTGTTTGTGTCCGTTGATACCAGCATTAATTCCACAAATGAAAAGCCAACTGGATGGCAACTCAAAACTATCATGGACGCAAAGTTTAATGGTAGCTTGGAAGCTGGTTCGATTGATGGTGGCGGGCATAAAGTAGTTAAGCTCCAATGCTATAGACGTGAATACAAAGCAGTTGATAGTGATTGGACACTTATTGCTCAATGGGATTACGACCAAGATTACAATACTTATACAATCACAGATAGGTTTATTCAAAATGGTAAGACATATCAATATGCTATTGTTCCTTTATCTAAGGATATTCAAGGGGATAAGGTTATGTCAGAACCAATCGCAGCAGTGTTTAAAGGGAACTTCATATCAGATTTGCAACACAATTATGCTATGAATTTGAACTTTAGATTTGGCGATTTAAGATATAATAAGAACACAAGCATTCAAACAACTCTTTCGGGACAATTTCCTATCGTAACACAAGGGGCTCAAAATTACCGTTCTGGTACAGCAACATTCCTCCCATTAACAAAACAACAAGAATTAGGTTTGAGAAATAGCCTAGATACAAAAGAAGAATTGAGAAATAGAAATCAAATTATTGAGTTCTTAAACAATGGTAAGATTAAGGTTATTAGACGTGATGATGGTGATATTATGGCAGTTGCTACAAATGATATTAACTTACAACCATTATCAGATAGCTTTGATGAATTATCTAATGTTACATTCTCATTCACAGAAGTAGGTAAATTAGATTACAACACAATGGAAAAATCTGGTTTAATCGCAACAGCTGGTTTATCTAACTTTACTTATGACGAACATGGCGAAATCATCTTTGACGATACAAACTTGATTAAAGATGTGAATAAGAGTAGAAATGCTCAAAAGGTTTTAAATGATATTTAAGGTGAGGTGAGATATTGGATTTTACAGATGGCGAATTAATGAAAGGTAGTAACAATCACGTTCTACCTAATATCATTAGTGATTTAAGTGTAAAACCAGACAGTAGAATTGGTGAAGTTCTAAGACAGCCAATCAGAAATATTGATACAGTTATACAGGTTATTAATCGTGATGGGTCTGTATATCAAACAATCGAAGGTAAAGCTATATCTGGTAATATCTCAATAGACGCAACATCGCTTACTAGACGTACAGGTTCACTTACTTTAGCGGTTGATAAAGACTATCTACCTAAATCTGGAGGTATAGCATGGTTTGATAAGCAGTTTAAGTTGTATCAAAGCATTATTGATATGGGGTCTTATAATAAAGAACCTATCAACTTCTTATTAGGAACGTTTGTCATTACAAATGAAAACCTGAGTATCAATACCACAAATAGTACGATTACCTTTACTTTAGAAGATAAGATGTCATTGTATGAAAATGCTACAACAGCATATCGAGTAAAGATACCTAGAGGACAAAAGATTGATAGTGCTATCCGTTCTGTTATGGAAGAAATGGGTGAAACAGTCTTTGGCAAAATGCACGAAAGCTCAGAACAAGAAGTGGTTCAATACGATTATATTAAGGAAATTGGAACGAATAAACTTGATATAATTACAGATTTACGTGATATGTACATGGATTATACTTGTGGTTTTAATGTGCGTGGCGAGTTTGAATTTACTAAGATTGATGTACAAAAGGAAGATGAAGTTACACCAGCTAAATGGGACTTTGACCCAACAGGAGCAGATAGGTCTGATTTAATGGTTTCATTTTCAGAAGATTATAACTTTAAAGGCTTATATAATCATATTGTTGTATTTGGTGGTACATCATCCAAGACAAGATATACTCCTTATGCAGAAGTAGGCTTGACCGACCCTAGTGTTCCTTACAATATTGACGCTATTGGTATGAGAACTAAAGTTGTGCAAAACAATGATTTAAGTGATGATATTCAATGCGTATCAGAAGCTAAGTATCATTTATGGCAAACAGCTCATTTACAAGAAACATGTGATATAACAACAGTTCCTATCTATGTGTTAGATGGCAAGGATATTATCACTATTGTTAATCCAGTAACCAAAGAAAAGAACAGATACATTATTGATAAGATAGGTATTGATTTCGGTGTAGATGGTATTATGACTATCAATACACACAAATTACACTATGTACGTACATCTTATGGAGATGTTGAGTCACCATTTGTTAAGACAATCAAAAACGGTATTGATAAGTTGGGTTGGTTATCACTTGGCGAACAACGTATTAAAGATTGTTATGGTATCAGTGGTTCTGGTAAAAACATTATTCGTGTTCGTTTCTTCTCAGAAGAAGAAGGTGGCGAACAGGCTTATGTTCAAGGCTATCCAACAACTAAAGTACAAACTCTTGGTATTGATATACGAGATTTCAGAAACATTATTAAGAATAGTCAAAACGGTGAAGTTCCTAATCGTTCTCGTGGTGACTATTTAGATAGAGTTCTGGCTCATGAAATGTTTCATGGGGTATGCAATGACTACTATGGTTTTGATAAGGCTGCGGATATGCCACAATGGTTTAAAGAAGGATTTGCTGAATTTATTCATGGCGGACGTGAACGTTACCAATCATTAGATTACGATAGCTTTGCACAAAAGAAAAAGGCTTTAGTAGATAGAGCTGAATTACAATTAAAAGGTGCATGGGGACAAAAGAATGGTTCGCAAACCATCGCTGTTTCAGAAGATTATACCAGTGCATTCTTATTAGCTGCGACAATTTGGAAGTTAGTTGGTAAAGATGGTATCAAGAAGATGTTTGAAGGCTTGCATGGCGAAGGCAACTTATGGTCTATATTCCCTGTTAAGATATTAGAATTAGGTGGATATTTAGAAGTGCCTAAGAACCAAGAAGATAGAAATAATGATAGAGCTATACAAATCATTATTAATACCTTAAACAACTGGAATGATATTTGGAACTGGTTACAAGATAGTCAAGACCATGATACTGTTTCAGTAGGTGGTATTCACTTTAATAACCTTTATGACAAAGCATTAGATGCTGATGATGTGTTTAACGAAGGTGAAGCTAAGACTGATAGTATTGGTTTCAAAATTGAATATGAATATTAAATAATATTAAAAAAGTTGCAAAATGGATTCTGAAAATATTAAATAATATTAAAAAAGTTTACTAATATCTATTGACTTTTAGTAAGCAATATGTTATAATAATTAAGTTAAATTTATGATAAGGTGGGATTAAGGCTTCGTGAGTAGAAGTGTGTTTCCTAATGGGATAGATACATTCCCAGAGTTATTTGACCTACCTAGTGATAAGGTTAATGACGCTAACAGATTAACCGAATTAAAGGGTAAGGCAAGTTTAGATACAAATGAACAAAACGAAATTAAAGCTCTAACAGCAAAATTGCAAGACTATATGATTACTCCAGAACAATGGAATAGAATTACAGATTGTATGACTGCTTTAGAAACATTTTTCGATAAAAATGTAAGGGGTTACATCTTACAAAAGCAAGAAGAATGGCGACACTATGTTGACTCATTTAGATTTGTTGGTAATTGGACTAACCAAACTAAATATAGTTTTCAAAACCTAGTTAACTATCGTGGGCATCTATTCTTGGTGCTAAAAGATGTGGTTGCTGATAATAACCATACTCCAGATTTAACCCCAGATACTTATCGTCAAGTAGCTTTTAAAGGCGATAAGGGTGATGTAGGTTTAAATGCTACATTCAAAGGCGATTGGAATGGTAGTACAACATACCATTTAGGTGACGCAGTATGCAAAGATGGTATTGTGTTTGTAGCGAAGAATGATAGCACAGGCAAAGAACCTAATATCAATTCAGCAAATTGGTTTCCATACCCACAATCTATTATTGTCGGGAATAGTAAGCCACAAAACCTACATCCAGCTATTAGCTATTTAGAAGTCTATAACTAAAAAGTAGGTGAAACTCTTGAATGATTTACAAAAAGGAATTATTGATACAGTAGATGTAGTAGTTGACTCTAAGGTTAGCCGACTAAACATTCCACAAACTTATGTAGGTGTAGTTGTACAAGACCCAGAAGGCTACAAATGTATCGTAGAGATAAATAAAGTAGAAAGGACATGCACACTTCCCGAACACTTGCATAATTGGATTAGCAAAGATGACATTGTGTATGTACAAGACGCAATGGGCAATGGACAGGAATGGGTAGTTACAGGCTCATCTGGTTCAACTCGTAAACAGACTATGGTTATCAGTAATAATCAAGAGGGCAAAGGTGATTTAGTAAGTGGAGTTACTAAATTTGCTGATGATAATGGCAATTTAACAGATAATGATTTAGTGATTAATTAATAAGTAGGTGAAAAGTTAGTTGACCTTAATTAAGCGAACAAGGTACAGAATGGGAGATGATGTCTTCTATTTTGATAATGACGCAGTAACAACTAAAGTATTAGATAATAATAAAAATGAATTGGGTACATTACAAGAGTATTTATTTGAAGGCAAGACTGTTACAAGTGGCAGTGTTACCAACATTAAACATTCTGGAGTGTACAAGATTAAAGGGTTGAGTGGTTTACCTAGCGAAATTCCTAGCAATCAATACTCAATTCTTGAAGTAAAAGCTATTGGAAACCAAGATAATCCAGACGTAATCTTCTATAAGGTTACATCGCCATCTGGTGTATCAAAAGAAATGACTGTTTCTGGCTCTAATCAAAGTGGTTGGACTCTAGGTGGGGTTCAATTACAAAATGCTATTAATAACTTGGATAGCCAAGTAGGTGAGTTGCGTGATTTAGAAACAGGGAACAAGTCTAGTTTGGTTAATGCTGTGAATGAATTGCAAAGCAAAATTGACACAGTAAACGACAATACGGACAGCGTTAATAGTGCTTTAAATGAATATAAAAAACACAACCATGATGACAGATATATCCGTAAAACAGGTACAGGTGATAGTTTCAAAGGCACATTAGTATTTGAAAATGGGGCTAACCTAGCATTTAGAAGTTCTACAGGTACAGCACCTAGTGTAATTAGTCGTAACGGTAATAACCTTGTGTTTGGTAACGGCGAAATGGGGTTAAATATTCAATCCAAAGGTGATGTTTACCTTAATGGACAAAAGGTTGTTACAACAGGTACGAATGGTTTAAATGCTGATAAGGTTGGTGGAGTTGACGCTAACCTATATGCTCGTAAAGACCAAAATAATGATTGGTCTGGTGTTCAAACATATAGTAATGCAGCACCATTAAGATTTGTTGTAGGCAATGTACAAGGTTCTGCTATACCAATTCAATTCATGAGTGCCAAGAGCAATAAAGGTAATGTGGGTTATATCTCCAAGTCTGATGGCGATGGTATGTCTATCAGTCCAGATGGAAATAATGAATTGCTTGGTTTGTATAGCGATAGAGTATACACAACAGGTAATCTTGAATTTGCTGGCGGTACAGAAAAGGATATTAGATTTGGCAACGGTCATATGGGATTCTATTTCAAAGAAGACGCCAATGGTCGTTTAGGTGCATGGGACTGGTACAAGAACCGTCTCATCTGGCGATATGACACAGATACAAACTATGTGGAAATGGGTGAAGCTCCTAAGTGGCAAGGACGTAGATTATTCTTGCAAGATGGTTTGCCTACTAATGTTGAAATTCCATATGGTTCTATTTGGATTGGTTTCTAGGAGGTTGATTATTTGGGTAAGGTAAAGATATGGCATGGAAATGACTGGTGGGATGTAGCTCATAACACTAGAATATGGGACGGTCATAACTGGAAGAAAGCTAAGATACGTGGCTGGGACGGACATAGATGGGTTATGTTGAGTGAAGAACGTCATGTAGACACATGGGAAGCGACAGGAAGCTGGAGCTACTGGAGTAATATGATTAACGGGGGTGCTGCGAAAGGTTTTTCGGCTTTGGTAAACCCAAAGAAATTCATGTCCGCCGGGTGTTATTCGCCTGCACACGATGTGTATGACAGGGGAGATGAAGGTTCTATGATGTGGTTCAATGATGGTGACATAAGGAACAAGTTGGCTGGAGCTAGAATTGAGTCGGTCAAGGTCTATTTGTGTAATGCACACTGGTATTACTATTCTGGTGGTGTAGCTAGGGTTGGTACTCATAACAATCGTTCTGGTTGGTCTGACCGTTTCCAAGAAGCTAATGGCTTAGTTGCAGAAAGACGCATGAGTTATGGCGAAGGTGCATGGATAGATTTACCAACTTGGGTAGGAGATAATTTTAGAGATAATAAATTATCGGGTCTAACTGTGAGAGGTTACGACCTAAGCCATTTGCATTATGGTTATTATTATGGAGCACACAACGGTTGGAGAAGTCCTAAGCTACAAATAACCTATTGGAAATAACTAAAACATCTTCATTTTTACATGAATATATATTGACTTTAATAAAATAATAGAGATAATATAATATTATATTAATCTTTATAAAGGTGGTATGTATTTGAGAAGAAACAATTTTGAAGATAGAGTTAAAGAGAGATATGGTGACGAATATGAGGTTCTTGATGAGTATGAAAATAATTATACAAAATTAAGAATTAAACATAATGTTTGTAACGAAACCTATCTAATAACACCTAAACAATTTATGCGCAGAAATTCGTGTTTAAAGTGTGGTAAGTATAGAACGTTTAAAAATAATGGCGAGTGGCTTAAAGGTATAAAGAAACTCAATAGCGTTGATGAATATAACTTCATTGGCGATTACGTTGATAATCAAACTGCTATCCACGCAGAACACACTGTTTGTGGTAAGACGTTTAATGTTATGCCTATTGATTTTATGAAGGGCGAAAGATGTCCAATCTGTAAAGCTGAAAGACATAATAAAAGTGATAAACAGTGGAAAGAAGATGTATTTAATCTTGTGGGCGATGAGTATACCTTTTTAGATACTTATCAAAATCGTGAAACAGCTATGAGGGTTAGACATAACGAATGTGGTTATGTTTACAAAATTAAACCAAAGAACTTTTTGTATGGTACAAGGTGTAAGAAATGTGCTAAAAACAAAGGTACGCTTAAAACACAGGAACAATGGGAGAAAGATTACCATAGTCTTACAGGTGATGAGTATTTATTCCCAGAACCATATACAAGGTCTAATGTTAAAATGAAATGCAAACATAGTGTTTGTGGGTATGAATGGTGTGTTACACCGCATGATTTTTTAGCTGGTACTAGATGTCCACAATGCGAAATAAATAGTCGTAAAATAAGCAATAAAGAGTGGGCGAAAAGGGTAAAAGAGGTAGCTGGGGACGAATACGTCTTTTTGGAAGATTATGTTAATAGTAAGCACCCAATACTATGTCGACATAATGAGTGTGGTAATGAATTTAAAATATCGCCTAATAACTTTTATCTTCAAGGACAAAGATGTAAAAAATGCTATGATAAATCACGTTCAATGACTACCGAGCAAATAGTAAAAAGATTACACGAAGTTCATGGTAAAGATTATACAATCTTAAATGAATACGAAAATGCAAAAACAAAATTAGAGATAAAACATTTATCATGTGGTGAGGTAACTACGGTTCGTGCCGATTATCTTTCACATTGGAAAGGCTGTAAAAAGTGTAGAGGTAAAAGAACTGGAAATTATCATTCATGGAAGAAGGGCAGAATAGGTGGAGGCAAAACTAATGAAGAATGGGTAAAAGAAGTATATGACATGGTTGGAGATGAATATACATTCTTAGCCCCATATGTTAACTACTCAACATCTATTCGGGTACGTCATAACAAGTGTGGCTATATATGGAAAACACGTCCAGCACAATTTAAATCTGGTTCACGTTGTATAAAGTGTCATATTAAAAATGCCACGAAAACAAACGAGGAGTTTTTAAAAGAGGTATATGATTTAGTTGGAGATGAATACACTTTTTTGGAGGAATACAAAGGTGCAAGAGTACCAATTAAATATAAGCACAATCCATGCGGTACTATCTATACGAAAACCCCTAACCAATTTCTTCATAAACGTGGTATGTGTGCCGAATGTCATGGTGGTGGCAAGAATATCACTACCGAAAAGTTTGAAAAGAGATTGAAAAAAGTACGTGGTGACGAGTATATACTTTTGGGTAGATATGTAAAAGCACAGGAAAAAACATTATTTAAACATGTCGTATGTGGTAAAGAGTTTAAGATGGCTCCGTCGCATATAATAAATGGGACTGGTTGTCCACATTGTTTTGGTAAGTTTAAAAAGACAACAAAACAATATAAAGATGAAGTAGCGGCATTGCGAGGTGATGAGTATACTGTGCTAGGTAAATATGTGAACAGTAGTACACCTATTCTTATGAAGCACAATACTTGCGGTTATGAATGGAAGACGAGTCCTAGCAATTTTGTTAATGGCGGGACAGAATGTCCACGTTGTGTTAGAAAAGGTAGGTCGCGTGGTGAGGCTCAAATCGAAGATTACCTGATTGAACATAATATTGATTATGAACCACAAAAGACTTTTAATGATTGTGTTGGTAATGCACAACCACTACCGTTCGATTTCTATATCCCATCTGCTAATATGGCTATCGAATATGATGGTGAACAGCATTTCAAATCAGTGGAATACTGGGGTGGCGATGAAAAGTTTGAAGAACGTATCAATTACGACAAAATTAAAAACCAATACTGTGATGACAATGACATCTTTTTAGTAAGAATACCATATACTATCACAGGCGAAGGTTTAACAAAGATGTTAGATGGTGCGATTAAGCCAATCATTGATGAGGGAGGAAGTAGCAAAATGAAAGCTATCTTCTTCTCAGCACCATATAAATACTAATTAATTAATGTAAACTAAGTTAAATAGTGAGGTGTCTTCAACAAAGGAGGGAAAACTAACATGAGGGGAGTTTTCCTAGTTGAGAAAACTATTTAACAAAGTAGTTGTAGCGATGGTTACAGCTATGACTTTATTCATGGGTGTAGGTGGCTTTGCTGGTGTGCAAGCTGCTGACGCACGTTCCTATGGTACTGATGTTTCTAAGTATCAAGGAGCAAATGGTAACTTGGGTTATGGTAGAGATAGCTTTAGTATTGCCCAAATTGGTGGTTCTATCAACGGTTATATTTACGACCAATGGACTTATAATTCTCAAATGAATTACGGTCGTTCCGCTGGTAAACGTATGCACACTTACATTTGGATGCAGACTGGGGCTAACCAATGGCAAACAAAACAAATGCTAGACTACTTCATGCCTAAGATTAACGCACCAAAAGGTAGTATTGTAGCTTTGGACTATGAGTCTGGTGCTTCTGGTGATATTCAAGCCAATACAAACAATATCTTATATGGTATGAGATATATTAGAGATTGTGGCTATACTCCTATGTATTACTCATATAAGCCATACACATTAGCTCATGTTGATTATCATAGAATTTTAGCAGAGTTCCCAGATAGTTTATGGATTGCTGCATATCCTAACTACAATGTAACTACTGAACCTGTATGGAGCATCTTCCCATCTATGGACGGAATTTCCATTTGGCAATTTACTTCAACATATATGTCTGGTGGTTTAGACGGTAACATTTCCTTAGCACCAAATGGTAAGGATATTACTAAGAATGGTTACGGTGCAAGCTATAACAATAATCAAGCTAAGCCAGCACAACAACCATCACAACCACAAAATAAACCACAAGCAACAGGCACTTATGTGGTTAAGTCTGGAGATACTTTAGGAGCTATCGCAGCTCGTTATGGCACAACATGGCAAGCATTACAAAGTCTAAATGGTTTAAGCAATCCTAACTACCTATATATCGGTCAAGTATTAAAGGTAACAGGTCAAGTTAAGAGTAATAATACTCCAGCTACAACACAATCTGTTTACTATGTACGTTATGGCGATACTTTAGGTGCTATTGCTAACCGTTATGGAGTGAATGTTTATACTTTAGCTCGTAACAATGGTATTAGTAATGTGAACTGGATTTACCCAGGACAACGAATTGTTATCAATGGTACAGCTAGCCAAGCAAGCAATGTAAGACGCTATACAGTACGTTATGGTGATACATTAGGTGGAATTGCAGCACGCTATGGTACGAGTGCATGGGCTATTGCTCAAAAGAACGGTATTCATAACGTAAACCTAATCTACCCAGGTCAAACATTAACAATATAATCTTAATAAGCTACAATCTTTTTGGTTGTAGCTTATTTTCATGTTATCATTTACTTATAAATAATTATAATGGGTGGGATTGATTATGGAGAACAAGGAAGATATTGGTGTGTACAGGTATGGTACACCAGTTGTAGAACAAATCTACAATAATGTTGTAAGATTGTTGGAATCCAAGATGAAACACGTAGATTTAGCGGAATTAACAGGTATTAGTTCACAAATGATAGGGTATATGAGAAAGATATTAAGAGAAGAAGGCAATTTAAATAGCACAACTATTACTAGAATTATGCAACTTAATTCAGCTTTTGAAACACCAGAAAAGATAGAGTATATCAAAGAACATGACGAAGATTTATATCATTATATATTGCCACAGTTAATGGAAATATCAGACAAGGACAAAGAAATACTTGGTATGTATAAAGATAGGTATAAAGACATTGCAGTTCATAACAAGGGTAAAAGACGTGGTGGAGGTAATTATATTGTAGTTAAATGTCCACATTGCAATGAAGAGTTAACCTTTAGTCTTGAAATGAAGTTAAAACAATAATTGACTTAGATAGTTTAAAATGTTATAATAATATAGTTGAAAAACGTTAGGACACATTACGGAAGTAGTGTGTCCTTTTTTGCGTTTAAAGAGAAATTTGTAGTGAGGTGTTAAGTAAATCGGAAGTCAAAGAGTTTAAAGAATACTTGCTTAAAGATAGCAACAGAATAATTAAGATACTAGAAGATATAAACTTTCATGATTTATGGTATGAGAAAGAAGATGTTATACGTGGAGCTTTGCCAGACCATGATAACAACACCTCATTACGTGTGGTATTAAATGAAAGCCTATCTACATCTATGTTCTCAATCAGTTACAGTGGTGATTTGATTGGTGCAATACAGGAGATAAAAGGTTGGGACTTCACTACAACGTTTGCTTACATGAAAGCATTGTTTGGGATTGGAAACTCAATACAGCAAGTTCAAACTACTAGCCTAATTGAAGAATATAGACAATTTGCTAAGTACGGAATGGTTGTGCAAGGCAAAGAAAATAAAAAGTATGACAACAGCTATCTTAGTTGTTTCATTCCAATGCCACATAAATCATTGATTGAAGAAGGCATTTCACCAGATGTGATTAAACAATTCAATATTTGTTATGACCCAGAAAGAGATAGGATAATCTTCCCACATTATGATTGGAATGATGAGAATAACATTGTTGGCATACAAGGCAGAACTATATTAGATAGTGATACAGCCAAGTTATTAGGTGTTCCTAAGTACTGGAATTACATTGATGGCTTTTCTAAGAGCAATAACTTGTATGGATTCCAACAGTCTAAGAACAATTTAGCTAAGAGTAATATGCTTGTTTTGTTCGAGGGTGAAAAGTCGGTATTAAAGCAATTCACATATAAACGTGGTAAGGGATATTCTGTTGCATTAGGCAATCACAACGTATCTGAAATACAACGGAAATTCATTATAAGAAATACTCCAGAAGATTGTGAGATTGTCATAGCATTTGATGAAGATGTTATGTTTGGTGAAAATGGTGGGGAAGAATATCTAAAAGAAGTAGCAGATAAGTTCTCCAATTTCCGTAGAGTATCGTATATTAGACCGCCTGTTAATATATTCAAACCTAAGCAATCACCAATAGATACATTGGGAAAGAAAGGTGTAGGCTGGCGGTATTCAATGAAAACTAGAAATAAAGTAAATTTTGTATAAGGAGAGATAAACTAAAATAGCACGATTAACTAAAGAACAATTAAATGCGTTAAAGAAAAAGTATGATGTGGATAGAATTTGGAGTTATAGTAGAATTTCCAAGTTTGAAGCATGCCCAGTAGATTACGTAGCTACTTACTTATGGCATATGGATTTGGCTAAAGGTAATATCTATTCATTCATGGGTTCTCAATTCCATCAAGAAATGGAAGACTTTTACAACCATGAAATTGGATATGATGACTTATATAAACAATGGAGTAAGTTTGTAGCTAAATGGGAAAGCGACCCAGCACGTTACATGTTTGATACTGTAAAGATTAAAGATGGCTATATCAAAAACCTTAATCACTACTTTAAACATACAAAGGTTATGACAGACAAAGCAGTTAATGAAAAGCCTGTTAGAGCTATTGTTGAAAGTGATAAGGGAAATAAATATGTATTCGTTGGTTATGTCGATACAGAATATACTGATGAAGATGGGAATTTAGTATTAGTTGATTACAAGACTTCATCTAAGTCTAGTTTCTCAAAAGCCAAGTTACCAGAAAAATCAATGCAGTTAAGGTTGTATGCTATGGCAGAACATCAAGTGCATGGCACTCCTTACGATAAGATTAAAGCACGTTTTGATATGGCTAAGTATTGTACGGTTCATTTCAAACAAGAAAATGGTAAATGGAAAACAAGTGTACAAGAACGTTATCAATGGGTAGAAAAAATGCGTAAGAAGTTAGAAACTAAGTTGAAGAAAACTGACTTAGACCCCATTACAATCGAAGAAATGATTGATACAGCTTGTGCAAACAATGATATGGATAACTTACCAGAAGATATTCGTGAACAATTCTATATTGAAAACTACTTCATTGAAATTGATATTAACGAAGATGATATAAAAGAATTGAATAAACATATTGGTAATAAGTGCGATGAGATTGTAGCTTTAGAAGATATTGAAGACTTAGAAGGTTACCTATCATACACATACCCATATGACCCAGATAACTATTATGACAAGAAATTGTGTGCATATCATACATCTGATTACTTTAAGAAACGTGAGAATTTAGTAGACGATTTACCACCAGAAGAAAACCTAGACGAAGATACAGCATGGTTATTTGGTGGCGAAATGGATAAACAACAAGATGATGAAACAGATGAAATCATGAATATGCTGTTTGGATAGTATTTTTAATGGAGGGAATTTTAATGAAAATACATTTAGTTGATGTACAAACTGAATATGAAGAAGTTGATGTTGGGACTTGCGAATTTTGCTTTGGAACTTACGAAACGTTTAAATACCCTACTTTCATATTCAAACTAGCTAACGGTAAAGAAATTACGGTAAATGGTTGGTGGGACAGCTGGGATAATGCAACAGTGCCACCAATTAATAACTTAGTTCATTTTGCAGAATGGTTAGATACAAAAGTATATCGCAACGACACTAAGTTTGATACAGATTGGTTGGAAAGTGCCATTATGGAATATTTTAGTGTCTGTGGTGACTTAGGTATTAAAGATAGAGAAGGTAACCCTATCTATGCAGACTCTGTTGTATTGGTTACTTATCGTGGCAAAACTGTTAGAGCTGATGATTGTTATATAGATTTAGACAGTTATGCAACTAGCCATATCAAATTCACAATGTTTGATATGGAATTTGACTACCATCCAGACGGTAAAGCGTTATATTACACCGATAAAACATATGACCTTCATGTTTACGAAGACTTTGACAGTAGCAATTTGTTGGTCTTGGCAGAACATTTTGATACAGAAAATAGAGAAAAGAAGTGGTTAGAGGAATATGGCAGATAAGCAATGGATAAGTTTACATCAACATACAGACATTAGTAATAGCAACTATTTTGAAGTTGTAACTCAATTCAAAGATTATGTTGCTTATGCTAAAGAACATGGGCTACATGCAGTTACATCAACTGAACATGGGAATGTAGTTCGGTGGATATATCGAAAGGAACTGGCAGAACAAGCTGGTTTAAAATATATTCATGGAATGGAAGCCTATGTAACAATGAGTTTAGAAGGCAAAGAAGCATATCATACAATTCTCTTAGCACGAAATTATGACGGTGTTAAGGAAATCAATAAATTATCATCAAAGTCTTTTAATAGAACGGACGGACACTTCTATCGCAAACCACGTATTCTATTCAATGAATTAAAAGACACTTTCAAAAACGGTAATATCTACATTACCACAGCCTGTTTGGCGGGCTTTATCTATCAAAACAAACCCCAAAAAGATGATACAGAAGAAATTAGAAATAATAAAAAGAACGTAGTACAACAATGGCTTGATATGGCTAAGTTGCATAAGGATATGTTCTATTTTGAAATTCAACCACATGACAATAAAGAACAAGCCGAATTAAATACCCTAGCTATTAAGTATGCTAAATTGATTGGCTGCCATGTTATTGCTAGTAATGACGTCCACGCTTTAAATCCCAAACACAATGAACTTAGAATGATTGTTAAAAAAGGAAAGCATAATGGTTATGATAGCGACGATGAGTTTGAGTTATGGGTTAAAACTTATGATGAAATGGTTAGTTCATTTCAAAAACAAAGAGCTGATTTTAATGTTGATATTATGAGCGATGAAGTAATCACAAAAGCATTACAAGCAACCTTAGACATTGCTGACAGTGTGGAAGAATTTGAGCTAGATAAGAGCCATAAATACCCTAAACTGTATAAAGACCCAGAAAAAGAGTTCCAAAAGAGAATTAAACAAGGGTTAAAGGATAGAGGTATCTTAGACAAACCAAAAGAAGAACGTAAAGTGTACTTAGATAGAGTTAAACACGAATATGAAGTATACAAACATAACGGTGCGATTGATTATATGTTATGCCACGAAGATATTGTTAATACAGCCCATAAAAATGGTATTGATACAGGTGCAGGTCGCGGAAGCGTATCTGGGTCTTTAATCGCATATCTATGCCATCAAACTGACATGGATAGTGTTAGATTAGGTTTAAATTTTGAACGCTTTATGAACCCAGAACGTGTATCGCTCGCCGATATAGACCTAGACCTCGAGAGCAAAGACCAACAATGGATACAACAATGGATGTTGACTAATGATAAATGGCACGCTGCCTCTATCTTAACAACTAACACTTATGGTCTAAAAGGTGCTATCAAGGCTATTGCTGATGGTATGGATAGATATGCTGGCAAACCACAATATATTCAAAGTATTAGAAATCAAATTGATGATAAGGGTAATTACAACAATAGCTTATACGAAGAACATAAAGAATTGTTTGATAATGCAAAGCAAATTGTAGGTGTGATTGACTCCTTTGGTAGACATGCGGCTGGTGTTTTGATTGACACTAATACTATTGACGACCATGTTGGTATTCAAACCATCTCTAAATGGGACTACCCTGTAACACAGGTTACTATGAAAGAGATAGACCACTATAATTGGGTAAAGTTTGATATGTTAGGTTTAGATAATGTTGGTTTAATCTCTAAAGCATGTAAATTAGCTGGTTTGCCATACCTAACACCAGACAGTACAGACATTGTTGATTTTGAAGATAAAAAGGTTTGGGGCTCTATGCGTGATAACAACATTGGTATCTTCCAATTTGAAGCAGATAGGGCGGGTCAAATTCTTAAAGATTTGTTCGCACCAGATACTATTGACAAAATCGAAAATGGGTTCGATAATAATAAAAGAACAAAAGTTCGGTACATGGATTTATTGAGTTTGGCTAACGCAGCTCAAAGACCTTCTGGTGCAAGTTATTTATACAATGTTACTCATGGCATTGTTAAAGATAATGGACATCCAGCCTTAAATGAGTTTTTAGCTCCTACGCTTGGCAATCTTGTGTATCAAGAACAATTAATCCAATTTCTAGTGCAATTTTGTGGATATACAGCTGGTGCGGCTGACATCGTTAGACGGGGTTTCAGCAAGAAGATTAAGTCAATTCTCGATGAAGAAGTGCCTAAAATTCATAAAGCGTTTGTTAAGACCATGATGGAAAAATATGGTGATAGTGAAGAACACGCTGAAAAGATTGCAAAAGACTTTATGCAAGTATTCATGGACGCTGCCAACTACGGTTTTTCTATTAATCACTCAATGGCATATTCATATATTGGTTATATCTCAACTTGGCTAAGATATTACTATCCACTGGAATGGGGTACAGCAGCATGTGAAATCTGGAAAGATAAACCAGAAAAGATTGCTAAGGTTACTTCATATCTTGAAAGTAGAGGTATCAATATCAAGCCAGCTAGATTTAGAAAATCACGTGCCTTGTATTACATGGATAAGGAAACTAACTCAATTTATGAAGGTATCGAACCGATTAAACGTGTAAATGAGAAAGCTGGTGAACAATTATACAGTTTACGTGATAACCAATATGACACATTTACAGACTTGTTATTGGATATTTACGAGCCTATCCAAGCAATTCAAGAGAGTAATTATATAACAAAATTAACAAATTTGTATAAATTATCATCTGACAAAGTCAAGGAAATAGACAAACTTGCAAAGTGCAACAAAAACATCTTCATAAAAAAAGAAAAATGTGTTGAAGTTAATAAGTCTATTATGCTAAACTTAATATCGCTGAATTATTTTGATGAATTTGGTGGGTCTAAACTATTAGCTGAAACTTATAAAAAGTTCATTAAAATATACAAACCGAAGAATAAGACGCTCATCAATAAACAGAAGGCATACCTTGAATGTCTTGAGTTTGAAAGAACGTCTGCTAACATTGATTTTCCGCTAGATTATCAACTTAAACAACAGTTAGAACTCAAGGGGAAAATTAGCTATTCCAATGACAAATTACCTAATACTTACGTTTTTGTGACTGATTTAGCTAAGATGAGTAATAGATGCAAATTAAATATTTATAGCTTAAAAACTGGAAAAATAAGTCAAATATTGGTATCAAAAAGAAATTATATATCTCAAAAAATAGAGATAGGTGACTTCATCAATATTAAGAAGGTTGTTGCAAAACCTAAGATAGTTAACGTTAATGGAAAATGGACTAAGAGCGAAGATGAGAGGGAGTTCTGGTTAGAAGCATTTAGTTTAATAAATTTAAATAAAAAGGACGATGGTGTGTAAAGTGAAAGTTAAACGTGTAATGTCAATTAAAAATATCGAATTATCAAAAACTTGTCGTGATGTTGATGTATTAACTACAATACTAGCGGCCGACCCAAACAATGATGAAAAGATTAGTAGTTGTGAAACAGCATTGAGAAACTGGCAAGAATTACTACGTGAGATTATGAATACAAACAACTTGGTATTGCATTGCAATGATGTAGGCAACATGCTGGGTGAAGACAGATTATGCTTAGTAGAGTTCGAGTACATCTATGATGGTATGTTATACCAAATTGATGAGGTTATCAGTAATGATGAATGTGAAGTCTTAACACTAAAAGAATATTTGGTAAAGACTAAAAGTGAAACATCTGGTTTGTTTGCTAAGATTTTAGAAGAACAAGGCAAAGATGATGATAGATTTAATCAAGTCAAAGACAAACTAGAAAATCTTGAAGGCAGCGGGGTAAGCGTGAATGAATAATATCATTGAATTAAAGGACATTTTCAAAGAAATCAAATCTGTATCTTCTAAGAAAGCCAAAGAAGATATTATCAACAAATACAAGGATAATCAGTTGTTTACCAAGACATTGAAGTTTGTCTATGACGACTTTATCACCACTGGTATTTCAACCAAGAAGATTAATGCCAACATCAAAGACAATGAATTTATGGTGCTGAATACAGGGTTTAAATACAACTATGAGAGCCTGTTAGATTGGGTTAAAGAACATAACACTGGTAAGTTAGATACAGTATATATTCTGCAAACCTATATCAATCAGTTTGAAGATGAAGAAACAAGGCAATTCCTAAAAGATGTCTTTACCAAAAAGCTAAAGGTTGGTATTACAGCCAAAACAATTAATAAGGTGCTAGGCAAGGGGTTTATTGAAGAATTTGGCTGCCAGTTAGCCTATCCCTATCACAAGTATTTAAATAAGCTAGAAGGTAGCGAAATTATCGTTACACAAAAGTTAGATGGGCATAGGTCTATCTGTATTGTAAAGAACGGTAAGGCTACATTCTATACGAGAAAGGGCTTGGTGGTTAATGGTTTAGATATTCAACAACATGAGGCAGAGGAATTAGTGAAACATGGTTTCGGTGGAAAAGATTATGTGTTAGATGGCGAGTTGCTTGCATACAACGCAGATGGGCTAGAAACTAAGGACTTGTTTAGATTGACGACAAGTATTTTGAGAAGTGATAGTGCTGATAAAAGTTCAGTTTTATTCAACGCATTTGACTGTTTACCTTACGAAGAATTTATCACTGGCATATCTAAAGACCCATTCTGGAAACGCAAAGAAGATTTATCTAATGCTTTCTATTCTATCTACCCACTCAAATCTACTAAATCACCAGAAAGCGAAATAAATCCACCATCACGACACTTATATGAAGTTGAAAATATCTATGAAGACACATATCACCCAAATGTTATCCTATCCTTACAAGAAGAATACGTAGAACCATTAGGCTGGGAAGGCTTAATGATTAATCTTTCAGACGGTTTATATCAAACCAAACGCACAAGTGATATTTTAAAAGTTAAAGAGTTTTTCAATGCTGATGTCTTAGTCAAAGGTGTATTTGAAGGCACAGGCGAACTATCTGCACACTAGGCGGTGTAATTATTGACTATAAAGGCAATGACGTTAAGGTAGGTTCTGGCTTTACATTGGAAGAACGTAACACATATTGGGCTAACCCTAACAAGATTATCGGCAAAGTTGTAGATGTCCAATACTTTGAAGAAACAAACAATCAAAACGATAATAATATCTCTCTTAGATTTCCAACGATTAAATCAATTCGATTAGACAAAACTCCAGAAGACATTTCATACGAAGCATAAATCACAATAAATGGAATGCTGTGAAACGTTGTGAAATATCAAATATGGTAATTTATTGCATTTTGTGATATTCTATAAATAGAAAAAGCCATGCCGAAGCATGACTCACAGCGACCGTTTAAAAGACGGTGGCATAGTTATTTAGATAGTCACATACAGCAACCGTCCACGAACTCGCCAAAGTTACAATCGGACGGTTTTACTGTATCTACTATCGTTACAACAAAGTTGCTTACTTTTTGCTGATGTATGTCAGTAATGCCAATAGGAACATACCGAATGTTAACGTCAACATCAAGGCTTGATAGACAGACACAAATGGCTTTCCTTTCGTTAGTTTCGCATTGCATAGGCAACACCACACTTTCTAATAAGTCAGCCACCGTCTTTATAACTTTCGCCACGATACATTATAACACACTGTAAACCTTTTTGACCTCGTAGTATTTTGCTGCGAGGTTTTTTGTGTTTAATTCTTGATTTAATATTAATATATGATATAATATAATAGTTAAGTTAAGAGTTCAGTGAATAAACGAACTCTTAACAAAATCGAATAAGCGAGGTGCAAAACTAGAATTAATAGAGGTAGAACAGCTTACTTTGGTAAGAAAGTTGAATTTGATGGTCTGAAATTTGACTCTGAAAAAGAAGCTAAGTTTTATGAGCGATTTATTTATGGTAGAGATTTAAATGCTACCGTACACGAGTCTTTTACAATCCAACCTATGGTGGAATTACACAATGGTCTGCGTTTGAGAAGTGCTAATTACACACCAGATGTTGTGATAAGAGATGAAGATGGTAACTTGCTACATGTTTATGACGTTAAGACAGGGTTTAACTCAACATACAATATTGACCCAGCAGCACAATTAAGATTTAAGATGTTTGCTAAGCAATATGGTATTCCTGTTGAAATTGTAGTTCCTCGTGTGCATGACTTTAGGGTTAAGGTTGTTGGTCTGACGAAGAAAACCAACCCTATTATCAAGGAAGATGTGGAATACAAGTGGCAAGACGCTTTAGAAGAAATGACTAAGAGGGTTGATTAGTTCATGAGAGATTTAAAGGATTTGTTAGATGATTTTCGTGACAATCACTACAAAATAGTATTTCATAATCAAGATTTAGATAATGTTTCAATTTGGTCTGATTTGAATGAGTACCTTAATTTGATACAAGAATTGAATAACTATATTGATAAGAAGGAGGGGTGGCCTATGTATGATTGGTCTTGGAAAATCGAGCATATACTCACTGACATGATTGATGAAGTAGAGAAAAAGTACGGTAGCGAAGTAGAAATCTTCGTTATGGACTTTGATTTTAATGAGTTTGATACAGAACTTAATTATGATGACGGTGACGAGTTTCGTGCCGAAAAACTTACCAGAATATATATCGAATATAAAGGTGAAACTGTTTATCTCGATAAAACCTATGGTAGTGTCTTTTATGAATTAGATGGACTTGTCCCTATTAGTTATATGGAAGTATTTAGTGACGCATTGGCTATCGTAAGTAAACATTTAAACAAAATAGAAAAAGTGTTGAGGGAGAATGGTTATTATGAGCATGGTTAACATGGACAACATTCCGTTAAGGGTATTGGCAGAGGTAAGTAGTTCAATCAATAACATGGCTAAAATCGGTATATGTGCAGCTGACGTACATATCCCAAATCAATATTTGGTTAAGGTTGTGGAGGCTTTAAAAATTTTGGGTTACGAGGTTAAAAATCTTGGTAGTAACACTAATACAGATACGACAAAGTTATGTATTGATTTTAATGAACCACGAAATTTAAACGGTGATTACAACTTGGATTGTGCTGTTTATATAGATACAGCCCAGAACGCAAATGCTTATGCTGAAGCCCATAAAAAGAAAAGAATATCCTTGCTACTTGTTATTATGAGAACTAAACGTATGAAGGAAAAAGGATATACATTAAAAGAACATGTAGATGATGTAGCAAATATCTTGCATGAAACTGAATTATGGTATTTGGAACATTATCACAATATTTATGCACATGCTGTTGATGGCGGCGATACAGCTATTTTTGAGTTGAAAGATGGTGAAGTGGAAGATGGGCAAGGTTAATACAGATAATATACCTTTAACATTGCTAACTGAGATTGATGACGCAATTCATAGTAACTCTGAGATTGGTTTACATTACTTAGACACAACTGTAGATGATAAGTATGTAGACCAAGTTGTTGAAATCTTAAAGTATCTAGGTTACGAAGTCAAGGTATTTCACAATACCTACCCACGTCACACGAAATCATTAAGCATTGATTTTTGTAAACCTACTAAGTCACATGGTGCTTGTGAACTAGATTGTGCTATTGAAATGCTCACAGCTGACGAAGCATGGGGACGTTGGAATAAGAATTTAGACACCTCAGATTTGCTTAAAGATATTGTTAGCAAAACCTATGAGGCACACAAAAAGGGCGAAGCATTAAAAGAGAGATTGAATAATGTAAGTTCCATTATGGGTGGGGCAGAATTATGGTGGCTTGAAGCCTACTATGACATTCACGTTCATACCATTAATGATGGGAATACTGTTGTGTTTGAAGTTAAAGAGGTGGAAATATGAGTTTAGCAGACATTGAATTATCGGTAATTAATAATATTAGTAACCAGATTACTGATACTGCTCATATGGGTGCTTACGAAACCAGCTTTATCATTCCAAAGACTTATTATGATGACATCTGCAACATGTTGTTGCATCTAGGATATGACGTTAGAGTTAGTGCTGGTGAAATAGAGCCTACTGTAAAAATGACAGTACGCTTTGACGCAGCTTGGATAGATTTACCATCTGTATACGAAGAAGAAAATAAAAAGTTAAAGTTTTGGTTCGGTTTAATACCAGCACATAAAGCTATTAAAATTGCAGAAGATAATCGTGATAATGCCAAGAAAATAACAGGGGTCATAGATGAAATGATTAAAAAGGCTAAGAACCTTGAACATGGCAAGAATGTATATGACATTATCGTAAAAAGAGATATTACAGAATACATGATACTAACGACACCAGAGGCACTCAAGTATCTCGAGGCTCATCACATATATGCTTATCTGAATGGTGATAGAAATGAGATTACGTTCAAATACGAATAAGGAGGTGTTGGTATGAGTATTTTTTATACAAAAACTCTTGATAATAGAATAGATAGAAAAAGAAAAGAAATAATTATTGACAATTTGCTAGATGTGGCACTTAAACAAATTGAAGCAGCAGCAAAAATTGGGTTAAAAGAAATTGATGTTACTTATTGTAAGTTGCAAAATCTGTTTGTTGATAAATCTATCGGTCACAATCTTAGCGAAGGACTGGAATGTTATGAAAGATTTATCAAAATCTTAGTCAATGATGATAACGACTTTGATGTTATAACACCAGAGATTTTTAGACTTGTAAACAATGATTACGAAATTAATATCTCGTGGCGAAATGCTGATGGCTTTGGGACTACTGCAAGTAAAATGTTTAGATTGTCTGAAGATGAGTACAGTGTGGAATACTTACACATTTTTTATGAAATAGAACGTGAAATACTACGCAACATAGATAAAAACGGTAGAGCCAAAGCTATTATTCCATACACTCTTTTTGGTTATGAAGACTTCTTTACTGGCAAAGGTGTTAAAACGAAAATTTTGAATTATCATTCAAACGAGTCACAGGTTAAAAAGAACTATGTCTATAAGTATATCGAAGAGTACGAAAGGCTATTTAAAATAAGTACCACAGAAGACGGTGTGATGATTGTGTATGTGGGGTGATTAATTGCGTGCATTCTTTCATGGTGACTATGAAGATATTACACCAGAAGATAATAAGTCAATCTATAAACTAATGGATTGGTTAAAAGAACAGCCAGAAGGCGAAGTTGCTTATAGCCTAACTACACTGGCTAAACAAGAAGATTTAAACATTAAAACAAATCAGCAAGCTATTAATGGTATGAACGTATTGTTAAAGAACCATGACCTAGATGAGATTGTATTCCAATGTTTGTATTTCAGACGTAAGAATAGAACATTTTGGGGCAGATTAACAAGTAGGATATATTATTACATGTTCTTGATTAAAGCTAAGTTCTTTGACAATAGCAGTGTAACCAAAAATAGTACAAATAAATAATAAGGTGGGATTTAGGGAAGATAGTAAGCATTGATTTGAAGAAAGGTGACTGCCTAGAGCTTCTGGGGGGGGTACAAGATATGTCGATTGACCTTATCTTGTGCGACCTACCTTATGGCACTACAAGAAATAAATGGGATAAGATAATTGATTTGGACAAGTTGTGGGAACATTACAACCGTATCATCAAGGATAATGGTGCAATCGTATTATTCTCACAACAACCATTCAGTTCAAAGTTGATTGAAAGTAATCCAAAGATGTTCAGATATGAACGGATTTGGACAAAGGGTTTGGCAACAGGTCATTTGAATGCTAAGAAAATGCCACTTAAAAAGCATGAGAATATCTTAGTGTTTTACAAGAAATTACCTACTTACAACCCACAATGGTGGTATAGCACTCCATATAAAGTAAAGCAAGGACGTAGTAAATCTAGTAATTACGATAAGCAAAGACCTTATACTCCTAGCGAAAGTAAAGATGGTAGACGCTACCCAGTGGATATTATCGAATTTAAACATGATGGTAAGAAACTCCACCCAACACAAAAACCAGTTGCATTATTAGAATACCTTATCAAAACCTATACTAACGAAGGCGATACAGTTTTAGATAACTGTATGGGTTCTGGTAGCACAGGTGTTGCTTGTGCAAACACTAACCGTAATTTTATAGGAATAGAATTGAGTAGTGAGTACTATAACATTGCCAAAGATAGAATTGAAAAGGCGGTGGCGAAATAATGGGTATCGCTTATGTAAGAGGCATTGGAGGTAATCATAACCCTAATCGCCAAGAAGATGATTACTATGCAACACCGCCTAGAGCAATAGATGATTTACTATCCAAGATTTCGTTAAATAAAAATGTTTGGGAATGTGCTTGCGGGGGGGTGCGTTGTCAGACAAGTTAATTGAGCTTGGCTATAACGTAACCGCTACCGACATTAAAGATAGAGGAGCTAAGAAGTTCGATAAAGTATTTGATTTTTTAGAAGAAGAAATACAACCAGTTAATTGTGATATTGTTACTAACCCTCCATATAAGTTAGCCACAGAATTTGTTACTAAGGCATTAGATACAGTAACAGTAGGGAATAAAGTTTGCTATTTCCTTAAAATCCAATTCTTAGAAGGTGCTAAGAGATACGAAGAATTATACAAACACAATGAATTAAAACATGTATTTGTTTATTCAAAACGTATCAGCACAGCTAAGAATGGTGAGTTTGATAAATACAAGTCAACAGCTATGTGTCATGCTTGGTTTGTATGGGAAAAAGGATATAAAGGTAAACCTACGATTGACTGGATATATTAAACAATAAGGAGGACGGTAACTGTTAACAAAAATATAGAATTATGTAGAACTATATAGAACAACGAGCCTACTAGAAAGAGTAAAAATGTGAAATAGGCTTAAAAACAATGAATTCAAAAACATAAAACATCTTCATTTTTTCATGAATATATCTTGACTTACTTCTCTAAAGTTAGTATAATATAGAAGATAAATTTATTATATCAATTTTGTGAAGCAAGGTGGTGATATATATGATTAGAACGCAAAAGGTAAGACTTTATCCAAATAAAACCATGAAGAAAGTTCTTGATGATTTATGTGATTATCGTAGATATTGTTGGAATCAAGGCTTAGCTTTATGGAATGATATGTATGATAGTTCGTTGATTTTAGATGATAAAAAGTTAAAACCTAGCGAACGCAAGGTGCGTGATGAGTTAGTAGCTAATAAAGAGGATTGGCAGTATCAATTATCACCTCGTTGCTTACAGTTAGCGATTTCTGATTTAGGTAAAGCATGGAGCAACTTTTTTAATAAAGCTATGCCAGACTGGGGTAAACCTAAATTTAAATCTAAGAAAGCTACTAGACAAGGTTTTAAAACTGACAGAGCCAAGATTATTAATGGCAAGTTAAGACTTGATAAACCTCGTGGGGTTAAAACTTGGTATGGTATTAGTTTTAAAGGCGCTAAGAGTTTAGATGGTGATTTAAAAGTTGTATCAATTTATCGTGAAAACGGTAAATATTGGGCTAGTTTACCTTTTGAAGTTGAAATAACCAAGAAAACTAAAACTGGTAAGAAAACAGCTGTAGATATTAATGTCGGTCATTTTAACTATACCGAAGGTAAAGTTAATACATTGCCTAATCATCTAAAGAAACTCTATAAACGTATCAAACATTACCAACGTCAGTTAGCTAGAAAACGTGTTGTTAATGGAAAGAAAGCAACTAAGTCGAATAATTACGTTAAAACGAGAGCCAAGTTGCAACGTGATTATCGTAAAGTGGCTAATATCCAACATGATATTATTCATAAATTTACAACTAAATTAGTAAGTGATTACGACAAAATCGTAATCGAAGATTTAGATGTGAAGAAAATGCAGATGACACACGTTGCTTCTAAAGGTTTACAAAGGTCATTATTTGGAACTTTTAGACAAGTATTGGTTTATAAAGCTGGCTGGTATGGCAAGGAAATAGTCTTAGCAGACCAATATTATCCAAGCACACAAAGATGTTCTGAATGTGGATATATCAAGACTGGCGAAGATAAAGTTGGTCTTAATGGTAATCGTAAGCATGGAACAAAACATAACGAATATATTTGTTATGAATGTGGTTCGATTATGGATAGAGATGAAAATGCGGTTATGAATTTATTGAATTTAGTAGCATAAAAATACAACGGGGTGGGCTACACCCTTAGGTTATCAGAGACAGTCAATGTCATTACCCTTTTATTAGGATATGGGAATACTGTTGTTGACGGTAGTAAATAAAATCTAGGAAAGGAAAAACTATATTTCTTTCTAATAATGTAGAACTAATAAATATTGTTCTACATTATTCCACATTTTATATAGCAGAGAGTTCGTAAGCTGAAAATGGATAAAGTAGCTGGCAGCAAGAATGATGAGTTCTATACTCCATATTATGCTGTTAAACCAATATTAAAATATTTGAAAAAGGGTGCAACAATTTGGTGTCCTTTTGATACACAAGATAGCCAATTTGTTAAATCATTACAGATGGGGGGGTACGATGTGATAGCAACTCATATCGAAGATGGGTATGACTTCTTTGAATATGAGCCTAATAGAGATAGCTATGATTACATCGTAAGTAACCCACCATATTCGCTAAAAACAGAAGTATTAGAACGATTATTTGAATTAGGTAAACCATTTGCAATGCTAATAGGTGTAGTGGGACTATTTGAAAGCCAAAGACGCTTTGAAATGTTTAGAGATAACGACTGGGAAATTATGTATCTTAACCGTAGAGTTTCATTTATGAAAGACTTTACGAGTGGGAAGACTGCTTTAAACCCACCGTTTTCTAGTGTATATATCACACATGACATTCTACCTAGACAGGTAGTATTTGAAGAAATTAATAAGAAACAAGTGTTGTTACCAGTATGATGGGATTGGAAAGAAGGGTAATTTGTTGGACATTGTTTTGAATACGCTGATAGGACTAATGGTTATCTGTTTGTTCGTCACGATTTATCTCCTTGTATGCGTTGCAATACAGGTTGGGATTGTCGAAGTGCTATTAACACTGTTGGTATGCAGTATTGTTATTATTATATCTGCCTTAATTGGAACAATCACAGCTAAGTTATTTGATATATTTGACTGAGGTGACTAAATGAGTTTCGGTGTAAAGATTAGAAAAGTCGAAATAAATGAAAAGAAAAATATAACTTATCAAGACGACAGATGGTTGTATGTTGGCACAATACACAAACTTGAAAGTAAGACAGATATTTATGTTAGTCCAAAACCTAGAGTTAATATTGATTATGGTTACGCATACGACATATTAGAAGTTAGGAAAGATAGGTTATTACTAAGACTACTATTTGAAAACGCTGGAATAGGTTATGCAAGCCATCTACATTGTATATTAACGCAAGAAAAGGTTAGTGAGATTGATATATTATTCGCTGCTACAAACTGGTTAAGAAATATCAGAACAACAGGTAAGGTATCGGGATATGGAATTGAGAGGTTGATTAAATGAATAAGATAAAGAGTTTCATTCGTGAAGTATTTAGTCTTGAACGTATAACGGTGTGCTTAGCGGTATTTATCGTTTTCATATTAGTTCCCATTTATATTATTTCGCTTATTGCTACAGCAATCAATATGGGTTTCGCTAAGTTGATTTTAAACATTGGTTTTATTGGTTTTGCTTTTGTAGTTATATTTGCATTTGGTGTAATACTATCGTTAATCTATACAACCTACTCAAGAATACACAATAAAGGCAGATACCCAGACGAAGATAATGATGAATAAGGTCAAAGCTACCATAAGAAAGATGGTTAATAAAGACCCCATAGCAGTATTCATAGGAATACCAGGTGCAATAATACAGTTACTTATGTTGGTAGCAGCTGTGGTATTAACCACATCAGAAAATGATTATGCCATAGCGATGTCATTGTTGTTACTCCGTATTGGTATGGTGCTTTTAGGAGTATTGGGAGTAATAGCATTTGGTATAGTCTTACTCGAATTGTATTACACTTTCAAAGATGAATAAGGGAGCTGATTAACTGGAAATAAATAGAAAATGGGCTATGCCTAACAAAAATACATTCAACATAAAACCTATCAATGAGTTAATTCACAGGTATTTGAAGGAAGATATGCTTGTGGTTGACCCCTTCGCAAACGCTAATAAACTAGCGACTATCACAAATGATTTAGACCCACAATATGATACAGACTATCATTTAGACGCATTAGATTTTCTCAAACAAATTAAAGACAATTCAGTAGATTTAGTATTATATGACCCACCATATTCACAACGACAAGTCAGCGAGTCGTATAGAAAACTAGATATGAGTGTGAATATGGAAACCACACAAAATAGCTATTGGACTAAGCAAAAACGTGAGATTGCACGTATTGTAAAGCAAGATGGCTATGTCATCAGTTGTGCTTGGAATAGCGGTGGTATCGGTAAGAAATATGGTTTTGAGATACAGGAAATACTATTGGTGGCTCATGGTAGCTGGCACAATGACACAATTACGACTTTTGAAAGAAAGGTGAAGTAATGAGAAGTATCAATTACAGAAATGAGAGATACCTATACGTAACAGCAAAGAGGTATGGACTTGTAGGTAAGAACAAATTATATGTTTCGACTAAGCCTACTAAGTGGAGTAAAAATGGGGATTATGCTTACAGGATGATGACAAAAACAACTATCAACTGGTATATTTCAGCTCCTATTATCCCACTATATTTCTTGTACTATTTGCTCTCCTGTGTTTTGGTTGCCTTAATTTTAATCTTGGGATTTAAGTTCAATATGCTGTTCAAAAAAGCAACATACACAGAGGACAACGGTGTATATGACAGTTTCATGTCGGCATTAGAAGATTGTATACATCCCGATTACTCGAGTTGCTTTGACTATGTGCGTTCTGACAAGATGTTGGACGATAAAGAATTAGTAAAGCAAGCTAAATTAGTATGGGAAAAGAGAAAGTAATGGAGGCAGATTAATGTTTGATTTTGTAGATGAAGGAAAACGTGAATTATATACGTTTGAAGAAAAGCACCCACGAGTTTTCAGCTGGTTGAGTGTGGTTATATTTTTAGCAATTAACACATATTTAATTTTAAACAACTATTCATGGTTCATTGTAGACAAGGTTATTTCATGGCATACATTAGGTTTATTTGTAACTTATACTGTTATGTTCTTAGTTATTAAATTAGCTATGTATGTTCTTGACAATATCATTTGGGCATGGAGAGTATTCAGATTACTTGCATTGCGTGTTGATACAGCAAGCAAATCTGTTGAAAGTATGACAGATAGATTAGAAGAAATTACTAACCAAATGGAAGATGATATGAAAGATATATTGGGTGAAAAGTAGTATGGAACGTGAATATGACAAGAAAGTAAAAGGGTGTGTAGATAATATCATGAGCGTGATAGAAGATAGTATACGCACTCTTATCAGTTTGGGTGTAGATTGTAATGATGACGAAGCATATGTAACCGTATCTGACAAGTACATTAGTGATTTTGTTGAGAATATGACAAGTCCGATACGAAATTATGGAATGGTGCACAGTATACTTTTTACCCCATTAAATCGCTCTACACTTAATGAGTCAGTACAATATAAACTAAAAGAAACTATCGAAAATCATGAGAGTTTATACCTATCTGATGTGTATTATGTGGATAACGAAAGATATTTAGAAATAGGTTGGAGAGATTAATATGGATAATAAAGAATTTGTAGAATTATGTAAAGAAAAAGTAGTTGATTACAATAACAATGGAATTAATGTAACCAATACTAAATCATCAGTTGCTATTACTACCGATAGTGTGTATGTGGTGTGGTTGAACAGAACGCTGCAAAACAACAAAGCACTATTATCTACCACAATAGAAGACGGTATGTATTACGAAGTAACATATAATGGCGACAAGAATGAGCTATATTTTGACGCTTACAAACACGTTGAAAATGTAGAATTTGAGTTGGGTGATAATTAATGTGGTTTAAGAAAGAACAAAAGCGTGTTTGTGGTGGTAATTGCTATGGTGGCAATAAAGGTGTTCTACCAGAAGAAGGGAAATCGCCAGTTATCGCTCCTAAGCCACAACCAAAGACATTGGGCAAGGAACTAAGAGAAATAGCAACACCTATACATGAAGAGTACATGGAAAAACTAAAGAAAATGAGAGAAATAAGAGAAGACCAATATAAACATTACGCAGAAATAGTATTTAATAATACAAAAGAACAACTACGGGAGGAAGCAAACAACGGTCGTTTTCGTTATACCGTTTCAGAAGAAGATGTGAAAAATATACTGAAAGATAAAGGTTTTGGTGGTGTTGATATAGATGACTTAGTAGAAGTACTAAGTGAACTAGGTAGAACTATGGGAATAGGAGTATCTTCCAAAGAATATTTAAAAGACCTCGTATACGAAGACGGTGAGCGTAAAGAAGATGAATATGAAACGTGGGTGATTTTTGAATGGTAATAGGTGATTATCCAAATAAAACCAAAGAGAAAAATGACGTTCCAATATATCTCAAGATATTCTTTAAAGAAATATACAAACGCAACATAACAAATATAATAACATTAAACCGTTATCGTGATGGTGGGGTTTATGTTTTACTTGGGAGTAATAGAAAGGAATGATTAATATCAAATACACACACATTTTAGCATACTCACCACAAGCTAATAATACATACGTATATCATTATGTTAGCAATGATGTGGCTGATTTGTATGAAACAAAGATTAGATTAAAGAAAGAACCACAAATCAAGTATAGTGAGTTTGTATCAGACTCCACAGCTATACCAGATAATATGGTTTCTGACGACAAGGTTTATAAGTACATGAATAACCTTGAAGATTTCATCAAATTATATAATGAGCAACAAAACGAGCTTAATAAAAACTTAGTTTTATAATACAAAAAATAAGAAATTATGGCAAATAAAAAAAACAGAAAGTCGGGTAAACCTTCTGTTCTTTAAAAGAATTTTTAACAAAAAACAAAAATTAAGAATTAAAGGGCGGTAATTTATTCCCTCTAATGTTTTTAGTATACCATAACATTACAAAATAAGGAAGATGGTTGCATAGATAACTTTGTAGATTTTGATGATACAAGCTACCTACGTTCAATTCAAGAAGAAGAACAAGAATGGTTGTTTGAAGATGATGATTAATTAAATAATTAGAAGAAAGTCAAAACATGTTCATTTTTTTGTGAATATGTATTGACTTTTTGTTTTTGTGTGATATTATAATAAATGTAATTAAAAGCCTAGAGAATAAACGGAGGTGATTATTTGGTAGCAACTAAAGGTGTAAAGTACCCAGATAAAGAATTGTATGATTTTGTTATGCAAGAGTTAGACAAGCGTGGCATTAATGAAATCGAAGTAGGTAAAGTAGCCTACGAATTACAACACGAATACTATCCAGATGTTACAGTAGAACAATTTGGTAGTGAATTAAAGAACGTGTTAAAGAAACGTGAAGTGCTTAATATCTTAGCTATTGGGTTTGAATTAGATAACCTAGCAGCAGAAAACAAATTAACACCAGTATTGCATACTATCATTGCAAATGACTTAGGTATGTTTGGTGTTGACGAAGCCTTAGCGTTCAATATTACACAGCTATACGGTACTATCTCAAGTTCCAATTTTGGTTTAGGTGACAAGGTTAAGCTAGGGTTAGCTAAGAAACTTGATAACGAAGATGGTAAAGTAAATACATTTGCTGATGATTTGTTCTTAGCATTATGTAGTGCTGTTGTGGCACGTTTTGGGCATGGTTCAGCGTTAGCCTTACAGTAATGCACTGGGTCTATTAATTGTAAAAGGTTAATAGGTCATAGGTAGATAAATCTACCAATATAAAATAAGGTATGAATGGATTGTACTTTATTAGTCACGTCAATCGCCTTACATTAGCAGATTTGAGCTATCACACGTTTTTGAGAGCGTGGTGGGGCTTAGGCACATACCGTTAATTCGTGCCGAGAATTTTTAACAATACTTTGGAGGTGCTAAACCATGAAAAAGTTTAGTGTAAAAGAAATTAATGAATTGTTGGGTGTAAATGACGCTTATAAAGCACCACAAAAGGTGATGGACGTCATGTTAGATGATAAGAAACGTGAAGAAATGTTTAAGCGTTTCTTGAAAGTGGAAACAGATGTAAGTCGTGATTGGTTCAGAGAGTATTTCCAAAAGGAACAAGCTGAAAGAAAATCAAAGAAACAAGATTTTACTCCAGATTCCGTTGCTAAATTGCTCAATGCACTAATCAGTGGCGAAGATAAGGACGACAACATTTACTATGAACCAGCTGCTGGTACAGGTAGTATCTTAGTTGCTAAATGGCAAAAAGATAGAATTTATAACCCAGTAGCAAGTGAATTGCCACTAGCCCAATTAATGACTTATGACCCTCGTGCTTACTGGTATCAAGCAGAAGAACTATCAGACCGAGCATTGCCATTCTTAATCTTTAATATGGCTATTCGTGGCATGAATGGTGTTGCTATTCAATGTGATAGTTTAACTCGTAAAGCTACTCACGCTTACTTTATTCGCAATAACACATCTGATTACTTAAAATTTTCAGAAGTAATTGAATTACCTAAGACAGATGAGTTCGCACAAGAATTAAACGTAATCTGGGTAGATGAAAACGAGGTAAATGACAATGACATCATCTAAGTTTTGTGGTACAGAAGTACGTAAGGAACTATTAGACAGGTACAATCAAGTCTTAGACATTGCAGCTGAATATGGTTACAAGCCTTCATCTTATGGTGTTAGGGGCGATGTAATCAAATCAATTCATGCGATGTTTACAGACAAACAAAATGACAACGTAAGAGCATTTGCTTTGCGTGTAAAGATTAAGGGTTCTGTACCTGTAACATATGTGGCTGAACTAAAAACACGTAATGATATGATTGACGCACCAACGGTTATCTTAGACAATAATAAGCTGTTGGAATTTAATTCAGTAGATGAGTTTAGAGATTTTGTTGATGAAAGAGGTAAAACAAAACCTATCATTAAGGTTGATGAAGAAACAGAAGAAATCGCTTTGGAGGTTTAATTGATGGAATATTTGGAATTATTAAATAAAGTAGAGCAATGGGCTAAGGATAGGGGTTTAGATACTGTTGAGGCACGTACTCAATATAGTAAGTTAATTGAAGAACAAGGCGAGTTAGGGTTAGCTATGTTGGAAGAAAACATCAATGGTGACTCTGGGGTAAAAGATAGCTTAGGTGATTATCAAGTAACCTTAATTATCTATTGTTTAATTCGTGGTATCGACTTTAAGAAACAAGTTGAAGAAGAAGGTAGTTTCTGGACTGAGTATGATGACCTTGCCCAAAAACATAAGGAAGAGGGGAGCTTTGACGTAAACAAAGTGTTCAATTACTTAGTTTTCAGTAGCTCACGAATTATCAGTGCATACAACAGAAACCGACCTATTCAACTTGAACATCTTTCAGTAGAACGTGTTATGGAATGCTTGCATGACATTGCTAAGGAATACAACACTACTTTGGAAGAAACATTAGAGATGGCATACAACGAAATCAAAGACCGTAAAGGTAAAATGATTGACGGTGTGTTTGTCAAAGAGGCTGATTTAAAAGACTAGAATTGTAAACCTATCAGTTGTAAAAGGCTGGTAGGTTATAGGTAGGAAACTACCAAATAAAAACTAAATAACTTAATCAGTAGGTACAATTCTGTTATTACTCCACCTACACATTAAACTAAAATCTTATGGAAAGGCGGTGCATTTTACGATTGTTTGCCCGTCTAATTTCATAAACTACTAACATCTTCGTAACTTTTTCGTATCGTAGGTGGAGCAAATGCAAACCCTATTCTATAACCTATCGTTGCTGCTAGGTGGTTAGACATGAGTTTCGAGTACTCAATGGGGTTATTAACTTAAATAGAAAGAAGGAATTATAGTGGCTGAATTAACAGTATTTTTACAAAATGGTGCTACATATCACTTTATGGACGTAGAAAACGTTAGTGGTGATAAATACAATGAAATTCTTGAATTTGATTATTATGGACAAACTGTAATGAAAAAACGTCATGCTATGTTTAATTTAGAACAAGTTGCTGGCTATGCAGTAGACAATGAAAAGGTTGAAGATGATAGTACAGACGATGAAAAGGACGTAAAAGTCCCATTGAAATATCAAGAACATATTGATGTAGACCAAGCTATTGACGATTTACTTAATTTCGATACAGAAAACGGTGACAAAGAAGTAGCTAAAATAATCAATAACCGCTTATATACAGCTATTGTTCAAGACTACATGGAAAAGAATAGTAGTGATATTGACGGATTAGATACAGAAAAATATGCAGAAGAATTAGGCAACCATTTTTTTAATCTACTCTGGAAAAAGATAGTAAAAGAAGTAGATAAAGAGGAAGCAGAAAAGGCAACAGAAAAGGATTTAGAATTTTAATGAGCCTAGAGAAGATATTTAACAAGTTGCATAAGGGAAAAGAGCTAAACAATTCAGATAAGCAATACATTGTAAATGCTTATTATGACGGTGAGTTAGATAACAGCCCATTAATCTCTAGCATAGAAGATAATGATTATGAAATCATTGTCGTTCCTAATTTTGCTAATCAAGATTATGGATATGCTTTTGATATTACAGGGTTATATAACCAATCTACTAACTCATACGAATATGAACAACCGTATAAGGTTCGTAAAATGGTTCGTGTATATACCGAGGTAGAATGGAATAGAGTTCCTAGTTAATAACAATGCGACTCTAAATTAATTATAAAAGAAAAAACATGTCAGCAGCAATAGCTGACTTTTATTATACAAAGAATGGAGAGAAAATAATATGACAGGATTAAAAGCACAAGTAAAGAAATTCATGAAATCAAAAGGAATTAACACAATTACATTAGCAAATGGTAGTCGAGTTAAGTTACAAAATGCTAAGACAGTTGATATTCTCAATGCAGCATTCAAGTTAGGATTCTAATTAAACATAAAGCAAGGTGAATTAATGACAGAAGAAAACAACGATTACAAGATTTTATATTACATTTATCCAAAAGAAGACATTTACGAAAACATTAAGTATGATGAAGATACAGGCTTACCTAAGAGCTATGATGGTTTAGTATTCGTAGCAGACTTCTTATATCCTGTATTTGAACAAACATCACGTACAGTTATTGTATTTGACGCTTCACGTTTTGATGAAGTAGACGGAGATAATCGTTTCCGTTCTCATTCTGGTTTCAAACGTAAGGAATTTGAAGAATGGGTTGAAAAAGATACACGTATTGTACGTATTGAAAAAGATGAAATTGACAAGCTCCTTGCAAGTAAAGAGGTGGCTGAATAATGGTTCAACTATTCTTTAAGTATGGCACTATGAACAGTGGTAAGAGTATCGAATTACTCAAAACAGCTCATAATTATAGAGAACAGGGTAAAGAGGTTATTATTATGACAAGTGCCTTAGATACACGTGATGGTGTTGGAACGGTTGCTAGTCGTATTGGTTTGTCAGAAGACGCTATTGCTATCAATGCAGATGATAACTTGGTTAATGTGGTGTATAAGAACGCTCAAGACAAAGATAAACTTAGCTGTGTTTTAGTTGATGAGGCACAGTTCTTATCAAAGAGTAATGTGCATGACCTTTGCAGAATAGTAGACTATTATAATATGCCAGTTATCTGTTATGGTTTAAAGACTGATTTTCGTGGTGAGTTATTCGAGGGGTCAGAAGCGTTATTAAAGTATGCAGATAAGCTGGAAGAAATCAAAACAGTTTGTGCAAACCCAACATGCCAACGCAAAGCCACAATGAATGCAAGGTTAGTAGATGGTAAGCAAGTAACCAATGGTGAACAAGTGGTAATAGGTGATGAAGAATATACATCACTATGTAGATTTCATTGGAAGTTGGGTAGACTAAAAACTGCTGTTACAAAAGACGTTGACAACAAAAATACTCCAGTTGAAGAAATCGTTGATAGAATAGGAAAAGCAAGTAGTAAATAAGTATAAGGTATTGGCTCGTAGTGGGTTAATACCTTATTTTATTATGTTTAGGTGCTGACAGACGCATTCTAAGCACGAGTTCAGAACATTAAACAGACGAACCATCACAAATATACCTTAAAATGCGTGTATGCGACATCTAATTATATGATTGTTATGATATAAACTTTTATGTATTTTCCAACTTTGTTATACTTTCGATAACGTATCTTATGTAAACTAGATAAATAAAATAAGTTGACAATACAATAAAAGACCTACACTATTACGGTGCGGGTCTTATTTGTCTTACCTAGCCTTTTGACTTCTTCTATATGTTATACTATCATCTACTCCACGTGCCAATCTCTCTTTGGTTTCACGCACTACCTCATTCAAAGACCATCTCATGTCATAGTCTAACTCATCTGTTGTGTCAAAGCCTATTACTTCTACACCATTTAACTTACCACGAAATGTTACTCCACCATGCACTAGCAAATCATCTTCATCACCATCATGCCAGTCATCTGGTAATTCAGCATAGCCATTAAAGCTGCCAAAATTGTTGCGTGTGACATACCAATTAACATTGTAGTCATTGCTTTGATTGACAATATCTGCATGAATTTCGCCCATATATTCCATCTAAAATCACCTCTGAATAAACAAAAGGACGGAACTAAGTCCCGCCCAAATCGTCATAAATGGGGTTACCAGCCCCGAAATCATAAAGAGTGTTCCCACTGCTATGATTACCATTCTCAACTGTATTATACTATGGATAGCACATTAAGTCAAAATTAATGGTATAATAGATATTGTGCTAGAGCCTACCAAACTCTAATTACGCACAAGAAGGGAGTGTTCCCTTTTGTTTACCATTCTCACAAACCTAGCAATAGGTGTAATAACTGGTTTGCTTGCAAACTGGTTGTATGACGTCTTTAAGAAACGTTGATACAGCGTTTTAGATGTCAAACTTAAGACTCACTTCGGTGGGTCTTTTTATATAAACAAAAAGCAAGCCTAACAATAGTGGAAGTGAAAGGCTCGCTCAAGTAATCTCACAAAACAAGATTATGAATTTATACTTCATACAAGTTTATAATAGCACTAATATATCTGCTTGTAAAGAAAAAGCCCCACACTGCTGCGGGACTACGAGTTTTAACTCGATTTAATATTCTTTTGAAACTAATCTTCCTGTGCAGATTAGCTACCTATATTATAACACATCTACAAACTCATCTCAATGAATGAAAACATAATCAATCCAATACTAAAAATAGCTAAAATAATATAGAACAAACAACCTACGCAACCAACCAAATCACGCATATTAATTACCTACCCTTCTTAATTTTTGAAAAAACTCTACCTATTATATAGGGGTTATTTAATACCCTATTCTGAACCCTTCTAAAGAGTCCCCTAACTCATCTTCCGTAAGACCGATATATCTCATGGTGATGGTTTGACTGGAATGATTGAACAACTCCATCAAGTAATATATGTTTTTAGTCTTACGATAATACCACAAACCGAACGTCCTTCTCATAGAGTGTGTGGTAAAACCTATTCCACCTAATTCATTATCAATTCGTTTGAATAGTTTATATACATTCTGCACCGTTATATGTTTGCTCTTATCATAGCTAGATGGGAATGCCCACTCACTATCATCTTTGCCTTCGATATAATCACGCACAATATCTTGCACATTGTCTAGGAATAACGTTCTCTTTTTACCAGTTTTCTTCTCTGTGATTTCTGGTCGCTTGGAATGTCTTAAAGTACCTATTTTGAGTTTCACTATGTCAGAACATCTTAACCCAGTGTTAATTCCAATCAAAAATAAGAATGTATCACGTTCTGGATAACGAGTTCGTCTTAAATAGAATAACACATCATCTATCTGGGCTTGTGTTCTAAGTGGTTTAGAATTGTAAACCATATTTCCACCCCAAAACCTACTTTACTGATTAAATACATTATACTACTTTTTCGATAAAGTATAAATGGTGCAAATACGATTTGTTGAAAAGATAGGAAATAACTTTATCGAATTTGTATAAAATAAGTAAAGTCTAAAATTAGTGGATTTATCTAATGATTTATATAAATAATTACCGCATAATAACTCTATTTAAAACAAAAACCACTAACTCATTTCTAAGCTAGTGGATTAATTAATTATTAAAAACCAAGACTAACCACCGTCTTAAACGGTCGCTAGGACTAGGAATTGCCGTTCCTATTTATAATCACGAAATGATTTCAATGAAAAATAATCATCTCTTTCTTTGATTAATGTTGATGGAGTGATTTCTACGACCACTCTCATGAAATCTGGTACGTCTTTATCAGCAATAGTTATATACTTCAATTCTGGGAAGTCCTCATCGCCAACATATCTCTTGTGCATATCAGCTTCTGTGTATTCCTCATTCGTGAAATCATCAGCATAAACATTACTACGAATTTGATAATTTAATTCTTTCATACATTCAAAAGCTAAATCTTCGGCTATTTCTTCTGCTAGACTTTGGTCGTCAATAACGGTATATCTAGTAGTACTTGTCATATAGCCAGTTCTATCATATGTTCTAGCGTCAACCATTAATACTCGGTCGTACATGAATTTACACCTCTGTTCTTGGCTTACTCATATCAATGAACTCTTTTTGGTTTTTGATTAATGTATGTTCTGACAAGCCATGCTTATCTAATACATCAACCAATTTCATATCTTCATCTTCAATTACATAAATATATTCATCAAAGATAGATTGTTGTAAAGCCCATTTCGGACTCCATGTCGCAGCGTCAACACGTCCCAAGTATTTTGTGCTATGTGCGAACACAATCTTTTCTCCATCTAATGATTCACCTTTAATAAATTCCCACTGTACTTGTTTACTCAAACAAGCTAATCCCTCCTTATATCAGTATCAATATGTATCGAAGTGTTATTATAGTCTAATTACAATCTAGTCTGATTATCATAACAACACTTGCTTATTTCGGTGTGTAAGAATGGTCTTAGTAGACTTCACCGTCATAGACATCAGCAACTACATGTCTGAAATCAAATGTAGCTAATTCAGATAACTTAATAATGCGTGTTGTACCACATGCAACCATAAGATTTAATGGTTCGTGTACTTCATCATCTGGAATAACTACAACACATTGCTTACCATGTCCGTATAAGTTACCCATTTCCCATGCTTGCCCATCATCTGGTTCACTTGGAACATAAAGCATAATACCTAATTCACAGCCTTTAATTCCTTCAATATCGGCTGATACAGTTGCCATCTGCCACTCTTTATCAAGCATAATTTCTGGGTTGTTATTCACGTCCATACCTTTATATTGATGTGCCAATGGATAATGTGAGTATTCCCAACTTACACTAGGGTTAGCTTTGATAGCTTCTATCCCAGCTTTCATATGTTCCGTTTGTTTATCACTAAACCATGAACAACCAATATATGCTTTGACTGGAGGCATAGGAGCTTCTACCAATTTTGTGCTTGTAAACATATAGTCACCGTCCTTTTCTTTAGAGATTTGTTTCAAGTTTTTGTTTACTACTTTATTAACTTTATCTTTAAGTGTATTGAGATAATTAGTATCTCCATACAACACCTTGTTAATTGAACTCATCGTTTACCTACCTTATGATAATTCAGTAATTAGATTTTCCAATTCATCTTCATTGATTTTAATTTGAGCGTTGATATTATAACCACTAACGAATGATAATAACTCAATACCATTATCGCTACTAAACAATACATCTGTACCATCAGCAGTATTATCTGTGGTTACATGATAGTAATCATCGCTCAAACCTTTAATGATATAAATTGGTTTAGATAACTTTTCAATGTTACGCAATAAATCGGCTACACCTCCTTATCACGTTTTGCTTTGATTTTATCGAACTCATCTTGTGTTAATTTACCTAAATCAACCAGTTTTTGTTCAATTAGATTAAGTACGGTATTACGGTCGGATAAGTTGTTTACGAAATCGTATTTACTCATATCCACACGAACTACTGGTGCTTGACCGAAACTGTCGTACCATGAATTGTATGTGTTCCATACAGAATAATAGTAATCTACTAGCTTAGGGTCTTTACGTATATCTTCCATATCACGACCACGCTTAGAAATATGGTCTAGCATTAAATCAAATGGAATATCTAGGAATACAATTAAATCTGGATAACCATTGAACGGATGACCCGCAACATCAGAAACCATATTTTGATTTAAACTTACGTAAAGATTGTACATAACTTCTGGAAATTCACCACGCTTATACAAGTTAAAACTCATTAAAGCGTCAGAAATCAAGGAACTATCATATACTGTATTGACAATTCCACGTTCAGCCAAATGCAGTCCTTCACGTAATTGTCCAAAACGGTAATTTAAAAAGGCGATTTGTAAAGCAAAACTTAAATCATTTCTACTTTCTTCGCCTTGTGCGTAAAACTCTTTGAGCATAGGTATCTTATCAACTTCTTCATAGAAACCTTTAGTGCCTAAATCTGCAACGAGCATACGTGTTAGGCTTGTCTTACCCGCACCTATCGGGGCATTCACGAAAATAATACTAACCAACTTCTTTCTCTAATTCGTGTGCATGTAGGAACAAATCTGGCTTTAGTTTTGCTAAAATTTCACTTTTAAAAATTTAAGTAGCGGGGCACTTGCTTAAAACAGTAGCTACTTTCACTCACAGGCTTTTATTTTAAAAATTGCATGTTAGGACAAAAAGCGGGCGGTTTAGTAAAGGAGGTGTCGCAATTTGTTCTAAAACAATAAGATAATTATAAATATTATAAGATTTTTGTTTGTACAAACCAAAATTATAAATACAATCAGATTTGTTCCTATATACACACGAATTTTAATATTTAATTGTTAACGGTAAGTAAGGGACTCGAACCCTTGCGTCCACAATCGCAGACCTAACTGTTTAGCAAACAGTCCTCTTCACCAACTTGAGTAACTTACCAAATATAACCAGTTATCGAACATTAAATTGCATTCGCCTCAACAATCTGTTCCCTAGCAAGTTCGGCGAAAGAACTCCACTGCTACGAGAGGATAACTGGCTAAAGCAACTGGTGGATATATCTAAACGATTGGGCTTATCCCCAGCGAAAAAGTCATCTCGCCACTTTGAGATAACTTACTAAATAATCGGCACATCTAACTACACACACCAAGCTCGCACGTATGACAACAGTAGCTATCTGCTGCGAGGTAATCAACCTCCACACTTGGCATAGTATATCCCTTGCAAAACACCTTCCGTACCCTCGAGTAACGTACTAATGAGATGCCGTACCGCACCTGTCCTACATTAAAAGACGCATAACGGTCTTGCCTTGATTAGAGGTGTATCAGGAGTTGGTACAAAGCTCACTTCTGGAGTTGAACCAGAACAGAACTACCGAGGTGAGTAAATATAGCTATATGTTCTTTGACACATATGAGTAGCACTTTCGTTTGTTCGCTAAACTCTTAACTACATATAGTCTGTCCCCACGCACATATGGGTAACACATATTCTTCATTGTCTTTAAAAAACTTGCCGTAGTCTGCCCCACACGTATGTGGGTAACACCTTGAGTTTGAGTATATCGTTTGTACGTATTCCAGTCTGTCCCCACGCACATATGGGTAACACACTAAAAACAGACTAACAAATCCCACAGTACTAGGGTTTTGGGAACTCCTAATTTTTTAGGGTTGCCAAAATTTCATTAGATACACCGTTGCCTTTGTATCAGAAAAATCTGAAATAAAGGTCTTACATGGTAATTACCAAATGCTTTTGAGTCCGCAACAGACAAACGGACTACCTATTTCTAGGCTAATTGTTTTAATCCTTTGTCTAGGATATTCTTTGCTGCATTTACATCACGTATATGGTAAGTATTACAGCTAGGACAAGCCCAACTTCTATCTTTTAGTGTTAGCTTATCCGTATCTTTTGTTCCCATAACATGCCCACATTCGCTACATGTTTGTGTAGTATTCTTAGGATTTACAGTAACAAAAGTCTTACCATATAATTCAGCTTTGTATTCTAGTTTTTGTAGGAATGTTCTCCAACCTACATCACTAATAGACATAGCCAAAGCGTGATTTCTCAACATATTTTTACTTCTTAGATTTTCAGCCACAACCAAATCGTGGTTCTTGATAAGTGTTATTGACATTTCATCTAAGAATTTATTACGTTGATTACGCACTTTATTCATAAGTTTTGATACCACTATGCGTTGCTTTTGGTAATTCTTGCTATCACGTAAGGAGCGTCCTTCTTTCTTGGCTCTAACTTGTCTGCGTGATAATTTACGTTGTGCTTTAGCCAATCGACCCTTGATAGTTCTATAAAATCTCGGGTTAGCTATAACATTACCTTCGCTTGTTGTTAAGAAGTTATCTGTATTCAAGTCGATTCCAACTTGAGAATTAGTTTTAGGCAATTCTTTAACAAAAGGTGTATCTGAACCCAACTGCATAGAAACGTAGTAGATACCAAAAGCATTTTTAGAAATAGTAGTTGTGCCAATTCTAATATCATCTTTATTATCTAGTAGTTTTCTATACGAACCACTCACACGAATAATACCCAGCTTAGGAATATTAATATGTTTATTGTCTACAAATCTAATTGAGCCAGTCCACATATTAACTGGTTTCTTCTTACTCGTATAAGTTCCACTTGTTTGATACTTCTCCTCGTAAGTTTTCTTATGAAAATTAGGTGTACCAACGTTATGAACTTTTCTAAACATATTCCATGCAGCTTTATAAGAACGCATTGCCATAGAACGACAATGACTATCAATATAAGGGTGTTTCATGTAAGTATAGTGCGTTGCTAAATAGTTTTGAGCCTTCTTACGTTTTTCTAATTCAGCAATACGTGTTTGGATTGTATCAATAGGTAGTTTTACCTGTTTGAGTTGATACAACTCTTTATCAATCGCAACCATAGCGTTATATACAGCCCTAGATACATCACTGTTCATCTTAATGATTTGCTTTTGCTTCGTGCTAGGGTGAATACACATCTTCAAGCCATAGTGGTATTTTAACTCACTCATTGTCTTCATCTATCTCACCTCTTTTCTATTGTATATTTATAGCCATATTGGCTAATTGCAACGGTGGGACTCGAACCCACATCATCCTTTGCTCTACCAGTTGAGCTACGTTGCGAACCTTCTAATTCAAAAGGAGGAAATCTTAAATCATGAACCAATCCGTAAGTCGTAATGAACCTGTTCATGAATTAATTCAGATTCAATGTCAAAAAATTACACAAATCTATGCACTTACCGTTATTGTGCTTTCGGGGTAGTCATGCTCTACCCCAATTACCACAGTAGGAGTCGAACCTATAAAATGCACCTTTACTGCACCTGTGGCAACCAAAATAATTTAAAAAGGAGTGTTGATTAATACGCAAAACCTAATCAACTAATAAAAAATGAACGAATTAATAAATGTTTGTTTCGAGGTGTTTCCACCTCTATGTCATAGCAAGGACTTGAACCTTACTGCTCTCGTTTCAAGGACGAGCGTGTTACCCGAATACACCACATGACTACCAACTAGGATAAATAATTACGCATAGGTTTACTAACTACACTATTCGCGTTCGCCTATCCGCTCCCACATTCCCTTTAAAGTCTGTGAGCGTGGTATGTAAAAGCCGCATATTAGCTTGTGTGGTATAGTGTTCCCGACAGTCCAACATTTTACATACCAAATGTCTACCATTTATTCTCTAGACTCTAAACATATAGTAGACTTGTTTTGGGAGAGCATTTTAATAGCTCCTAGAGAGAACGGGACGAAAAACTGTGTCAGTATCGTATTAGTAAATAGGGGTTAATTATCTGTATTTATTGAAAGGATGTGAAAAACCAACCCGTTCCCTTTAGCAACAATCAAAGCTGCCTTATGTAGTTTTAGTGTTTTCTCTTAACAGAATAGATATGTTTCTTGTGCCATTCTTTTATATTGCTAAACCCAGCTGCCAAACCAGCTAAATAAAATAACTTAGTCCAGAAACCATAGCTATAAAAGATTAGGTCAAACGCAACGGTCATAATGAACAACCATTGAATTACATACCATGTTCTCGTCAAGAGAAATCTATCAATCATATTACTTAGCTTATCCATCTTTGCACCTCCAATTAAGATAGATATATCAACGAGTAGCCAAAATACAAATACATAAGAAGGTTTTTAAAAAATATATCAAGAGTCAACCGCCTACTCGCTGATATATCAACCCTAATGGGCTGACATTTACAGATAAAAACAAAAATAATATAAAAGAAAAGTTTTAAAGAGATGATATTAAAATTAGTATTAATGTAATTAACAAAATAGACTAGAGATACACTAACCATAGAATATCATCAATTATAAGAAAAATTTGGAAGTACAAATCCTTTTCAGAATTGCAAAAGTTGTTTAGGCAAACTAAGTTTTGTCTACCTACATAGGATTTGGCAACTTCTGGACGGAAGGAGTTATAAGTTAACATTCTAACCAAACCCTATGTAGATGGGCAATACCGTTTTACCCACCTACCAATCTAACTTGGAGGTGTGTCACAGTGATTAGGTATACATAATTCAGAAAAATAAGTTTAAATTCAAGGAGGCACTCGTTGTGAATGCGTAAAATAAATATCACTGTGACAAATATCGGATTGATGAATTGAACACCAAACCTTACAAGTATCGTTATCATACTCGTACGCTCTGCCATTAAGCTATCCGATTGTTGACTCACGTAAGGACAATTACATTAAGTTCAACATATTTAACAGATTTATTTAATTGTTTTGTTGTAGCTTTGAGTTATTCGTTTATTCTCTTAACTCTTAACTTACATATATTATAATACCATATAAAAAATAAAAGTCAACAGAAAAACTAAGAAATCTTCATCTTTTTTTGAAGATTGTTTAACTTATCCATTCGCAGCCCCATCCAAACATCATCTTCTGTAACTACAACAGGTAAGCTAGTCCAACCTTTCTCTAATAGGTATTCTAGTGCTTTAGGGTCGTTATCTACGTTATATTCGTGATAATCAACTCCCATAGCTTGCAACTTTCTCTTTGTCATTTTGCATTGCTGACAATTATTCTTAGTATATACTGTTACTACATTGTTAGTTGATACTGTTGTCAACTCGTCTATTCACCTCCTTATGCAGATTATACTTGTCTTCCCAGTATTCGATATTATCAATGAAATTGTCTACTATATTAGAAACATAAGTCATCAAAGCAAATGATATTGCCTCTAGCCCTGTCATTAGCATAGTTGGTATTTCATACTTACCCCACCCCATACCAATATACACAACTAGAGCTGCTGTAACAAAAAGCCAGAAGGTAACACTATGACTTTCTAGTTTCTTCATTTCATCATATACTCTACGCATAGATTTTAGTTCAATGTCAGCAGAGACCATATTACCATCTTCTAAGTACATGTCTAATCTACGTACTGATTTATTAAACTCTCTTTCAGCACTTGTCATTTGTACGGATAATCTCCCTTCTTACCACTAAATTCAAAATAGTTTTCGATTGTACTAAGGGCTAACGTCATGTTCAACAATGGATTCCCAAATCTCATCTTATTAGTGTTTAATACAACTTCCCCATCGTCTTCAATCTTGCAGCCATACCATTTAACAATGGGACGTAGTTCGTCATAGCGTTCAGAAGGAATATGTGAGAAATTAACACCGAGGGTATAGCCATCGTCAGAATAGACATTATCCTTGTTATAGATTTCCACGTTATCGTGCATACAATCTACCGCACGCAGCGTATAAGATGTCCATCCATTATCTAATGGCAATTTATACCACAATAGATTATCATAGACTTCGATAATTTTAGATTCATCTATGTCGTTTATGTTTTGCAATGGTCTATCCATGAGCTATTCCTCCTATCCAAGTTTCTCAGAAATGTCCACGAGTTCCCAATAAATAAGAACCAACATTGCAGCTGAAATTTTCATTGCCATGTCTATTTCTGAGAAAGCTATGCCTACAGTTATTAATATGAATACTATTGTTGTTAGAATTTTCCATACTCTCATAGAACTCCTCCCCCCATGTTAGTTGCACCTTTTAAAAGTGAACTCTTGTTAATGAGTACGCAATTCTTGTTATCAAAGAACCTTAACGCAGTTTCTTTAACATCATGCTCCCAATAATGTATATGAATATGCCCATTATGAAGATTAACAACGCATGAATTGTTTGTTTCCAACGTAAACATGTAGAAGCTATCGTTATCTCTATCGTAGATTATATCGCCGAAACGTAAACCATACTCGTTAATTATCTCTTTAATTGTCATTGCTTAACACCACATTTATGCAATTTGTTGTAAATACTACTGTACTCTTACGACCTTCTTTTGTAACAGTAGACTTAAAGCAATCTTTACTTTCTTTAATCTTCGTCATTGTCTTCTCCCTCTTTTCTGGCTATTCTTCTTTCAATCGTATGCTTACCAACCAATTCGCAATCAAAATTAGAGAATATTTCGATAAAGTAGTCTTCGCCATCACCTACCCAAGTGTCCTTACCAACATTTCCAGTGTCCAAGTCAACAACACACGCAAACTTCTCATAGCCGCCATCATAAAATGAAAGCATGAAATAGTTATCATAATCTTTGATATGAATAATATCGCCTACTTGGACATCATAATTATCGAATATCTCTTTAATCTTCATTATCCAATACCTCCTAAAAACTAAATTCAAACTCTTTTGTTTCTGTATCTTCTATAATTTCATAACCCAAGCTACGCAAGAAATCTTCAATATATGCTAGGCTATCCCCATATACACTTGTGTAGCCATCTTGCAAACTGGTTAAACAATATTTTCCACCAACCGCTTGGTACGCTACTATATAGTATTCGTTATGCCCGTTTAAACCGAGGTCGATTATATCTCCACTTTTAAGGCTCTTTATTACATTCACATTTCTACGTATTGACATACTTACACCTCTACTTAGATACATTCAATTCAGCGTCTACAAATTCCCACGTATCAACACAAGTGTTTAATTCATCACAAATATCTTTATCAAAATCTATTGAAAACACGATACTACCAGATTCTAAATTAACCAGATGATACTTACCTACACCAGGGTCATATACTACTATGACATAACATTCTCGTCTTTCAACGACCAAAGACTCTTCGTTTTCGATGTCGGAAAACAAGATTTTGATTACGTCACCAGACCCAATAATCTTGTTACGCTTTAAACCTTTTACAATTTCCATACTTACTCCTCCTAATCATTAATAATATGTAGTTCTGTATCTACCACCCTAATATCACAGCCTAAGCAATAGTATTTAAGTGCTGAGTCAAGGTCTGGTGCTAATAATGCCACACCAGTTTCTAAGTTCACAAGCGAATACTTACCTTTATTACTTAGTCCTTCGTTATAACCTACAAACCAATATTCATGCCTATGGTCTTCTGGGTGAATTATCTCTAAAACGTCACCGATTTTGATATTTTTATCAACACTATTGCTACGCATGTCTATTATTTCCATTAATTTCTCCTTATAAAATATCCATTTTATTCGTGTGCTTGTCTTTCACTAGCACGTATCAAATCAATAGGAACGTGTTTAACATGATTGTATCGACCATCAAAAGCGTCACCTTTACTCACATTAAAGTCCAAACATTTTTTGTATGTCCCCTCGTCAAATTCGTCAGATGGGACATTATAGGCAACCACTGGAGCAATATGTTCAATATCTTCTACACTAAAAACTCCAGCCTCGGTATTAACCCATTTACTACGACCTTCTAATGCGTCAACGATTTTCTTATACCCTTTTTCTAATTCAAAGAAACCATCGAAGTAAGTGTACTGAGCAATATATGCGTCATTCAATCCACTTTTAATATAAGCAACTATACAATAATGATATTCGTATCTATTATTTATCATCAGACCATCAAAATTACCTAATTGTAATGTCATGTTTATTCCTCCGTTATAACAGTCATTATGGTTGGGGTAGTACCCCACAACCACCAGATTACACACACCCACCAAGTTGGGTAGCACAATGTCAAATGCCATAAACAATATGGAACAACTGTGTACCACATAACCACTAGCAAAATACTAGCAAGTAAACCCCACAATTTTTCAAAGTCGCCTTCTAGGATTTTACCGATTAAAAAGAATTTAGACCCCATAAAAGAACCTATAATCGTCCATACTATTGGCTGCATTATAGTCCATATATAAAAAATCAAAACTCCTTGTCCCACATTCCCCGTTAATATCACAGCTGAAAACAATAGTGGCATAAAAATATAATATAAAGAACATGAAAATACAAGCATTACAAACAATGTACTTCCCCTCCTCTGCTAACACATTTATTTATCTCAATCTATTATAGTCGCATTGAACTAATCACCTAAGCTATCTATAATAATTAGCAGCACTACAACTAAACCAAGCGTAGTTTGTATGCCAAAGAATAGCCAATATAATATCAACCAACCAACCCCAAGACATACATGGATTACATGTGGGAAGAAATATATTACACAAGCTAGTAGAACTAAATACACAACCGTTAATAGCCCTAATAATATTCCATCAAGCATCTTTCCTACTATGAATACCACTCCTTTATTCTTCAAACAAATCTATGAACATTGAATATGATAGATGACCCATGCCTATTACAATTAATGCAGACATGAAGCCAATAACAAACATACCTACCATGAATGCTCTACTCGATATGTACAGGAAAAGGAAAGCCAATGTGAAGGCACAAGTTCCTACGAATAGTTTTAATACTTCCATCTATATCACTTCCTTTTTATCGCCAATCTAACAGAATTATCATCGTAACCAATCCAGCTACGAAGCAAAAGAATGAAGGTACAAAAACGAAAAAACCATTTATTAGCAACAATCCGCTTGCTACTCGACTTGTACCCCAATACATAGCAAATAATGCTACATATATGTTTCCGACAATAAACCCGATGATAGTTAAAAACACACCGATAAGTCTGTTGCGTTTTTCTCTTTCCGTATTATTCATCCTCTTTCCCCCCCCTTTTAGAAACAGTAGCTTATTATCTACCGCTTCTAAAAGACTGGAAAACCAGTCTACAACAACCATTATTCTTTTAGCATTTGGAAGTCTTATTTATTATTATGGTGAAACCAGCTAATTTTCTTATCGAATAATGCAACTGCGTCATTAGATAAGTACAATAGGTATGTTACGAATAATACCCAGTTAACTGCTCCACTTGCTGCGGTAATTCCCCATAAAACAACAGAAGAAAGACCTTGTGCAATCCAGAAATAATAACTTTCTGAGAAACGTAATGTAGTTAACATAGCACCTGTGATACCAATAGCCGCTGCCACACTATCTACAACTGGACGTGGGCTAATGAACCAATGTGTATCTGAGTAGTACAATACCAAAGCAACCACTACAAAGAATACTAATGTTAATAACCAATTACGCTTACCTTTACCACCTTCATGTAAGAAACGCACCTTTTCTTCAACGTTCTTTGCCCAAGATGGCATAAGCAATACTGGTAAGTCTAATAACAGGATATAAACAGTTTGCAATAAAACATCATTGAAGTTCTTAGCATGAATAGCTACTGTAATGTAAATCAAAGCACTAACCAAACCAAAAATACCGTTTAATGGTTTAGCGTTTGTGATAGAAATAGTACATGTGAAACCTAATGTACCAGCCAACAAAGTTAAAATTGAGATACCATTGATACCACTAGCAGCTGTCATACCAATAATTGCACCCAAACCAAACATCAACAGCATGTAGCTAGGAAAAGACCAGCCTTTCATTTGTTCTACATACCATGTTGGTTTCAACACGTTATACCATGCACCTGTGTTATCAAACTTATCTATTGTATTGTTTTCCAAAATAATTCAACCTCTTTCTTCTCTTTAGCTTTCAGTCTTACGACTTGCTTATCCACGATTAACATCGCTTCTTAATTTGTTATAGAAAACGTAATGAATTTAAGGTATAATAGGTATGAACCGAGTGTACCTCTAATTGTTTTAACATACTGAAACTGAAACGAAAAATGTCAAAAACACCTTTCTTACTTCCATCCTGTAAACCTAATATTCGGAATTAAAAAAGGTCGGTACACTCACGAGGTTCTAGGATAGCTGATTCTGATAAGGCTATCCTATTTTTATACCTTTTAATAAATCATACCCATCAATTCACTACGCTTTCGTAGTTCTAAAACTAACTCTGAATAGACATACTCCAACTCTTTCCATCTTCCAGAACGTAAAATGTAATTGAGTATATCTAATAATTCAGAAGTTTCATAATCATCAAACATTACATACCCTTGCACACTTCCCGAATGTTAAGGCTATACACGTTCGATATTAAAACCTTTATGTTTATTGATTTTGCCATCTAAGACACGTCCAATAAACTCATCTTTTAGCTTGTTATCATCAACAAACTTTTGGTATTCTTCGCTGTTTTCTTCAAACACACTTTCATTACCATCTGTGTCAGTAAATTTAATCTTATTGACTTGTGTTTGTTCTTCTTGCTTTGGTTCTTCCTGTAAATCACTAGCGATTTCTAGGCTTTCTTCACGAGTATCTTTAACTTCATGAACATCAACTGCTGGAATTACTTTCTTAGTATAGAAGTGTTCCAACCTAGTAAACATTTGATTGCCTATGTAATAGACTCTCTTCATGATAACAGGCTCACCTTTATACCAACGATATGGTTTTGTCACTAAATATCACCTCGCTTTCTAGCTTCCAAAGACATGAATGCAGATAGATTTGTCTTATGCACCTTGTTTGTAGACTTCTTAATAGCCTTAGCCAAAGTAGCATAACTAGATATTACAAAACATAATTCACTTGTACGTGTAATAGCTGTATAAACCAACTCACGACTGTTCAACATGAATTGGAATGGTAATACCACAATTACACATGGGATAGTTGAACCCTGTGACTTATGTACTGTAATTGCATAACCAAGTCTAATACTTCTTAAATCACCACTGTCCAAAAGCACTCTGCCGATACCATCAAAGTTAATTACAGACTCGATATATTCATCGCCATCTTCGTCAACTTGCTTTGTAATAGACTCGATTATTCCAGTGTTACCATTATAGATAGGTGTGATAGCATTACCTTTTTCAGCAGAAACAGTGCGTCTATTGTTTACTGTATTGATGACCTTATCACCTACACGTAAAACATAATCATCATCTTTGTTTTGGAATGAAACGACATACTCTTCTTTTTCCCTATTCTTAGGATTAGCAATCTGTTGGCAAAGGGCATTTAACGCATTACAATTCTTTGTAGTTTGTGTGATAATCTGAATATCCTTCACGTTATACTTGCTCAAGGCTTTCTTGAAAAAGACTAAAGCATTAGGAATTAGATTATCTACCACTTTACCTTGATTATCATGTTCCTTCTCATTCTCGAGTAACTTATATACTAAGTCCTTTTTAGTGCCGCATAGGAATAAGCCTTCTTTGTTTACTTCCTTTGGCATAGCACCTTTACGATACGTAATAGAATGAGATATAATGGCACTTTCTTCTGCTTGTCTATGAATTTCAGTTAAGGTGATTGTAGGAATAACTTGCGAGTCTAAAATACCAGACATAACACCGATACCGATTGAGTCAAGCTGACCCGAGTCACCTACCATGATTAACTTAGCCCCATCTTTGATTGCACTAACCAGACTATAAAACAGGTCTAAACTAACCATTGAAACTTCATCTAAAATAATTACATCGTAAGGCAATGGGTTCTTCTTCCAATAATTAAACATGGATTCTGAACTAGGATTGTATTGTAATAACCTATGAATAGTCATACCTTGCAACCCTGTAACTTTAGTCAAGTTATCTGCTGCCTTACCAGACAAAGCACATTGAGCTATTGTAAAGTTGTTAGCTTGCATAGCTCTTACTACTGCTTTAAGCAAAGATGATTTACCCGTACCAGAATAACCTTGTAATAAGAAGACATTATTTGTGGCGATGGTATGGATAGCTTCTAATTGTTGCTTCCCATACTTCCAGCCTTGTTCCTTTTCAACTTCTGATATGTAGGTATCAATATCATCAATACTCTTTTTGCTATCCCAAGCATTTTGAACCCTTAATAGTTCATAAGCTGTTTTCTTCTCAAGTTCATATGTTTCCCTTAAAGCTACACAATTAACACCATCTTTTTTGAATATCTTAAAGTCTTCATTGCCTAAGATAAAGTTAGTAGCACTATCTAAATCAGCATTGTAGACTTCTGTACGTAGATGATTACGTAGCTTTTCAATAGGAATATATGAGTCACCAGACATGCTTAAATCATCAAAGAAATTATAGATATAAGCCTCCACACGTCTTCTGTCATTAGGTGCAATACCATTTTCTAACGCTTTGTTATCAATAGTCTTAAACCCTATGCCAGGAATACGGTCAAGATATAGATTGTATGGATTTTCATTCAGCTTTTTAATAGCCAAATCTTGATTGCGATATTTGTTAACGATAGTTTTAATCTTAGAATGAGTAAAGCCCCACTTACCAAATACTGCAATAGCCATACTATAATCACGTTGGCTACCATACTTATCTAATATCTTTGAAGCCTTAACCTTGCCAATACCGTTTACCTTTTCAAGCTCACTGGTATCGTTTTGTTCAAGAGCTTTATTCATAATATCTTTAGTCTTTTCACCGAAGTATTCAGCGACCTTATCAGCACTATTGCCTAGACTAGCCATAAACTCGTTAAAGTCTTCTACACTCATATCTTCAATAGCACGTGTACGCTTGTATGACTCGATATTATATTGCTCACCATATTTCTTATCAACAATGTATGAGGCAACAATTTCATACTCTGTTTTCGGTAGTAGCTCCATACCACCTTTAAGAGTGATATTGCCATAATTGTTGTACCTGAATAAGCCTTCTAGCTCATCAAGAACGTTAATACTAGCAATTTTAAAATCACTTGTTTTGGAAGAAAAAATATAGTTATTAAGCGTTCCTACAAATTTAATTCCATCTCTCATGAACTTTTCACAGCCTTTACTATTTGCATTGCTTGAGCGTCATCAACGTTGTAATAATCTAGCATGTCTGCTACATGATTACTTGTTTCGTGATAAACCAAAATCGGTCTACCAGACTCAATAGCTCTGTCCACATCATCTTTACTTAAAACAGCTGATATAGCACCTTTGGAACGATGATACTCTTTAAGGTCAAGAGTTGTGAACATTTCATAATGAATAATCGACTTGAACTTTGCCATGTTAAAATCACGTCTTAACTTAAAAGTTCCACGACCTTCATCAGTTACAATTTCCATCTATATCCTCCCTTCCTCTCAAGTATTTCTTGCAAAGTAACTTGGTGTAGGGGTAAGGAATATAGCCTTGTAAATTATTTGTACGGATATATTTAAGGGCTTTTGCCTTACTAGAAAAGATAGTAGTATCATCTATACCGAGCGAACTAGATAATACATAATGATTTTGGTGTTTTTTGACAAGACTTACATATTCTTTGAAGTGTTTATCTGTTTTCAACTTCTTTATGAATGGCTCATCTGTCTTTTTACCAGCAAATTTAGAAAGGACTTGCTTGAGAGTTGGTTTTGTTCGTAGAGTTAAGTTCTCCATCACCATATTTGCAAATGCGAAATATCTTTGATAGAAATAACGATTGCTTAGATATTCTCTGCACCATACTAGGTCTGGGTCATTATCATCTAATGTCCATTCAATATCTAAACCGTTCTTATACTCTGCGTTTTTTAAATGCTCGTAGAAAGAGTTACTAAGCAGAAAATCACCTTCCTTATTTCGTGCTTGTAAGTCATTTGTTTATTCTCTAAACACTTAACTTAACTATTACATTATAACATATATACATATTAAGTCAATAATTAGATATGAAAAAAGCACTCGTTTTTGAGTGCTAATTTTCCTATACCAATGCTCTATCCAAACGACAAGTCCCTACATCTGTAAAGGTGTTTAACCCTCGATTTACCTTTAATACAACTTGTTCATTAGTTGTCCCTTGACGGTTCTTGTCCCAGAATACAATCACATAATCATCTTCTGGTTGTAATTCAACTTCATATCCAGCTGCATTATGCACCGTTAATCTTTCAGAAGCCTTAGCCTCTGGGTCTTTTTCACTTTGAGTTACATCACGAACCAACATAACAGATGAGGCAACGTCAATGATATTTTTAGAAACCCCTAATTGTGATTGGTCTAAATATCTTGAATTGCGTCCACCTTTAGATAATTGAGCTGTAACCCAGACATGAACATTCAAGCTGGATTCCTTGATAACGTTATACAATCTAACCATGTTTTGTTGCATAACTAACCAACTTTTATCACTAACATGTGAACCTGTATCATTGTCTAACTTTAACGTATCTAATACAAAGTACTTAACATCATACATTGTTGCATACTTCTTAATCAATCTGATTGTCTTAGCCATACTAAAACTTTCCATACTTACAAATCGTATAGTGTTTTCTTCAATGTTAGCTTTGTACCAATCACTTGCCTCTTTAAGATATTCCATTTCCTTATCTGAAAAATTACCATCAAAGAAACGGTTCTTATTGAAATAAGCATTCTTATGTTTTGTATTAATAAATCTAACCAACAATTCCTGTTGCCATTTACTTCTATCTTCTTCGTTAGCAATAATTAATACAGACTCTTTATTCTCAATACATGATTGAACATGGATTAAAGTTGTTAAGAAACTTTTACCAACACCAGAATGAGCCGCCAGCATAGTAATATTACCTAAACGTAAGCCATGTTGTATATTTTCCATTAGCTTTGACTTTAGTGGTAAACCAGCTTCCTTACCAAGATTAGCAGACTCTATCATTTCGTCCATGCCTCTAAAAATATCTCCAACCTTTTCGTTTTGACTATCTGTGTCAATAAAAGCATTGTTGATTACAGTAGTAAAATAGTCGTTGAGTTCTTCTAAAGGCATACTTTTAAGTTTTTTCCATTGACTTTCGATAGGGAAACCTTTCTTGTACAAAATTCTCAACACTTGGTATTTTTGGATATTGTTGTAGTATGTTTCGATATTGCTTTCTTCAACCACATCCATACCGTCAGCAATTTCTTGGTAACCACCAAAAGAATTGTATAGGTCTTGAAACTTTTCAGTTTGTCCAGATACGTAAGTTCCCACTGTAACAGCGTCTAGTTTATGCACACCACCGTTATCTATCAAGTCTTGTGCAATGCTATAGAACACCTTCCAACCTTTACTAACAAGCATTTCTGGTTTTAATTTGTATTCATAATACAATTCTGTGTCTTTGTATATGGATAATACATACAAACCTTCTTCACGTTGTTGGTCGTATACTAAGTTCTTTTCAAAATCTGACAACTCTTCTATTTTCTTTGGCAAGTTTCTACCCTACTTTCATCAAATTATTTGTTATATATGCCTTTTCTTCGGCTGCAAATTTACTTAATGTTTCTGGGTCATATAATGATTTAAGTGCTTTATCACTTCGATACATAATTTCCAAAGTGTTAAACAGTATATTCAATACCGCCCCATTAGAAACATTAAAATATTTATGTGTATTGTCTATAATCTTCATGAAAATACGTTCCTTGTTTTCTGATTTAACAATACCTTCTAATCCAAAACTTGATAGTAACAACATCTTGTTACGTTCAAGCTCGTGCTTTACATACTCTAATTCGCTAGTTCTATCCAACTAAAACATAGCCCTCCTTATTCCTCATCTTCAAGCCATTGCCATTTAGCTTTACCACCTGTCTTAGACTTGCGTTGATATGGTAATTTCTTAATATCTTTCAATCTCTCTTTTTCTGCCAAGCGTTTCTTGGTTTCAATTTCAGTCAATTCTTTTTGACGTTCCATCGCTTTTACTCTACCGTTAATAAAGTCAATGTTGTTCCAGATGATAACCATTGCATAGTTAATCTTATGGTTCATATCGTGAAATCTACGACTTGCAAATTCTTCGTTGATTTGTGTTTTAACGTATTTCATAGTGTAAAGGATAGTCTTATAAGAATAACCAGCCTCAACACCCATAATAACGTCACCTCGGTTAAGTCTTTTCTTACCAATTCGTAATGCTGCGAGCCTGTAAACGATAGCTTTGTTTTCTCTCGCTTGCGATGGTCGCATGTTTAAAATTTCATAAGCAAAGTAGTCGTATACTTCTTCCCATTCCTTGTTTTCTTGCTTTCTCAAGTCTGCATTTTGCATGTTGTTAATGTACTTGATATAACAATTAGGGTGATACTTGCCATAACTATTACCAAACTGGTTATACAACACCAGTGACTCATCTGTATCAACGAACAATCTTCCACAATACGTACAATTAGGCTTTTTCTGGGCGGTTCTTCTCTCATTCAACTTCTTACGATATGAAGCCGACTCGATTTCCCCACCTTGTTCCTCTAATACCTTTTTAAATTCTGGCAAACACTTCTCATGAAATCTTCTGTGAGCTGATTTCCCACTTGTATAAGAAACTCTAAACTCTACAATGTCCATTTCATCTTCAAAAGTTCCACCACAGTAGAAACACGTTTTAGCTCTTTTTGCCATAATCCACCTACCTAAAGAGTTACACGTCTGATTTCGTAACCTTTTTTGTTTACTACAATTATGCCTTGTGACCGACTGGATGCAAAACCTTGTTGTACTGCATAAGGGTCAATACCTTTGAATGAGCCAAAGTTAACTTGGAAACGATTTTCCCCAACTTCTGTCATCTTATAATGGTGGATATGTCCCGCAATTACAGCGTCATAATGTTTGTTATGAATGTCACCTAACTTAGATAACACACTGTTATTGCTATCCACCTTATGTTTGTCACCATGTACAAAGGCAAAGCTATGTCCCATCAAGTCAATATCAGTAAAGTAGTAATCTTTAGCCTCAACATATTCCACACGTCCATCAGTAACTTCTGCTAAGCTACGAATAATTTGATTGATTAATGTGGAGGCTGTATCACCAGTTAAAGCATTTTTGTAGTTACCATTCAAACGGTCATGATTACCAGCAATACCTTCATAGGTTACATATGCCACTTCACTTAATCGTGCTAGGAATTTCCAAATCAACCTAGCAATTTCTGTGACTTGTTCTGATACAGTCTTACGTACTTCAAATGTATTTTGTTGACGCATTTGAGCATGTTCAATGGAGTCACCTAAATTAACCACATGTACGTGGATAATATCTTTACGCATTTTAATGAAGCTAATTAATTTCCCAGCGTATTCATCTAGTAATCTAGCAGACATTTCTGGGTTGTATTCATTTTGTGGAATTGAAAAATCAGCCCCATAATGAATATCAGATAAGCAGATGATTAATGAACTAGGTGATTTAACTTGATTTTTGTAAATCTTGCTCTTAGGTAATTCAGCGAAATTCATATCAGCAACTAAATTACTGATACTATCTGCCACTAAAGCACCCTTAGACATATCACGTTTAACCTTGTTTAGTTCTCTACGTTCTTGTTGTTCAGCAAACTTAGCGTAATGTAGTTCGCCTATTTTCTCTTTTAAGCCCTGTAACTTATTGCTAGACAACATATCAGCGTGTTTCTCTACACTTGGTAAACTACCTTGTTCTTTTTGTACAGCTTTGATTAAACAGCGATAGCTTTCGTTTGAGTCGCTATCATAAAATCCTGATTTTATCATCAACTTTTTGTGTTCTTTCCAATTTGTACGTCTACCAGGACTGGCTTTTTGTAGTTCTTCCTTGATTTTAATCGCAGCAGCAAGGTGTTCGTCACTTACAGTAACTGTTTCGCCTTTGCTATTCTTATATCTTCTTGAAATCTTTCATAAAACCACCTTATCTATTAATATGAAAAGAACCCACTATCGAAGTGAGTTCCTTTTTATTAAGCAAAATCAGTCTTTAGGAGTTCTAATGCTTGTGTTAATTGGTCGTCACTAGCTTTACTTAATGTGCCTGTAATGCCAATTTCTGTTTTAATTCGTCCAGCGAACTCTTTCTTGTCATCTTGTGATAACTCACCCCACATAACCTTGATTTGTTCTGTCTTTGGTAAGCTATCCAAGTCTTCGTTATCTAATTCTTTTTCATAACTTGCCTTAGCTTTTTCTGTATCAACATTGTAATCAACGTCAACCGCCTTTAAATCTTTACGGTCTGCAATTACTTCTGCCCAATCTTCAAAGCTAGGGTTTTCGATGATTTCATCTCGTAAATGTGCTTCTGTACGGTCTTTTTCAACTTGTGCATAATACTTGCCATCTTCCGTATAGAAACGTAACACTACATCATAATCAAATTTAGCTTGTTTCTTCATATCTGGTTCAATACCAACCTTGATACGCTTGCCATTACCCAAATCTTCCATTGTGTCTTTAGGTTGTGCAATAGAAACAACGTTCATACCAGTAGAAGCTAATTGTAACTTCAAGTTTTGCATTGAACGTGCCTTTTGTTTAATCTTACCCCAAGAACGCATAGAAATGTTTGCGTCTAATGCATCTTGACCTTTTTCTCTAGCACGCTTTTCATCAACTGTTAACAATGCTTCTTGTAAGTTTTCGTAGATTTTTGTTTCAGAGTCAATTACCAATGTTTCAAAGGTCTTATCACCTTTCTTCATTAACTTAACCAACTCTTTTGTTTGTTGTGTAATATCTTGGAATGATTGTGTTTCTAAGAAACCTACTACTTGTTCTGCTTTATCAGTACCTTCATAGAAAGTAGTACCGTTTTCTGCGTCAATGTATGCTGACTTAGGGAAACCTAAAGCAAACAATGTCTTGCCAGAACCACTTTCTCCGTAAACTAAGAATGTTGCACCTTTTTTCTTCTTTTCTGGTTTTCTAAATTTTAATGCTATTAGACGAGCTCTCTCCTTATTATTTATTTGTTATATGCAATTTTGATTAGAATAAATCTAATTCATCTAATTCACTTTCGCTTGGTGTGTCAACATCACTTTCACCAAACATATCTGCGATTGAAGCCTCTTCTGGTTCTTCTTCCTTAACAGATGTATCTAAAACCGAAATGTCGTAACGGTCTTTAGACATTACTGTAATTTGTTGTGTGCGTGGGTCTTTGTATACGTATGGTTTTAACACAATGTTTTCACGAATACGCTTGCCACTTACAGTTGATGTACGTTTCAATTCATCTTCTGTAACCACACCTAAATCTAATAAGTCTTTTAAATCATCTGTTAATTCAAAGTCGCCAGTAGATGTTTCAACACCGTCATACATATCAACGACTAAGACAACTTCACGTACTAAATCGTCATCTTCAACTGTCATGAATTTTTCAATAACAAATTTTGCACGCTTGATTTCATCTTCATTATTAGCTTTATATACTAATGTTTGTGGGAATGGTAAGACTTTACGTACTTCTACACCTTCTTCTTTACCAACATATTGTGGTACGTGTACTGTAATAGTTGTCTTGCCTTTTTCTTCTAATTCATCTTCATAATCTGGGGAAATTGAGTTCTTAGAGAATAAGAATGATTGTCTAAGTGTTGCTTCGTGGCGACCAGCTGATGAACTGTCTGGTACGATTTGAGAGATACCACGAATGCTTAGGCGTCTTTGGATTTGACCGTTGTAGCGATGATATTCAACATCACCCCAAATGTGAACTGAGTCACCATTCTTAAAGGTCTTTTCCATTTCTTCGATAGCGTCTAATTCAGATACAAAAACTTTGCGAGCGATGTTACCATTTTCGTCTAATTTACCTACTGAAATCAAACTTTGTGGTGAAACGTTAGCTACAATGTTTTCGTTAAGGCGGTTAGCCCAGGGAATATCCATTAAGCCTTCGCCTTGTGTTTTAGAAAGTCTACGTAAGATAGGACGGTTAGGGTCATACCCACCCATCAATTCTACGAAAGTTGAGCGTCCTTCTCCTAAGTCTACGGACAAAGCAGCTCTACGATATTTATATGTTGATGAAGTTGATTGTCTAACTTCACCCCATGAGTCTTCATTTACTCTTAATTCGCCAAACACTTCAAAACGTGCTTGACCTCTTTTCAATTCTTTTTCTAATTCTGCCAACTAAGGCAATCCCTCCTTATTGTTTTCTACAGTAGTGTGTCGTACTTAATTGTTTCGACCTTATTTGTTTCTTTGTTTAGGTATTTAATGCCAGCTAATACATGTTCACCTAAATTTTCGTGTATAAAAGGTACTACAGTTAAGCCACTGACAAATGCTTTGACAACATCTTCGTTAATCTTATCTTTGTAAGATTTATTAATGACAAAAGTTACCACATCATCTGCTTCGTGGTCTTGTAAGTAACCAAAGTAATCACCGATTAACTCTTGTTCTTCATCTGTCATATCTTGTACGATTTTGTCGTCATCATGTAAGTTTTCTGGAGGTTCTGTCATGAACATTCCATCATCTTCCATGTTTTCATTAGGTTCGATATGTGTGGCTGTTGCACCAGCGATTTCACCATTTTCTTCTGGTAATTCTTCTGGTTCAACTTGTTCCATTTCTTGTGTTGTTTCTGGTTTAGTATCAACAGCTTGACCTTGATTTAAAGGTTCTACTTCACCTTGCAACACGTCAAAATGTAATGCACCTAATGTAGTTTGTATTTCATCATACTTGTGTTGTAGAAATACTTTCTCAACATCATCTGGGTTGTTTACACCAAGCATATACATTACCCCATGAATATTTTCTGGACTAATTGCTTCGTCAATATTCATACCAACCTTGATATTGAGAATATGTGTGTAATTTTTACCTTCTACCATTCCAACTTATTCCACCCTTCTTCTTGTGCTAAATTATCAACTAACGCTGAAATTGTAACTCTCAACTCATCTACATCACTGTTATTGTCAATGATATAAATACTGTTAAGCACTGAATTGTTTGGAACATTTACCTTGCTAACATTTGGTATGTTAGTCTTGATAGTAGGTAAACTTTCAATAAAGTTAAGTTCCTTTTCGATTTTGTTACCAAAGTTTTCTGTTTGAACATAACCATCACGTTCCCTTAAACGTGCTAAGGCAATATTCTTGTCAACCTTGATATATAGTGGAACAAAACCTTTATCTACAAAGTAATGTGAGAACTCTCTTAGCTTACGAATATCTGTTACGATAACATCATCAAGGAATTGTTGGTCTGATTTAATTCTCTTGTCTGTATCGTTAATCCAAACATCTTTGCCAAAGACATTTCTTAATGACTCGCCTACACCTTGTAGATGACTACGCTTAATGTCGTCTTCATTACCTAGAATTGAATAACAAACATCATAAATACCATCTGCTAATGCGTATTTCTTAGAATGTCTATCATAGCTTGCTAGGTGAGCCAACAACATATCTGCTACTGTATCTTTACCACTTCCACCACTGGAAGCCATAATTCCGAAATTGATAAATCTAACCTCCTTTATCAAATTCTTGCAAGTTAATCATTTATTCTCTAAACTCTTAACTCAACTATTTTATTATAACATATAATAATGTTGAGTCAATAATTATAAACAAAAAAATAAACGGGTAATTTCTCACCCGTTTATTGAACCCTAGTTCCAAGATAGTTTGCATAAAACTTATGGTACTGTAATTGTATAAATTTCATGTCGTCAACAGTAATGAAACCATCTGCATGGAGCATACCATACCGTCTCATATTATTTGTTATTAAATCTAAATTCTCTTTATCTTCAAAATAATCACCTTTTGGTTTTTCACCATGTTCCTCTTCATACTCACGAACTACGTCCATAAAGTTTAACATTCTGCCTATTTGCGTTAGGTCGGTAGCTTTTTTCATCTTATCATCATATTTCATCACAGCAACACGCACTTGTCTTTCTGTGATTCGTACATACTCATCATTTACTGCTCTCACACCGACTATCAAAGAACCATCAGAAGATTTCGTATGCACCATACCTAAGTACTCGTTCATTTTCAACTTTAAACTCAACGGTATTTCTATAGTTCTAGTTCCCATTTTAGGATTTCTAATTGTTAGGACACCATTGTCCTTAAAGTCTTTTGAATTGAAATCTTTCTCGTCCAGGTATTGAAACTCATCTATTGTTACACCTAACAATACAAGGCAGATAATAACTTGGTCTCTTGCATTAGTAAACCTATATTTAAAACTTTTGCCTCTGCTATATACTGTCCCTAATACTTTGTTTATTTCACCATATAAAGTTTGACTGCTTTCAAGCTCGGCATTAGAACGTTCTGCCACTTCTTTTACAACATGCTTTATATAAGTATCTGTGTATTCTTCTATTTCTGTTTCTGTCATGCCATCGTGTTTCAATAACCCTTTAACACACCACAAAAACTCGCTTCTTTGGAATCCGGCTGTTGCTATTTTTTCTGAGTAAAAATATTTGCAAAAATCTTCTACTGGTATTTTGGATAAAGGTTTGCCTTCTTTTTCTTCCACCTCCCCTATCCAAGACATTTTATCAGCTATCTTCTTCTTTTTTATGTTTAGGTCATTAGCTCTTAAAACACACGAATTTTTAAATGCTAGATTGTAGCCCGCATATACTGTATAGTCTATGAGTTTTATATTACGCACAACCCTCCCAAGTACCATTTTACTAGGAATATTTTGGTAATTGGGGAAATGTACAATTTTAATTCCCTCTTTTAAAAACTCATCATCTGACATTCCGTCCAATCTTTTATACCAATATTCGTCAGAATGTAGACTATAAAAGTAGTCACGAATAGCGTAATATTCATCTAACATTTGATTTAGATATTCAATATCGTCTCTTTTTCTTGCTTCATAAGTTAGATTATGACAAAGACGCATGAGTTTTTCATACTCTTCATGCGTCACCATCTTTACATTAATTTCATTAAAAGTTCTCTCCATTTTCATCACCTGTCCCTATCAATTATACCAAAGACTTATGTTACAGGTCTAGGTGCTAACTCCAATTAAGAGTCTAGAGTATAAATCAATTAACCCCCATGCGAGCTGCGTCACGTGATAACATATCAGCAACTTCTGGTCTATTATTAATCAACATCAATAATTGTTCCTTCTTTAATTTACTAAAATCAACGTGTGTATCTGAACTATACAAAATTGTTGTACCACTATCATTTGGGTTAGGATTGTTCCTAATATAAGTCATTGTTGTATCTAAACTTTCATGGTCTAGTAGTCTTGATGTAGCAACAATATCTTTAGTAATGCTATAAAATGTAGTAGCAGCACCAACCTTTAATGAATGTGGTGTCCAGTTACGTCCACGAAGGTCGCTAAATTCCCTCATATAATTACGCAAGGTTGTTTGTTTCATACCCTTAAACACTAACTCGTTATCATGTCCATCATAACCCATAGTTTCCTTTAAGTTGTTAAAGTGTTTTACTGGAATATCCTTATCGTTTAATTTACGTCCCTTATCAATTACTTTTAATTTAGCAAATGTACCACCATAAGGACTTTCATAAACTGTAAAGTCACTCCAACGAATAGTGAATGCAGCTGAAACACGAACTGCTGTATGAAACATGAAATCAATCAATGTAGCATATTTATATCCATTTGGCTTGTTATCAATCAACCAACTTTCCATTTCCTTAACTTCTGATTTGGAAATTTGTTCGTTATGTCCACCATCTTTAGCAGATAAATCTTTTGTATATAAAACATCATTAACCAGATGGTCGAAGTTAACGTTAGGATAAATATCTGCACGTCTGATAGCACCAAAATATGACTTAATAGAACGTAAGTAGTTAACAATCGTAGTTTCTTTAGCTTTCTTGCTACCTGTTAAGAATGTTTTGATATATTTACCATAAACATCATGATATGTTAAGTTAACCAAATCTTCTTCTGTTAGTTCCCAAGCCTCTTTACCAAAGACCATTTCAGAAAAGTTATCTACCTTTGCTTGATATTTTGTTCTTGTATTTTCTGATTTGCTTTCTAACCAACTTGTGTATACATCTCTAATTTCCATAATAATTACCACCCTTTAATTCTTAATCTTTATTGTTATTTTGTTTTTATCTTCTAGTTCATTAATCTTTGATAGTCTGCTTTGCTAACACTTCTAAAACCATTAGCGTTCAATTCACTTACTTGATTATTTAACTCATCTTCATTCATTACATTAACAGCTGGATATTCATGAAAGTTAACATAAATATCATCATCTGTTGCTGGAGTACCTTTATAGTACACATTGTTTTCGTAATTGATATGCAATCTCACTTCATTGTTTTCACCTTGACTTGAGATTACTGTGATTAAATTCTTTTTCATATTGTATCGCCCCTTATTCTTTTGACTTTTAACTTTACAACTGAATTATATCATAATCAATACGATTGTCAATAATAAAAATAACGTTATTTTAGTTATTTCACCTTACACTCTTGCTTTGCCTCTTCTGTTGACACTTGCGACTTCCCACTACTTTTCTTAAATTTTGTACTTAAAAAGCGATGAACTTAATCATCGCTCCTCTTGTCTTTTCAGTTACTAGATTAATAATTTTCTAGTCTTTTTAAACAAATCATATCAAATGATACTAATTAAAAAGACACTGCACTCAACCTAATAGAGTCAACCAGTCTACAAACTTTTAGAATTAATCCAAAAGCTCTCGTGGACAACTTTACAACTCGTTTGGCAGTCGTGTTTTGTTTCGAAAATTGTTCGTAAGCCTCCTAAATTAGAAATTTAAGTTTAGCTTAACTGGAACTAATCCGATTCCATCTATACCGTCAGCAAAAGCATTCGGTACTACTTTTCTTAATATCTGTAACGCTCCATTAACATCAGCGTTAATTAAGATACCTTTATTTGATTTAAATAAACCACGTTTAACGCGTCTTTTGACAGGACTTAACCCTTTACGTTTACGAGCTTTATCGCCATTTTGTTTAATTGGTATTTCATTATCTAAAAATGAAGTTTGACTTGTATAAGCTTCGTTAGCTTGAATTACAACTATCTCTGCTAAATTAGCTTTATATTCAATCATCTCAAGCATTTTTTGATGTGGAATACCAATAAAGTTTTGGTTTATTCGTTTTCCCATATTACTAGAACGTTTTTGCCCTTTATTTTTACCAATAACAATCGTGTTTAACTCATGGCTTAACGCTATCTCAACAATGCGTTTACTTGCTTCATGAGCGAATTTTAACATTTTTTGATTACGATAAAAATCAAGTTTATTTAAACGCTTAGTATTACGATTTTGTTTTGACAAGTCATAAATTCTAGTTAATCTAGCTTTTTGCTTGTTATAGTATTGATTGACTGACTTTAAAGGACGTCCATTAATAATGACAGGTTTGAATCCTTTAACATTAGATGCCAACGTAAAGGCATTATCAAGTCCTGGGTCAATCGTTAAATAGCGTCCATTATCTTCTTTGTAGTCAATAACCTTATTAGTTTTATAAACTATTTCAATTACAAAAGTATTATTTCTAGGGATTATTCTAACTTGTTGAATTTTATTAGTTTTTTTGTGTTGTAACTTAATTTTCAAGCTATCCATCACTGGTATTTCTACAATTCCATTAGCTCTTAATTTAGCAGTTTGGTTATCTACGATAACAATATTTTTACCGCCTTTGGGTTTATATTTGGGTATTTTAGGCTTGCCAGTGAACTTTTGCGGTGCCTTTAAATATGCTTTACGAGCTTTATTCCAAGAAGTCATATTTTGATTGACTAACTTTAAAATTTGTTGAGCTAAATGTACACTTTTCATAGAACGATACAGCATACAGTCCTTTTGATTAAAAGATTGTTTAAATGATTTGTCTAGTTTTTCGTAACTCAGCCACTTACCCTTAAAGAAAGCCTGTCTAAAACGATATAGAGCTTGGTTGTAGACATTATTGGATAGATGAGCGTATTTATCTAAAATAGCATAACGTGCATCATTAGATTTAATAATATGCTTTTCCACCAAATACTCATATTGAACTTCCGTTTTCTCTGCTCTTACTTCTTTAAAAGTTTTTATGACTTTCTTCTTTGATTTTTGCTGTTTAACCATCCTTATTCACCTCCTTATCTTCCAAAGCTTCTTTAATTTTCTTTCTTCTACTCGAGTACATTCTCATTGAAAATGCGTGCAACAAGCTAATGATTTCTTCAAATATTTCTTGTTGGTCTGTCTTTTTATCGGTTAATTCTGACATCACAATTATCTCGGTATGATACTTGGAAAATAAGTATTTAAACAGATCGAAACCAACACGACTTAATCTATCCTTGTAGGTGATAATAATCTTTAATACTTTACCACTAATTACAAGATCTAATAATTCAAAAAACTCCTTTCTTTTTTCAAAAGAAATTCCACTAGCTATATCTTTGTATAGACCTTTAACTTGATAACCATTTTTCATCGCAAAACTTTGCAGGTTTTCAATTTGGTTTTCAAGGTCTTGTTTTTGTTTAGGTGTAGACACTCTAGCATATAAATAAACACCACGAACTTCACCTTTATTTAATATTTTAAAAACAGAATTAGCGTCCCAATCATATTGCCCAGAAGGCAATTTAGTAGCTTTTAAAATTCCATCTTTTCGCCACCTTAATAAAGTGGAACGACTAATTTGCAATAATTTCATTACTTCATTTGCTTTCATACTATATATTATATCATATAACACAGTTTGATATAATATAAATAATTAAAATAAACTATATCTTATTCTTCTGCACGTTTAACTTTCTTAACTGTACTTTCAAGCAAGTATCTACCGTCTAAAATAAATCTGATATACCAGTTATTATCATTTTCTTCAACACAAATTTTAACGCTATCAGCTTTTACTTCAGACAAGGTTTTTGCCATGTCATACGTTACTAAAAATTCTAATTCATCTCTATTACTTGAGATTGTTTCTAAGGATAAAGTACAATCCGTCACACCGATATTTAATTGTCCTTGCTTTAACTCATGGTGGATTCCAACACTACGTTTATCTAGTGATACGTGTTTTAACGCTTGTTTATACGCTTGTTGTAATTCTTTACCGTCAAGGTCAATCGCAACCATTGTTTGAGAGTTCATGGTTTTTCTTGAACGCATATCTAAACTACTGTATTTAGTTACGTATGTGCCATTGTTGACTACTAACTGGTTATTAGTTAGCTTAAACTCTACATCTTCACTTTCAATCTTACTTATTTCATTCTTAAATCCAACTGCGTCCCTAAGCAAAACCAATCCTTCTTCTTGGTTGTTTGCATCTAATACTGCTGCAAACTCAATAAAACCGTTGTTGTTCGTTTCATAAAACTCATCTAACTTTCTAACCAGTAGCAAGGTCTGTGTCTGACCAAATACAATCGTTAAGTTGTTATTAGTTTTTTCTACTCCTAACTTAAACAAGTTAGTTAATGTTTCTTGTAATTCTTTGGTTTTTAGTTTATTCATTATCCTGTACTCCCTTTCTTATCCTTCTCAATCTTATATCTTTATTATCTTGGTTTTTTATAAGTTTATCAATATCAATTTCATTTTATCTATCTTGACTGATTGTAGCACGTCAACTCACCCCAAGCAGCACGCTGACACCCTTTTAATTTGAAAAATATTTTCATTTATATTTTTTGGTAAAAATTCTTTTAATCGCCTAACCATTAGATGTGGTAGTCTACCAACTCAACATTGCAAAACATATCTGCGATGTATTCAAATAATATTCTGTATTGCTTATTTACTCTAATACTATATTTATTTTTCTTACCACCCTTCATGCTGCCTTTTAGAAACTCTAAGCGATTAGAAGGTATTGCTTTTAAATCACCTACGCTATCTGCCTCATCTAACAATGCCAACTTCTTGTATGCTGTTTTCTGTATCTGATGTGGTATCTTCTTAGAAAACTTTTTCTTGTAAATCATTTCTGTGTTTTTATCTGCGAATGTTAATTCCATGTTAATTCCTCCTTGATTATGCCCATCTCTTACCAATGCCTTTATTTCTATTAATACTTTTAGCTTTACCAAATTCTCCATATCGTTCTGCAAAACCATTTGCTAATACGTAAACATTCTTTTTACCCAATCTCCTCATTAACAACTTTGAGTCTGGTGCAAGCGAGTCATGATTTTTTCTGATGTAGTCCCAGAAGCTAGTGCATTCATATTTCTTGAATAAATTTTCCATACCGTTAATTAATTCTTTATCTGTAGCATATTTCCATGTACTTCTTACACCATGTGGTAGTTCACCGTACTTTTCCACGTAAGCGTGAATAAAGTCGCCATAAGTAAAATCATGATTTAAAAATGTTCCAAAACCAATGCCAATATCATTCTTAAAATACTTACTCAATTCAGTTTGCATGCCATATCCACCTTCGTGCATAGCTGTTACCGCTTCGTCCATAATTCTTTTTCTGAAGCTATCACTTTTCCATGCTTGCTTACCTACTTTTGCATACTTCTTACCTAAATTACGTTTACCTGTTTCACTACTTTCTTTTCGTGAGATTGACTTAAAACCAATTTCTTCTATAAATTCAATCCATGTCATCTTAGATTTTGAAAAGATAAAACTTGGACTTGGTGCTTTACCACGAATGTACCCATCATTGTAAGATTGCACCTTTGGGTCATCTTGAATGCCCAATCGTATAATTTCATTTCTAACTACTTCTTTCATATGTTCTAAATCCTTGTATTCAAATTTTCCCATGATTAATTCCTACTTTCTTTTGTTTATTTTTTAAAGCTCATTGTTCTGAACTTTTAGATACCCCCTATTACTAGGGAATATTTAAAAACCCAGAAAGCTGGGAAAAAATAATTTTTTGTGTTAATCTTTAGTTGTTCGTGCTAAAGATAATTTTCAAAATTATTTTTATTTTGGTATCTTAATCTTGATTGTTTCTTTCAATCATAGGTAAGATACCTTTTTCTTTTAAGATGTCGTACAATGCCAAACGACCTTTTTGTGTCCACTTAGTGTACATTTTTACTTTATCGCCATATTGAGTTGGGATAACTTTTGTTTCTGATGAAGTCCAACCTTTATCTTGATATTTTGCATACAAGAACCATGTATCGCCTTGCTTGAATTGAAGTTTTAATTCTTTTAATTTTTGGTTCATAGCTTTGCCACTCATACCATAATCCTTAGCAATTTGTGTAATTGATACAAGCGATGGATTTTGTAAGATAATATCGTAGTAAGTGATTTTTGGTTTAGCTTCATTGTATTGTTGCTCAATAGCTAATTTTTCTTTTTTGATATTATTGTTCTCAATTTTTAACTTAATATTTTCATTCTTTAAAATTTCATAACCACGTTTAACGACTTCTTGTGGGTCATTCCATTTTCTTTCTAACTCTAAAAAGTATTTTCTGTACTGTTTTCCCTTTTCAGATTTACTCATCATAGCTAATTCTTTCGCCATACCAACTGTGATAACATAGTCTTGAATTACCTTTGTACCGCCGTTTGGCATGTCCGTAACTCCAGTTACGCTCGTAAAATCCTCATCTTCAATGAAGTTTTTAAAGTTTTGTGATACCCACTTACTAAAACGTGTTGTTAATCCCAAGCCCTTGTGTAATTCTCTCGCACTCACAACTTGTTCCATTCTGTCGTTAACTTCTACCTTAATTAATTCATTACTCATGTCTAATACATTATTCATCTTGAAATCCTCCTAAAATGTTTCTTCATAATAAAATTTCTTTCTAATTCCAACATTATTTATACCCCGTAGTTACAACTACGCTTGTTAAACAATCAATTTAACCACCTCCTAAAGTGATGACACCCTTTTAAATTCAAATCATTTTCTAGTTCATAATTTCCTTCATAATTTCTTTCCAGCTCTTACCAGTACGAACCATGACTGTTGACGGTACTGGACTTATTTCAGGATTTCTTTTCTTCTCGTATTCACTTCTGCTATATGGTGGTTTCATACCCACACGAATTATTTCTGCTTTTAATTCTGCTAAAACCTGTTCGTTTGTTTTCTTTGAACTCTTTTGTTTTAATCCTATTCTGTCAAGAATGTCATTCCAACTTAAATCATATCTTCGTTTCATAGCTTCTGGTGTTGGGACTGTACCACCTACCAAATTTTTCTTAAAAACAATAGCTTTGGGATTATCTTCAATACCTTGACGGTATATTTCCCCTCTTATTAACTCTAAAGTTTCATCTAGTGTATAGTTGTCAAACTTAAATCTTTTTATTCCTTTTAAGCCCAATCTAACCTTTACCTTCTCTCTGTCTAAAGACATAACCATAACTTTTCTATCCCAACTAACATTTAAGTAATTTTCTGCCATGCCTTCACTAGCACCCCATGATTTCAATTTCATGTTTAATTTCTTTTTGAACATATCTAACAATTCATTTTCAATAACGACTAACTTAACATCATCTACTGTATTTAAAGCTGCAAGCACCTTATTTTGCATTTGTAGCTCACGTTCAAATTGTTTAACTTCTACTAGAATTTTTTCTTTTTCCATTATTTTTCACCACCATTCAAAATTTCACGAATTTCATTAAAGTAATTACTCATCAGAAACTTAGTTACTAACGTTGGATAGTTGTATGTAAAGCCGAATCCTTCATAAAATTTTTCTTCATGCAATAACTCGCCCATTGCATTTTCATATCCAATAGTTAAAATTTTGTTTATCAGAATGTACACAACACTCTTTTCTTCTAGATTCAATTCTTTGTCGTTAATTGCTTTTAATGATACGTTTAATAATTTTGTTGCTAATTCTTCTTTGTTTTCCATATTTAAGACACCCTTTCAAATTCAAATTGTTTTTGCTACCTAAAATTGATAATGAAATTCTTTATTTTTGCATATTAAGTTACTGTACGTATGTGCTTTAATCATTCTTTTTCCATTAAAACGATAAGCACCTCGATTGCACCAATCGTAAATATTGTAAGGTTGGACACCGTATTCTTTACTTGCAACGTGTACATCATCATATGTTTTATGGATAATCATTTCTCTATCAATCAAGAAAATTCTTTTACCATTTTCTCTTTGTGATAAGTAATCATCATGATTATCTAATGCTGAGTACATATTGCTCAAACGCAATCCTTCGCTTTCTAAAATGCTTTTTGTATGTTTACCGTAATGAAAGTTAATATCATGTTCGAGTATTTTTGCAGTCTAAACACTCTATTAATTTTTCTTTCACGTTTTGATTTAGGTATAATTTTTCCATTCTTACTAATTGAATGGTTACTTATAACATCAACACACATCTTCACTTCATCTTTCAATTTATTATCTTTTATTCCATTAAAAAATCTATTGTCTATCTTTCGCCAGTCTTTCGGAAATTCTTTACCAGTAGACAAGCAAAACTCAAACAGATAATTCAAGGCTTCGCCATATCGTATAGCTTGCATATAATCACTCCTAAAATTATTTTTTTTAGTTTGAATTGTGTTTCAAACTGACAAGGTAAAAAGGAATCGAACCTTAAAATGCAATAAATTATTTTATTGTATTATACCAATTACCCTGCATACCAACGTTTATAGCGTTTATAAAATCGTTATTTTATCCGAGCCTTAAATTTCAACTAAATTTTCTTTATTAACTAACTCAACAAAACCAACATCTTCATAATTGCAAGGTATATCTTTAATGTAGTAATCAATCAAAGTTTCCATTGCCTCATCTAAATCTTTTATATCTAGGTCAATATCGTATTCATTGGTACGATAATCATCAAAGTAAACCCAGTTATCATATGTTATTTGACCTACTAATCTATCTTTCACGTACACATTAAATTTTCTTTCTTTCATCTTAATTACCACCCTTTGTTAAAAATTCTTTTATTCATAATCAACTGTAATGATTGTCTGATTGTCTATGTAATCCATATCCCAGACTTTTCTCACTCTATCGTTTAGACTTCTTGGTATTACATAAGCAACAATATTACTTGCTAAAGCTAAAGTTATTTCTTGATTTACAACAATATCTACACGCTTTCTAAAAGTTGGTTTATATACTACCAACTCAACAACCATTGGATATTCACTGTTTAATTCTTTAAAATTTCTTACTTTCATAATTAACTCCTCCTCTAGTTTTCCATATATTCTTTAAAATTATTTTTGTACATATCTTCGTATAGTTGATTGTCGTCAGTTAAAATTATTTTGTTTGCATTACTCAAAACAATAATGTATTTCATTGGTTTCATACCTAGAATTTTTTCTTTTACTCCATAGAAGATGAAGTCTACAAAATAACTGGTATCAAAAGAATACTTATTTTCAAAATCATCTACCAACATTTCTAAAACCTTATTACTTACATTGTTTACTTGAATTGTGTTTTTCATTTTTGTTACCACCCTTTATAAACCTAATAATTCTGAAAATTCTTTCCATTCATCAAATTTTTCTAACTCTTCTTCATTGTCAAAGTAAAAGTTATTGTCTGCATAGTTGTACCAACCTTGCATACTTTCATGTACTAAATCATCAAATTCATTAAATTTTTCTGATTTCTCTATTTGACCTAATGCACTATCAACCGCCATGCAGTCTAAAGCCTCCATTAAATCGTTAAAACCATATTCACTACCAAACATAAATTTTGTTTCTTCGATTAATTTTTCATATGAAAATTCTTCGTCATGCAAAAATACCGTATCTTCATATTTATCTAATCTACCAAAAAATACATCCAAGTCATTAGTGCCACAGCCTAACATTGTTGCTACAAATAAGTTATTTTCCATCATAATTAACCACCCTTTAATTTTTAAATTATTTTTGTTTTCGATTTTCTAACTAATTTTTCTTTATTTTTCTACTATCTAAAAGCCCTCATTGGTGCTAACACACCAACGTAATTATCTAAACCGTTATATGTTACTTGAATTGGTCTGACGTTTTGACTATTCATAAATTCTTTTTCAACAAAAGCTAATGTGATTGTTTTGTTACCAACTAAGAATTTATTTACGTGTTTTTCCAATTCATAGATATTTAAGTTAATATCGTAATCATCAGTGAACCCCTTAGTTACAACACAATCAATGTTTTCTTTTTTGTAGTAGACACTACCTTCTTCATCTTCGTATTCATAACTAAATACGAATTGACCCTTGATAAATTTAATATTTGATTGAATTGTTTTATTATTCCAATTCTTTCTGTGGTAACCAGTTTCTTTAATATGTTTGATAAATTCTTTTAATTCACGAATATTGAACGTAATATTTCTATCTTCGTTTACCACTGGTAAAATTCTTTCAACACTTGGATAATTACTTTCTGTCATTGAGCTAATAAATTCTTTACCATTCACAATGTAATTGATTTTGTTATCAGAAAATTCAAGGATAATTTCTTTATCAACTAATTCTTTATTTTTTAACTTTGCTACTGCTTGAATTGCTTTTCTAGGTACTGCAAACTCAACATCATTGTTATTTTCACAATCAAGCGTTAATTTACCTAGTGAATGTGTATCAGTAGCAACTAAAGTTAATTTATTGTTTTCTACTACATGATTAAGTGTTGCTAATATAGGTCTGAAACTTGATTTTGAAACATGTACTAAAATTTCTTTGTATCCTTTTACTAATTCTTTTGCATTTACTTTAATTTCTGTTTTTGTCATTTTAATTACCACCTTTAATAATTATTTTTTATTCTTATATTTTGTTATTTAATGCTTTGATACCGACCAACAATAAAGTCAAAATTGTGTATGGTATGAATAACATCAACTTTAAAAGAAACCTTCTTTTCTTGAATAACCAACAAACAGCATGATAGCTACCCATCAGAATTATTACCAACGCAACAAAACTCATCATGAAAAGCCCTCCGTAAAATTCCTGATTGTACATATTGATTACCACCCTTTTTACTTGAATTATTTTTTGTTATTGAAATTCTTGGAAAATTTTCTTTACTTAGTTACTTCTAAAGCATTGTAGTTTTCAAACATGTATCTATCCAACATGTTTGAATTATCTAAGCTAAATTTTTCTTCTACCCCACTATCTTTGCTAAATACTGAATACCATTCTTTAAAAAATACTTTTTCTAAATAATCTGTATCTTCTAATAATTCATTTTTTTCACCATAAGGATGATATTCGATTAAATCCACAAAATCTGTATAATCACTTAATGAAATGTAGGTAAAGTTTTTGTTTACACTATCTAACCAATCTAAAAAATCAAAAGAATTTTCAGAAATTTCATCACGAACGCAATCATCATAATAAAATCCCGTTGCCAATTCTTTATCAAAAGGTTCGTTTTCAAATCCCGATTCATTCCACACATCTAATAACTCTTTTTCAGTTGGTTGTCTGAAATAATTATTTTTCAATTCATCATCTAAACTATTAAATGCTTCGCATATATCCTCTAAAGAGTCTGAGTAATCCATATATTCGTTAGTTACAACATGGATGCCTTCACTGTACAAATCACTTGTAAAATCACTTGCAAAATACAATTCTTCACTTACCAACAATTCTTTTTTATTTACTGTATCTATAAACTTTTTCATAATAGATACCTCCTATATAAAATTATTTTTCTATCCTGATTAGGATATATAAGGTAGTAAGGACTCGAACCTTACAAGTTGTAAACTTTCTACCGACTAGATACCTTTTTATTTCTTCTCCAGACTCTTAACTGTTTTAAAATACGTTTTTTTGAAATTGTTTTACCGCCTCATCCTTCTTGCCTTGAGTCCACAACTCAGTTATTAAGTAATCCCTTTTCACAATGCTAAAGAAATTAACGTCATAATAATCAGCATTACTCATATCAATATTTTTTTCTTTCATATACTCATAAATTTCATTTGACCATCTAACTCTTGAAATATCTACTGCATATGCTGCTACCATACCAGGATAAACTTCATCATTCATAAGTTGACCTAGTTTTTGTAATTCATGTGTCAAAGCCAATTCAAAACTTGATACTTCTTTACCTTTTTGTTTTTGTTCATACATCCATACGGTTTCTTTAAAATCTTTTTCATCAAGTTTCATGTTTTCTAAAATTCTTGCTTCATTCAAGTCTAAGTTTTCGAACTCTTCTTCGGCGTCAAAATCTTCTAGTGTTTCAATAAGTTGCTTTTCTAAACTTGCAAAAATTTCTTTTTCTGACTTACCTTCTAATTCATCTATATCGTTGTAAGTGTAGTAAATTCTACTGTCGTATTGACCTACAATAGTAGCCTCTAGGTCATTGGTATATATATTTATATCTTCGATATATAAACCCCACGCATTAACCACGTCATCCATAATTCCAAAAATTTCTTCGTTTGTCATTTTAATTACCTCTTTTTCTTAAATTATTTTTTGTTATCAAGTTATTCTCTATACCTTTAACTTGATAACTGTATTATAACTCTTTATTTTATTTTGTCAACACTGAAATTTATTTTTATTGAATTATTGTAGTAGTACCTTTAAAATCACTAGGTACACTTTCAATTTCTACACCCTTTGCACCTTGACCTTGTTCACTAACTACCCTTAAATTCTTATCGTTAGGATATAGCACTATATGAAAATCTTTTTGATTATCATCATAGTATTCTAGTGTAAACTTTTTTGTCTTAATAATATTGCCACTTTGCAAGTCAAGGTTTTTGACGTTATAAGTCAATTCTTTTTCTTGCTTTTTAATAACTGTTTCTTGATGTAAATTTTCTTTTTTGAGTTGCTTATTTTGTTTAATGTATTCATGACTAGATACACCTAAACACACCACACCAATTATTGTTATCACGTTAGCAATCTTTAAACCGTTAATTTTTTTCATTGTTTTGTCCTCCACTAAAATTTATTTTTTGTTAAAACATTTCTTGCTTATATGTTTCAAAATAGTTGTCTAGTATTGTATCTACATCTTCGTTTTCTTGATAGTCCATGAATGTTAGAATATCTTCTATACCTTTACTGTAGATATATAAATTCTTTTTCACACCATTAACGATAAATTCTACTTCTATATCATCTAAGCAATAGATGAAACCTACATATTCAATTTTATTTTTCATGATTAATACACTCCTAAAAATTCTTTTATTGTTTATAAGTCACTTCATAATCAGCAAGCCACGCATTATATTTTTCTTTCATGTATTCATTTAAATATATATTTGCACCTTCGTTACTGATATAGTAGCCTGGCAAATCTTCTAAATTGTCTAATATATCGCCTTCTTCGTTGCTAGTGTAAATTTTTATCCAACTATCAAAACATACACTTTCTAAATATTCTTTAGTGAGTTTTAATGTTGTATCAGTATTCCATACGTACGCTATATCGCCTTGACTGTAACCTCTTAATTCATAGAATAAAAATTCTTTTTTGTATTGAATTAGATACTCACAAACTGTTTCTATATCATGCCAATCTAGGTCTAATCTTTCTGGTATAACTTCTTCTTGTAACCATTCATTAAATTCTTCTCGGTCAAAATAACCGTACCATTCTATAAATTCTTCTTGGTGACTTTCAAGGTCAAATCTAAATTCTTTCATTACTCGAGCTTTTTCTTCTACTAATTCCAGTAATTCTATTTGTTTGTCAATAGGTAAAGTTTTTATTTCTTCTAATAAACTTTCTTCATCTTCTTTAGTCATACAATCACTTACAAAATGAAAGCCCTCTTCTTTTAAACTTTCTATTTCAAAATATCCATAATCTTCATCGTTTAGCACTACATAAAATTTGTTTTTGTTGTCTACATATACATTGTTATTGTCTATCATAATAATTACCTCTATTTCTTTAAATTCTTTTTTCTACTGAAATTACTTACTAAAAATTCTTTTTCTATATAATGTTTGTGTAAATTGTAAAAGCATTATCATTAAATTTTTCTATCAAGTGTTTAGCTACTACAAAATTAAATTCACTTTCAGTTATTACACCTCTTTTTAAGTGTCTGTTTAGTCTGTCTATATAATCAAATGCTTTTGCTAGTGTCCACACGTTCAAATCGTCAAGGTTTTTCAATTCTTCGTGGCAGTCTATGAAATCCCAAGCCCTTCTAAAATTAGTTTGTTTGTCTATAGTACTTATATACATGATTAGTACCTCCTAAATTTATTTTTTTCTCACTAAATTTATTTTTAGTGATATAAGGCAGTAAGGATTCGAACCTTACAAGTTTGCACTTGATACCAATATCTACCTTTAAAAATTCTTTTTAATATAAGAATTTGCAAGTAACACCATTTTTATTTAATACTTTTATTATTTTTTCATCTGATACTTCGTTATTGAGGTAGTTGAATAGATTATCTATTTCAGCTTGCTCCAGGTTGTCAAGGTATGTTTCTTCTAAGTAAAATAGTGAATTATTTTTCTCCATGTATGCTAGATTGAGTATTTCATACCATAACATATCGTATTTTTTAAATTCCATTTCAAAAAATAAGTCGTTAAAATAATCGTTAACTATACAAGTAACGGTAGTATCAAAATTTTTTTCTACTCCTTTAATTGTGTATGTTGCATTATATACATGATATTCTTTCATTTTTTACACCTCTAAAAATTATTTTTTTCACTAATATTGATTAGTGATATAGGATAGCAAGGAGTCGCACCTTGATAGAATTTTTTCTATGTACTAACCTACCCTTGTTTTTATTTTTACTTGTAATCCAACACTATTATTTTACTGTTATCGTAATAACTACCACTCACAACAAGCCCTTCACTGAAGCTATAATAATTTTGTACTATGAATAGTGCAAAATCATTATAATCAGTTTCATTGTTGAATATGATAGTAGCTCCATTAGAATTAGTGCTTATTGTCGCACCTTTACCTTCTAATGTTTCTTGTAATTTCATCTTAAAATTCTTTTTAGTCATAATAGACTACCTCCATAAATTTATTTTTCTCACTAAATTTATTTTTAGTGATATAGGATAGCAAGGAGTCGCACCTTGAAAGTGTCCACTTCGTACTAACTACCTACCCTTATTTATTCTCTAGACTCTTAACTAAATAAGTCTGTTTCATTCATCCTATCAATATATTCTAAATTTTCTTGTAATTCATCACTACTCATTGCACGAGCTAGTTCCTCAAGTACAGCTTCAGCACCCATTAATTCCACCATTTCATCCATCTTTTCAAACAATTCATTTTTATTTAGTCTCATGATATATTCCTCCAATTTATTCTCTAAACTTTTAATTTACAATTTTATTTTAACTCTATTTTATGGATTGTCAACAATAAAATTTATTTTTTCTTAAAAATTCTTTTTTTGACTAACCAATTTTGAGTTTATTTAATTTCAGTTACCTTGACAATATCGCAACCATCTGATAGATAATATCTATCTATCGCATCAGTTAGCAATCTAATATCATGGCTTGATATTGTTGTAACTGGTTCATATTCACACTCAGTGTCTGAGTCGTCAATATAGTTGAAATATCCAATAGTACCATCTTTCACGTTGATTGCACTATTTAAGAATAACCAACCGTTATTACTAAATAGTAAGTAATAGTTATCGTTACTATCTATTACTAACTTTTCAGTTAGATAATCGAACGTGTCTAGGTCATCAAGGATTCCATATAACACACCGTTTTCTGTTTGTGTGTCTGTGTAGTCCTCCACTTCGTCAAGGTCTATGGCTATAAAGTCTAAACCTTTATTAAAACTACGTTCGTGTAATAATTGAAATTGTGTATTCATTTTGAATACCTCCTCTTAAATTTTGTCCACTTTTTCAAGTGGTAAAACCACCCACCGACTTGCACGGTGGCAACTCGTTTTTGAGTTTGTCTATACGTGGTTAGTTATATCTCTTCTTGAAATTCTAGTAACTGATATTCAATATCAGACAATTCACTATGTTTAGGTGCTAGTTCAATCATTAGTCTAGCAATTCTACGCTTTCTTCTTCTTGGTTGAACCTTTACACCAACTCTAGCAAGCGTACGTGTTGTGTATATACTCTTACTATCCATTAGATTAGTGATGGTATTTTTACTATCACTATCAACTTTACGACTCAACATGATTGAGTCTAGATTTTTTAGTACTTTTTTCATTTTAAAGTACCTCCTCATAGATTTTATTAGGTTAATACATTTCAATATAAAAGTCTTTCAACTCTTCTTCTACATTAATATGCTTGTTGAAAAACTTTAAAGCGTAGTCAATTTTGTACTCTTTAGATACTGTTAAAAAGTCTAGTTCAATATCATGGAATCTTGCAAACATGCGAAGCCATGATATATCGCGACCTTTTATATTAGGCTTACAAATGTAACCATCTCCGAAGTCAATAGTTGGATAATACCAGCCGTTTTCTTCTTCTACTGTTAATACATAACCATAGCCTTTTTCATTGAAACTTTTAACAAACTTCCTCATAATTTTATACCTCGTTTTTGATTTTTATTTAAAACACTATTTTTCAACAGTGCTTTAAAACAAAATCAAAATTAATTGATTTTGTTGAGGTATATTAAGAGGTTGTATGAAACTATACAAGTTTTGTCAAACATTAAACTATATTTATATATAGTCTGGTAGCATGCGTGTTTCCACGTCCGTTCTGATACCCCTACCGTATGCGGGTTATTAAGCAAATCACGCCAGGCTCTCAATTTTATTGACGTACTCAGTACCGCTTTTACCATTGCTAGTGAAAGCGAGGGAGGGTGCACTCCACCTTGAAAGCCCGCTTTTGACCGAGTGTGTATGCTATGCTTGCATACGCTCTTCCGTTTTTATAGTGTTACGGCTACCACTCTAGAGGAAGCTAACCTCTAATTTTTATGAAATTGTCCAAAGAACGCCCAGGGCTACCCAGGGATTAGATAGTAGTTTATTTTACCCACCACCCCCACCTGAAGAGTGGTGTATTTTGCACGCTATGTTTTACCTCCCCCACGTGCGGGGGACTACAGTTAAATTGACTAATTAAGTTGATATTGTCGGAAGCCTCAACTCAAGGGCTTTATTTTTTTGTCGACCTTATCGACAATTTATATAATAATTACTTCCTTGAATTTTGTCAAGTACTTTTTTTAAAAAAATCAAAATCTTTTAAAAACTTGATTTTTCAAGGTTAGGAAGTGGTAGCTTCCTAAAATTATTATATAGCTTGTCGTTTTAATCGACAATCTTAATATAATTTATATCTTCCATTTTGTCAACTACTTTTTTAAAAAAGATTTTAAAAATCTTTATTTTGTAGCTTCCTTTACTGGAAGATGATATTAAATTAAGTATGAATTGATATTATATACCGTCAATCTACGGCTTCCAATTTGTCGACCTAATCGACAACATTATTAAAACATATATATATTTTATTGTCAACTCTTTTTTTCAAAAATTTTGAAATTGGAAGCTTCCAATAAAAAAATATGCTTTTTTGTGTTGTCGACCTCATCGACAATAACACTATAAACCCTTTTTGTTAGCTTGTCAACACCTTTTATAATATTTTTGAAAAAAAGATTGCTAACATCTAGTATAAAAACCCGTTAAAACCTTGATATAATAACGTTTGTGGGGTATAATAAAAAGTAAGAATTAAATAGTTTCTACTATTATAATAAAAAATGAAAGGTTAAAATAATTTATATGTTGTATAATATAAGTTTATCTTCTGAAAGATTGAAAGAATTAAGATTGAAGCACGGTTACACCATGCAAGATATAGCTAAAAAAATTGACCTAAAAAGCCACGGTACTTACTCAGATATTGAACACGGTAAAAACATATTAACCAGTATAAACGCTTTAAAATTAGCTAATTTGTATAATGTAAGTTTAGATTATATCTATGGTCTATCTAATAATAAAAATAATAAAAATCTTATGAATGATAAAGAATTAGATACCATTTTGAAAACTGGTATTTCATACAATGGTAAAACGCTTACAAGTACCGATATAATAGCATTGAAAGCATTTTTACAAGGGCTAACCTCTAGCAAGTAAATTATAAGATGGTATTATTCAAGCACTATTAAACCCTTATTTAATAAGTGTTTAATCGCTTTCATTTACTTTATGAAAACACTGTGAAAACTTGATATAATAATGTTTTTGAATTGGTGTATTTTGTGAAGCTTTATTTTATGCTTATTTTATTGTTATAAGTATTTTATTATAATCTTATGGTGGTATGGTGCTATAAATGCTATTATATAAGGCTTTTCATAGTGTTATATATGGTTAGTATTATAGGTGTCTTATACGTGTATATATATGCAGTTATCATGTATAATCTATGTAATGTAAGCGCGATAAACGTTGATACATCAAGGTTTTGAGCGTATACAGTTTGGTATTTATAGGTGTAGATGTTAATATAATATTATGCTTATCGTTATAAGTGCTTATTGTGTTGTATCTACTATAATATACATTTTAGAGTTTGTTATAAGTGTTAAGGGCGTTACATCTAGTTAATTGAGTGTATATTACTTACTTATTGTAAGTAAATAATAAGCTTCATAAAGATGTTACATAGTTTAGAATAGTTATAAAGTGATAAATGTTATAATGTTGTAATAGTTATTAACTTATAATCGTTATTAGTTTAGAATGTTTATTGGTTTAGAATGTTTCTAGTTTAGTAATCTTTATCAGTTTAGAATAATTAAAAAGTGAGAGTTTTTGTTATTTTAGAATTTTTACAATGTAATAAATATTGTGAAGCTATAATCTTTATTATTTTAGAATTGTTATAAACTATATATGTTTCACGTGAAACATATTATTTTAAATATAGTATTGTGTTATTGTGTGGAGTGTGGTATAATAGAGAGTTTGTGTATCAATTTTTATTAATAGTGCAAAATATAAGTTATTCTTATAGATACTATAAATTTAATTTATAGATACATCTTCACTCTATTAATTTTTATGAAGCTTGATTTTATTCTGAAAACGCTTTCATTTTTAATCTTTTTTAAGGATCAAAATATATACTTTTTTAGCATTCGAAAAATAACTAGAATTATTTTACATAGAGGAAGCCCCCTATTTATCTCAAATCTTTTAAATTTTGCACAATCTTTTAGGTACAGTAGCTCTCCCCACACACCCCAAATTCCTACCAGAATACCCCAAATTCCATTACCACACCACCCCATTCTCTAACTGTCTTACATTGCGTTTTTACTCCTAATTTAGCTGTGTTAGCAGCCTTAAAAGGCTATTCACCCTTCCCTTCTTACATAAAATGATACTAACACCCCTTATTAAGCTCAAAAACACTATAATATTGCCTGTATCTCCCCATATCACCCATACATTAAATCTAACTAATTACATAACAATAATCTTATAATTAACAAACTCAATTCCAGCCATTACAATCACTCCAATTATAATCTTCACAAAATCTTCACAATTTCCAGCTGCAAATTCACTCTACTTTTATAAAATATTTTGCTTTTTCATAGATTTCGACCTTTTTAGCTCACTATAATTGCACTCAAAAACTGCTCAAAATACACACTAAGACACATCAAGTTTTGTCTATAAATCATTGACAAAAGTCCCTGTGAGCTACACCATTGTAACAATACACTCGCAGCTACTCTGCTGGTACGAAAAATGGAAAGTTCTGTTTTCTCTTTCATTCTTCCAAAAAATCTACCTTAATATGCCCATGTAAACAGTGAATTTTTCACTCACTCCAATTTACTTTTCTCCATACTTTACTATAACTTTATCTTATCTTTATGACATTATTACCTAGTTTTTATTTAGATTTTATATTCATGCCTCTAAAATTATCCTTAATAAGCGACACATCTACATCTGGCTTTACAAGGTGGTAAACCTTATGTTTTTACCCCTAAAATCACTCATTTCAGAAGTTGTCATATTAGCCCCTTATTATCACGCTTACATTGAGTTTTCAAAACGAAATTCTAAAAATAAAACTCCCACAAATGCTAAACAGACCTTGTTTATATGGTTTTTAAGACTTACATGACAATCACTACCTTATCATGCGTTAAAATACCGTATGTAAATCTATAATGCTGCTTATTATAGTGTAGTTCATGATACAACTATGATATTAAGGCAAAATAAAAGACCGATACAAGCTAATGTAACGGTCTAAAATATTCCTATATAATTCATAGAAAGCTATCTAAATAAAAAGACCGCTGCAGAAGGATACAACGGTCTGGAACTCAATTTAGCAACAAACTATGGAGTGTGATGTTGCTAGTATTTTAAGACTAACTCTATAGGCAGAAGGGTTAGTCGGAAAAATATCACATTGGTGACACAGGCGGGCAAAAGGAGAAAGCCCCTGTATCGCCTTTTATTATATCACTATTTAGCTTGGTTAGATAGTTCTTAAGCTCTTATCTCTATCAAAATACATTCTGACAATATCATCTAACTTGTCGATTTTATATGCCTTAGTGTCGGGATGTGTAGTCCAATAATTCACCAATGAAAATGTAGCCTCGTTATCGTATTTGATATTCTCTACAATCTTATATCCGTCAAATACTCTTCTTGTAAGGTCTTTTAACCTTGCTGATGTGTATCTCTTGTCATCTAATACTAATGGGTCGTCAATGTATTCGCATAAATCATTAAACTTAGTACTCTTCTTGCTCTTGTTTGCGTCTAATTCCATATACGTATCAATCACTTCATCGAAACGAACTAGGTTTTTACTACCACATACACAGCACATATTCGCATAATCTGGGTTTTCTGTTCTACATTCTTTACAAAGTTTCATATTAACTACTCTCACTGTCTTGCTCTCAATGCGTCATATACAGCTCTTTCAGATGGGTCTAAACGTTCAGCCCAATCTTGCAATAAGTAACTAATAGCTGCGTAATCAAACTTAATAGACATCATTGCTTTAAATATTTCAAGGTCATATTTAAGGTCTTCACTCATCTTAATGTTAACAGCTTGGTTTGGATTCTTAGCTTTCTTACCTTTGCTCTTGGGTTTATCATTATTGGCAGCAACAATGCTTTCGATTTTCTCTACATTATCTTCCACATTATAAGTTCTACCAATCTTATTAGCACAGTACATGCAGTACATAGCCTTATCAGAATTTTCATTATTACATTTAGGACAAATCATATTATTTACCTCCATAATTTACTATATTTGTGTACATTTGTACAGTTCTACATTTCTACATATGTACATGAAGTTCTTAAAACACCTATATATAAGTATTCTTACATCTTTATTTGTGGAACTTTGTACACTTCTACATGTATACTTGTCTATTCATTATCCGTTGCTACGTCATTACTTTTAATACTATCGTAGGCTGCATATAGACCTAATTGTCTTGGTGTCGCATGACGTCTATGGAAATCTAAAAGATAATCAGCGACTTGATAATCGAACTTCAATCTCGTGATATTCTTTAGAGTGTCCATTCTTTCTCTAATATCTTTATTAATTCTAAAACCACATTGTTGGTTCTTAGTCCCACTACCACTATTTAATGACTTTTTGATGTATTCCAATTCGATAGCTTCAATATCTTCGTCATCACCATGTTGTGGTTGTACGTCTGCTGGAATCACAATTCTATTTGGTTCGATACCTTTTTCAAGTTTATCTCCACATTTAAAACAGAACTTAGCGTCCTCACGATTAATCGCACCGCATGTTTGACAGTACACTATAAAATCACTCCTATCTAATTTTTGTGTAAATGTGTACATGTACAAATGTGTACAAATTTTAGCCACAAATATAAACGCTGGTACAACAGCGTCTAATATCTGTTACTTTTTGTCCATTTATATAATAGTTTAGATTGATAACTAATCTTCGTCTTCTTCCTCAGCACCCATTAGATACATATCAAATCTTTTACGTTGTGACATCTTCGCATTTGCTTTCCAGAAGTCCATTAGTCTAACTAAACCATCATCATCATATTTAAGTTTGGTAGCAAGTTTATAAGCGTCAAATTCTTTACGTGTTCCAGTTTTAAGTCGCATAGAACTGTATCTTTTATCTTTACGTGTTCTTCTTTTCTCAGTCTTGCCTTCGCTTTTAACTGTATCGTAAGTATTTTCTGGCTTAAAGTTATCCTTACTAGCCAAGTCTTCTAAATTACTTGTTCTTTTGATTGATGACATATCACATTACTATAACAATATGGAATTAAGTATATGAATACTTAACTAGAAAGAGCTATTATCTCCTTTCCTCCATATCTTACATTATTTATTATATGGTTGCTTATAATAAAAGTCAAGATATATTCATTTTTTTGTGAAGATATTTTAAGTTTGCTCCATATTTTTACACTTTCTAACATAATATATCTTTTTTACTCTCTCGTTTCAGCCTCTGTTAATCTCTTAGCAAATTCAGTAGTAATCTTACGATAAACATCTAATACTTGAGTGTCGAATCTATCATCTTCTCCAACACCTTGAATAGGGAATCTCTTTATTCTTTCCATATTAGGTACTACTGTTTCAAAAACAAGGTCTTCACCAATATCTCTTTTAGCCTCATCTAAAACAATCTTATCTACACGTCCACGTCTATTGTTTAATACTCCAATAACACCGAGTAGGTCTACTGGCAAATCGTATTTATGTCTAAGTTCAATCAACTTCTTAATGTATCTCTTAGCACCAACTAAAGCATGTTCTTGCGTTTGTAATACGATTAATACATAATCTGATAATACAACAGCATTATCTCTAATTTCTCTCATCAATGGTGGCATATCTAAGATGATTACATCATAATCTTCTTTCAATGGGTCTAATAATGGTTTTAGGAAATGGTTTCTTTCATATTCATTATTAGTATGTTCATATAAATATTCTGTGAAGCCTTCAAAATCTATATAACTAGGTAGAAGATATAAATTATCCATAATTTTAACAGGTAGGTCAGTTAAATCACCTTCGGATATACCTAATAAGATTGTCTTCTTAATAGCTGGTATTCTCCCATCTTCTGAATTTCGTGACATAGTATGGACTAGAGTTTCACTAGCATTAGCTTGTGGGTCTAAATCAACTACAAGTGTCTTGATACCATGCTTGGCTAGTATATATGACATGATAGTAGCATTGGCAGTCTTACCAACTCCACCTTTTTGATTACCAATAACAACTGTGATACCCTTACCACGTTTTTCTATAACATCTTTTAATTCAGCAAAAGTCTTCTTAGTATAACGCATGATAAGCACCTCCAATATTATGCTTTTAGTATATTCTTAAAAAAATAATTTATCAACCCCATTGTACACATTACCACATATATACATGTATAAATGTAGAACATCTTTGTATTTGTTAT